GGCGAGTGCCTCGAAAAGTCGATTCAGATCGACAAGCTCAAAGTTGAGGTTGAGGTTGGGCGGCTCCGCAACCGATTTGATAATTGCTGCACCTGCATGATTGCCAAGTACGGGATGGAAGAGACGCGGGTAACCGATCACTATTGTCCTCAGCATGGGGTTGGTCCGCAGCGGGAGGTTGAGCGGCTCCGCGCCGAACTCGCCGCCGCCAAGCGGGAGGCTTTCAGCCGGAAGGAGTACATCCGCTGTTTGGATGAGGCTGTGAAGAAGGACAACCAAGACATTGCAGACCTGACCAAGCGGATCGAGGAGGCGCGGGAACTGCTGGAGAATTCGTGTGACGACCAACCATCGGTAAGGAAGTGGTTGAAGGGGACACCATGAGAGACCCATTTGAAGACATCAAGTACAAGGAGTTCCATTCGTGCTGTGAGTGCGTCGACTGGGAGGCGATCACGGCGGGCGACGTAGAGTGGCTCAAAGACGAAGTCGTGCGGTTGCGGTCCAAGCCTTCCGCCGACGATGTTTTGTTTATCCGCTGCATCAAGCATCAGGCTGTCCCGCAGTACAACAAGGAGAAGGGCTCTACAGCTGAATGTGTCGAGTGTGAGGTTGAGCGGCTCCGGTGCGAGCGGGGGTGCCTGATGGCCGGGCCCGGTCGGGGTGATTGTCTGCATTTCGTGGGGTTGCCGGCTGAGGAGAACGAGCAGACCACGGACAGTTACGGGCGGCCGAACGGTTGGTGTGAGGTGTGCTGGTCGCATCTGCAGAACGAGCGGCTCCGGAAGAAGGCGGACCAATACGAGCAGGACTGGGTTGCGGCGAAGCACGAATTCGGCGTGAAGATCAAGGAGTATGAGAAGCGGGCTTGGCCGGCCTGCAGGTGGCTGTCGCTTGGGTCGGACTGTACCTGTCATCTGTGCGAGAAGGAAAGGCAGCTCAGACGGGTTGTCGCGGAGCGGGATGCTCTTCTGAGCGATCTTGGGAGGCCGGTCAGCGGGCAGCATCCGGTCCGTCACAAGGGTTACTACGAGCTCAAGTACGAAGCTGCGCTGGACGAAATCTTCGCTCTCAAGCAACGGCTCGACGAGTGGATGGGGAGGAATCAATGAAAAGACTCGAGATGATCCGCGACCACACGATGAAGCTGACCGACGATGAGGGTTTGGAGTACCGGGAGGTCAGCGAGGAAGACTTCCTGTGGCTTGTGAGGGAGGTCGATCGGCTGGAGGAGCGGTGTCTGTCTGCGCGGTGGTTGCTGGGGCGCTGCGGTCCGCCTGACATTCGGCTTGTCGACGTCGGGAAGTATCTGACCGACCTGAGGAAGTGGTTGGGGGGCGAGCCGTGATGGATGCCGCGTTCGGCCGGAGTCTGGAGGAGCTCTTTCAGCGGGCTGAGGAGCGGAACCGGGAGAAGATGAAGCGGAGCTTGGCGCAGGAGTGGTTTGGTGGGGGAGGGGGTATGATCGGGACGGGGCCGGTGGTGAAGTTCGAGCTGGAGTCGATGAAGCATCAGATTTTGATGCACCTGCAGAATTACTCTACCGAGATGGACAAGCAGGTGGCGGAAGCCGTCCGTCAGTTCTGCTCCAGCGAGAATCTTGGGGCAGCGCTCAAAAAAACGGTAGCGGACGAGATTGAGAGGGCCGTGCGGAGGGAGACGGAGCGGTTTTTCACCTACGGCGAGGGGTTGGGTGTGATCAGGGAAGCGATCATGAAGGGGTTGGGACAATGGGTGAGCCGGAAGGAATGACCGATCCTGAGTACCTGCGGAAGCATGAAGCGGCGCTTCCGGAGCCCGGGGCCCCGCGGGTGAAGAGTAATGTGGCGGTGATCTGGGGGAAGGACGGGAGTCAGATCGGAGTGGGAAGCAAGATGGTCGCGTTGTTCTACGACCGGAGCGGGAAGTTCCTGCGGGAACTTCCTCTGAAGGGAGTCGGGTTCGCTCCGGAGATCGTGATCTACGCCGGCGCCGTGCCGGTGGCGTTTGCCTATCGCGGCGCGAGGCCGGATGGGTTCATTTACACTGAGGCCAGCATGGCCTGTTTCGATGCGGAGGGCAGTGATGTACAGAATCCAGACATACAAGTCAAGGAACGCGGAGTGGCGGTGGCGCCTGATCGAGAGCCGGTCGCGGAAGATCGTGGCGGAATCGGGGGAAGGGTACACCCGGCGCCCTACGATGATGCGGACTGTTGATCGGATCATCTCGGCGTTCCAGTGCGGCAACTGGGTGATCGAGCCCGAGACGTTCGTGGAGAAGCCGGCCAGGAAGCGTGGGTGATCCAGTGATCCTGACTCCAGAAGAGAAGGAAATGGAACTCCGGCGCAAGCCCGGGTGGATCCATCTCAGCGGCCGGTTCGGGTTCTACTGGACGAAGAAGGGTTACTTCTTCTACTTGATGGGGGTCCGGAACGAACCCGAGCTCGTTATGGTGCAGACGCCGCAGTTTCGGCTTCCTCCCCATCTCGAGGAGAAGCTCAACGCCAAAGACATCGAAGACCTCAACACGCTTCTGGGTCGGGCCCTGAGCTTCCTCGAGGACTGGCGCGAGTGCGGATGCACGGCTAATGTGCCGTGCGATCGGCACAAGGCGTTCTACGAGAAGAGAAAGGCCCGCGTTCAAAACCTGATCGACAACGACCTCTGGGAGCCCTGATGGAACCGAAGAGGAGGAATAGGATTGTCCGCAAATATATCCTTCAGGGGAGGCTCGCCAAGCGGGGGTTCGCGGTTCACATTGCCGATCTGACCGGAATAACCGAGGACCAGGCCGCTCAGTGCATCGACGCAGTCGCCACTGGACTTCAGGTCTGGATGCGGGCGTGGGTCGAGGGCCTCCGCAGAGGCGATCGAAGCGAGCTCAACATTCCCGGTGTGGGCAATTTCCGGTTGATCTTTGGCTTGCCGAAGCGGTGCCTCAGCCGCTACAGGCGGGCCGGCATTAATCCTCCGGGGTACATGAGGCTCGAGTTCATCCCCACGGATAAACTGAGGGGTCTGATCAGGAAAATCAACCGCGAGGAGAGAGAGGCGGCATTCAAGCTTCTGGCGGTTAAGGAAAAGACGCTGGGGAAATACGACAGATGGGAAGTCCTTGTGGAGACGCACCATGAACGATTGGCAGAATACGAAGCTAGGAGAAGAGCTCGAGAGGCTCAGAGAGCGGGAGAAGGGGTACCTGTCGGAGCTGAGGGACTACGGAGAGACGGTGAAGGGTCTCCGGGCGACGGTTAGGGAAGCGGCGACGGGGTTGGACAAGCTGACGATGACGCTTCACGATCGGGACGAGGAGATCATCCTGCTGAAGGCGCAGCGGGAGAAGATGGAAGCCGACCGGGAGATCATGAAAGCTGAGCTCGTCAAGAAACACGAATACATCGAGCGGCTGGCCGAGGAGCTCGCTGCCTCGAGGAAGGGATCCCCGACCGAGCTGCAGTACCGCTGCGCCAAGCTCGAGCAGATGATGGGGCAGATCGCTCTCATCCTGCGGACCGACATCACCCGGGAAAACCCGTGAAGGCGAACTGCTGGGTGATCGAGTGGAAACAGGGCGGGAAGGGTCCGTGGAGGTTCTACGGCGCCCATCCAACTCTACACGACGCGAATTTCTACTCGGTGTTCTACAGGATCCTGCACCCCCGCGACCCGTACCGTATAGTAAAGTACCTCCGTCTAGAAGGCGGGAAAAATTTCTATTGACATGGTTTTACTAGACGGGATATAAACTCTACATGGCCGGCACGGATGAGACCAAGGAGCTTTCCAGCGAGGAAAACTTGGCGAGGCTCAATCATCTGGTCGGTAAGATGTGCGAGATTGCTATTCTGCGGGACGATGGGACACTGTTCATGGGATTTGACAGCGGAGTGGCCCTCAGCGTGACGGCCAACCGAATCGTCTGGTACAAGGTTCAGGGACAGTCCGATTTCGGACCGCATTGAGGCCCGTGCAAGTTGCCCCTGTCGGTGTCTGTCTCCCGTCCTAAAGACGACGGACGCCACGGGTTACGTGTTTCCCCGGAGGGAGCAGGGCCGCGGTCGACGCCGCGGGCGGGCCATACCAGAGGGATCATGAGCCAGATACTCCACGACATCATCAAAAACGCGATCGACGCTACCGGGCTGCCGCCGCAGGACGTTGCCCTCGTACTGGAGCGGCTCCTGAGGCAATACGAGAACCGGTTCACCGGCAACTATCCGATGTTCGAGGATATCGAGCGGATGCCGCCGGATGCGCGGCTGGAGAAGCTCAAGACTCTGCCGAGAGGGGCTGTGGAGCAGTACTTCATGCGCTTCTTCCCGCAGGGGAACCCGGTGTTTCTGGACACTGCGATGCTGGTGACGTTCGTGAACGGAAGGTTCACGGAGATGGATCCGAAATAGCCGCCGTCTTGCCGGGTCTTCTCGTCTCCCCGTCAAGTGGCTGGGTTAGCGGGTGTGCGTAGGCTCTTGGAGGTCGCTTACCCGCACGGCGGCGCGGAAGCCGTCCGTCCCCGGAGAGCTTCTCCTTTGGCGGGAAACCGTAGCTGGAGTGAGCCGGGGTGGGCTTGGGAAGCTGCCGAAAGGGGTGTGGTACTGACCCGCAGCGACGGGGCTGGCAGCACGGACGGCATAAGTTGTGGCCGATGCGGATTGGTAGTTAGCCCCTAATGGCACAAGGGGCGACAGTGACCCAATCCGGTGCCATCATCGGCCATGCCACTTAGGAGGAAGAGATGTTGACCTATCCGGAGTATGTGAACACCTACCTGAACAAGCGGAACTCGGCGACGGGCATGTACTGGAGGACCGAGGATGTGGCGAATCAGACCGCCACACCGCTCATGGTCGTTCAGGCATACCTCGATTTCTCGCAGGACAAGAACCTCGAATCAGTCGAAGCGACCGGAGTTCCGGCAACCGACGAGCAACTCATCGAGATGTGGTACGCCGAGCATCCGCGGCAAGGCATCATGGCAGCCGTCGCCGCTGCGCTCGACAAGTACCTGTAGAGTAATGTGGGGCGCCACCACTTAGTCCCGGTGGGTAAGCGGATTGGACTCAAAACCGCCCCATCAATCTTGGCCGACCCTTTTTGCGACTGGCCGGCCGGGCGGTCGGCGGCAGTAGTCCGGGGGGATGATCCTGCCGCCACCGACAAAACTATGCCCAAATGTCAGAAGTGCGGATTCGATTCTGAAGCGGCCAAAGAGGCCATCGAGGCGATGGCTATCCAGTTCGGATACATGGTCTCCGGGCCCAAGATCACAACGGGCGGGCTGTCTGCCCTCGAGCAGGCCTTCGACGTACTTGGGTGGGACGATCCTCATCCTGTCCCTGAGATGGGGTGCGACGAGCCGGGCTGCAGGGAGCCGGCGACGTGCGGGTTCCCAGACGGCGAACACTACCGCAGGACGTGTGGCAAGCACTACCATTACCAGCGCCCGTGGAAACCTGATGCCCGGTGACAATGATGGAAGAATTCTCGTATCGCTGGATCACACCATAGAGTATTTCGGGAGGCTCTATAGGGCTACTCTAATCGCCATCCAGATGCACCCGCACCGCGGGAGCCTGATAAAAGAACTTGATTTCACCAAAGAGCCGAAGGAAGAAGGCGGAAACGTACGACCGGAGGATGGCGGCGGCTCTGTGCGAGCAGGCGTGGTATTGCCTAGACGGGGACGAGGACATCCGGGCAGAGCTTATGCGGTGTATCAGGAAGATCGCAAGGCGGTTAAAAAATGATGCGAACGTGGATAGCGGTGAAGATCGGCCGTCTGAAGGCGTGGTACTGGAGCCGGCGGTTGGCTCTGGCGGCTTACTTCCTCGGGCCGCTCTACAGGGAGCTGGTACACGAAATGTGCGAGTTCCTAGACGGAGACCTGACGCGGCCGATGACGTTCTTCAAGTATTGGCACAGCGAAGCAAAGGCACTCATCGCAAAAGAAAGAAGGTGGTAGATGGCGCAGAAATACCAGATCGTACTGGCCCCTGCGAACGTCCTCGAGTTCGACGCCGACAAGCTGGAAGTGGATAGCGAGGGGAACCTCAGGGTGTGGGTTTACAACCGTGAGCTCTCGATGGACGAGCTGGTCATGGTTGCCAACAAGGGATTCTGGATCTGCTGGATGAAGCCCTCCGAGAAACGAATCATTCAGGCCAGGCCGGCGCCGAACGTGCCGGTCCATCCGCCTTCGATCGTCGGGAGGTAATGATGGCAGAACCCATCAAAATCTCCGTCTCGAAGCCGGCGGATCGTCTGGCTGTCGACGTGAACATGACGATCGACGACCTGATGGTACACAAGTCGACGGCAACGGCTGTTCTGCGCGAGATCATCGTCAAGGTAGCGCAGCGCTACGTTGAGGAGATGTATCCGGTGATCGTGCGGAGTCTCGATGCACAGGCGATCGCCAACCTCGCCATTGCCGAAGCCGGGGCCCAGATCGCAAAATCCGTAAAGGAATCCAGCCCGGAGCGTGTTCTGGTGGTCGAGAAACCGGCCGAAAAAGAGGTCTACCAGCGCGGGATCCTCGGAGGGCTGAAGAGAATCCGATGACCGAAGCCAAGTTCGACTCGAAGACGCTCCGCGGCCTCGGCTACACCTACTCCGGGGAGTCGAAGTGCAAGGGTTGTGGGGCGATCGTCGAGTGGTGGATCACTCCGAATGACAAGCGGCTTCCGATCGACCGCGAGGGTCGCGTGGCTCACTGGGCCACCTGTCCGGTAGCGCAGCGGTTCAGGAAAAAGTGATGGTTCCATACGGGTACGACTGTGGTCCGAAGTTCAGCTGGTCCAGCTGCCTGTTTGCCGTGGCGATCGTCGTCATTCCCGCGATTCTGGCGCTGGCCGTGGTCATCATTCAGGTGGCGTGTTGAAAGAGATCCCCGAAGTAGTAAAGAAGGACGCGGCTGAGATCCTGTGGCAGGGAGACAACGCCGTGATCTACAAGGACCGCGACGGTTCAGTCTGGCGATATCTGGCCTCCTACAACCAACGATGGCCGGTGTGGACGGTGAAAGCCGATGAGAGTGGCAAGCCTTTTCAGCGGCATCGGGGGTCTGGATCTCGGTCTAGAGCGAGAGGGAAGTAGAGTAGCTCTACAGGTCGAGCTTGACGGACGGTGTCTAGCCGTGCTATACAAGCACTGGAAGGACACGGAGAAGCTGAGTCATGTCGAGAGCGTCACCCCCGAAACCTGCCCAGATGTCGATCTTCTCGCCGGAGGGTTTCCGTGCCAAGATGCGTCAATTATGCGGGGCAGGTGGTCAAAGCGCGGATTTGGCGAAAGAACCCGCCTCTACTGGGAATTTTTTCGGGTCGCGTCACTGGTCAGGCCAAAGGTTGTCCTCCTCGAGAACGTCACGGGTATCCTCACAGCAGACGAAGGACGTCTTTTCACGTCAATCATCACATCGCTGGACAACTTGGGGTATGTGGGGGAATGGCGAGTGCTGGACGGAGCCGCGTTCGGGCTACCCCTCAGACGCGAGCATGTATTCATCGTCGGGTTTGATCGGCGGGCCTTTGGCGGTATTCCAAAGGGATTCCGGATGGACGATTCTGACGATTGGAACCCGGCTCGACAGCAACTACTGGAAAGGGGTCGACAAGCATGGACAGAGGACCGTGGTCCTTTTGAGGGGCGCGACTATCGAAAACTCACTCCCGAGGAGTGCGAGATTGCCCTTGGATTCCCTGTGGGATGGACCTCCGGAAGTTCCGACAGCCAGCGATACCGGCAACTCGGAAACGCCGTAGCGGTCCCATGTGCGAGGTGGGTTGGGCGTCGGATATTGGACGCCGTTGGAGGATCCGATTATGAAAGTTGCTGAAGACCTCGATGTTCCGGTCAGCTTGTGTATCAAGTGCCACAACAGGCTGACCGCTACGGCCAACCTGACGCACAAGCGGAAGCCGAAGCAGGGCGACCTTTCCCTGTGCGTCTTCTGCTACTCGTGGTTAGTCTTCGACGAGACGCTCCACCAGCGGAATCTGACGGACGAGGAGATCCGCCGGATTGAAGCCGACGAACCCCTGCTTTGGATGGAGATGACCCGGATCGGCGACTTCGTCAAAAATCTCAAGGAGAAAGCGAAGAACGATCTTCGTCAGAATAAAGAGGGAGAATTATGACGAACAAGTTAGCCGACGAGCTGTACCACCGACTCTGGAGCAAGGCTGTCGGAACGGATGGGTACAACAAGAAGGAGTGGCAGGAGTTCGGGTGGCTCGTATTCGGCACCGGGATGGAGGGGGCCTTCAAGCCGGCCGATCTCAAGCAGACCCTAGACCATGCCGAGAGGCTGTCTGCCCTTCAGGCGCAGGTGAAGATAGCCATGAAGGCGCTCCACCACATCGCGTCATCCCACTCCCAGTGTGGACACTTCGTCTGCGAGGGGTCAATCTGCGGTATGGCCCTTCGGGAGATGGCCGCTATCGAGGAGGAACGACTCTGTGGCAAGCAAAAAGAAAGTGATTCCCGCCGAGAGGATCCCCGTGTCCCCGGGAAGAGTGCTGTTGTGGGGCCTTCTGGCGTACCTGTACCTTGACAGATTCCACGCTCCGGACTGGGTTTGGGGTGTCTTCTGCACCGTTGCCGTCCTCTTGTTGGCGGGCGCCATCTACGCTAAGAAGCAGGAGGTCGTCTACGACATCCAGTTTGAGGAGAACACCTTCGTCAAGGAAGACCTCTACGGTGAAAATTGGCAGAAGCACAAGATCATGTGAGCCTCTGGAGGGCTGAAGTATGGACTGGATGCCCGTTTACGGCAGCTCTAACGTCATTGGAATGAAGTACGACGAGGCGAAACAGGACTGCTATGTCCGCTTCACAGACGGGACTGTCTACTCTTACCACAATGTAACACCGGAGAAATGGGAAGAGTTTGTCCATGCCCCGTCTAAGGGCAAGTTCGTGAACCTTGTGTTCCGGCGCGGCTACAAGTACGACAGGGTCCACGGAGCAGAAGAGATCCCGGGCGAGGAGAAGAAGCGTGACAGCGAACCAGCTGGTGATTGACAAGGCAGAGATTGACGCTGCCAACGCTGCGATCAACGACTTCGTCCACAGGCTGGAAGAGGATTGTCCGAACATGACCCTAGTTGGGTTTCTCATCGCCGTAAAAAACGTGGACGGCAACGCCGGCTGTCTGGCGGTTCCATCGCCAAGATTGAACGAGGCCCAGTTTGCTGAGATTTTGAGGGAGATGGGAACGTGGATGACGAACAAGATGGTCCAGTGACCCCTCCGCTGGCCGATGCTTCCCCGCCGTATCCACAATGCCCGGACTGCGGCGAAGAGTTCCGGCCAGGCCACCTCTGCCGCCAGCGGATGCTCCATGAGATCGAATGCACTAGGGCGGCGTTTCAGATCGCCGTGACGAGCCTCGGCAAGATCCGTAACGCCCTGATCCTCTGGCGCCGCGGTCAGGAGACCGCCAAGCTGAGACAGGTATCCGCAATGGCCCGGGAGGCTCTCGGGCAGATCGAGGAGCTTTTGAAGGCCGGAAAGGCTGTGCCGGATGAATAAGGGGATGGCGGTTCTGGCATGGACGCTCGCCGCGTACCGGGTTTCTCACCTTGTCACAAGAGAGTCTGGTCCGTGGCGATGCTTCGACAGGATGAGGGAGTACCTCTGGAACCGCGGGTTTCTCACTCTGTACGAACTGGTCAACTGTTTCTTCTGCTTCAGCCTGTGGGTCTGTCTGGTGCCGGCCGTCTTTCTGGCGCCGACCGTGAAGGACTTCTTCGTTCTGTGGCTGTCCATCGGCGGTGCGGTGCTTATCATGGACAAACTAACGAACCGAGAGGAGAAGTGATGCCAAAGACCGTCCCGTATTTTGGACAGATTTTCAGGAACCTCAAGTACGGCTTCAAATGGTGTGCGGACCTGAGGTTGTTTGTCAGGATCACCCAGATGGCTTCCGAGTCACCGCTCTACCAGATCGAGATCCAGCCGCCGACGTTCGACTGCAACATCCCAATCGTCGGTCAGCTCTACACCGAGTACACGCTCTGGCACAGTCAGGAAGGCATCATCGCAATGATCCCGGCGCTCAACAAATACCAGAGCAGGACAAAGCCGCTCATCTTCTACGTCGATGCCGATGGTCAGGAGATTCTGGACAGGAATCGTGACCGCAGCGAGAGCTCTGTGCAAGTCGACACCACCGTCGAGACAACAGTCACCTTCGTCGAGTCACAGGAGAAGCCGGGAGATCCGGACGGGTTCAACCCGGCTATGATGAAATGAACATAACGCTGAAAGACATGTTGGACGCGAAACTCTTCAAGTCCATCCCGATCGTCGAAAACAGCGCGTTGAAGGGATCGAACAAGGGGTACTACTTCGGATGCTTTGTTCAGGTGTCCCCGGCGATCTTCAACTTATTCAAGGGCGCCAAGCCAAAACTCAAAAAGCTGATCTGCGAGAATCTAGAAATCGTGGTTATGCCAACCAAAGAAGAGGCTGCGGGCATCAAGTTCCCGATCCCGAAATCCGATCCGAGTCCGATGACATCTCTGTTCGACCGTCTGGTTGACATGACTAAACCACTGACCACAAACGAGAGAGCCATGTTGCTAGGAGGAGAGTATGGACGCTCTACAGCTTCACCTAAGGGACCAGAAACAGAGGGAAGAGGGCGGAAGAAACCAGTGGACGGTTCCGGAGATACCGGACCCGATAACAGAGGAAGAAGTCCTCGCACGTAGGATCTTCGACTCGCGTATCGCCCTCCCCGAACAGGCCCTTGTACACGTCTACGACGTTCTTGAGCTCATCGAGCTCGGGGTTAAGGCCGGGTACAAACTAGCGATCGGACGGGTTTCTGAGGACAAATCGCCGAATCAGATGATCTGCGGCGGGACGGTCTGATGCCAATCAAAAACAGGTGGTTCGTCCGTGGCGCTGACGGAGAGGTCGTCGACGGACCGTTCATTGACAAGGAAGACGCCGAGAAGGAAGCCAAGGCCTACCTTCTGCAGTGGTGTGTCCCGGCCGTGGTGTCGCTGGAAAGCTGTGACATTGGTTCGCCGGAACCGGCCGATCTCGAATTCAATCCGCATCAGCACTGAGGGCAAAATGGAAGTAGAGTTCAGATTTACTAAGAAGATGGCCCAGATTTCCCTGATCCCGAGCGACTCGATCGACGATCAGGAGCTCACGTTGATCAGGTCGTTCGGAGACAAATCAGTCAAAACCCGGCTTGGTGCGGGGAAGGAGTTCATCATTGAGTTCGGATCAAACGGAGACACCCAAAAAAGAGCGGATCTGGTACAACCGCCTCAAGACGACATGTCCAGCAGGACACCCGTACGAGGGTGACAACCTTCTGCTGACTAAGTCAAAAGAGGGCTACCAGCGTAGAGTGTGCCGTGCTTGCTCTAGGGAGCGGTCGACCAAGTACTATCAGGAGAAGGGCAGGTTGAAGCATCCCCGTCGCCGCGGCAGGCCGAGGAAGGTTGCTTGACATCTAGCCCTAGCCGGTCGTAGAGTGTCGGCCGGAGAGTGATATGAACCTCAGCGATATCAGAACGTGCATTGAGCAGTCCAGAAAGATCCTGATGGAGGAACGTGGCAGGATCGACCTTGCTATTCGGGGGCTGGAATCGTTTCTGTCGAGTAACGGAGCTGGCAATGCCTTGCCGATGGCGGAGGACATGTCGGCGACGATCAGGTGGTCCAAGCCGAGGGTCTTGAAAGGCGTCGGATCCAAGAAGCCGGCCAGTATCGCCGACAAGGTGATGGCGATGCTCATCTCGCGTGGACCGATGAAGACCAACGACATCCTCGCTGCCCTTGAGAAGCAGGGGGAGCCGGTCAAGGGAACCCGGCCGATTCAGACACTCTACGGGATCCTCTACAAGGACTCCAAGTCTGGGAGCCCGAGGGTCCGCCGGCTGAAGAGCGGGGCGTGGATGACCGTCGGCGAGCCTGAGCGGAAGTACGGGGACAACCTATGAAAATCTGCATCACTCGGGACGACAAAGAGCCTCTCATCCTAGAGGCTGAGGCCTTCCACATCGACTTGAACCCGGCCACAACTAGGCGTCGGACCGCGTTCCACGCCCAGTTTCCCGGGTCGGAGGCTCTTTGCGACAACGGGTACGTGACGTGCGAGTACGACGATGCCGGGTACTTGGTCGGCGTCAACCTCGTTCAGGAAAAGCGCGAGGGGGACTTTGCCTTTGGGCTGCCAGAGGCGAAGAAGTATAATCCCAAGCGTGAAAGCATACTCGATGATTGAGCTAGCGATCCTGCTTGTGGCCGCGGCATTCTTTCTTGCCGCCCTCTCTGCCGTCATCTACGTCGCGTACCGATTCCTACTGATGGCCCTCTCTGTCGACGCCGCCTTGCTACGGGAGTTCAAGGCTACGCCGAGACAGCTGCAAGAGGCAAAGTCGACTGAAAATGTGCTTGGCGGTCAACTTCGGGAGTTTATCGCCGCTCGCATGAAGCCGACCGAGGGAGAATTCGTCGGGAACACCGACGAAGAGATGTTCATCCAAGAGCAGATCAAGCTAGCCGAGGCTCAGGGAATGACCGCAGAGGAAATCAAGGCGTTCATGAGCCAAGCCGTAACAGACAAAGGGTAGGTAGAAACGGCCTAGCCGTTGGAACTGCTCCGACGGAAGCAACAAGAGCTAGACGAAGCCCTCGAAGCTCTAGACGCCAGACTGCTCGAAGCCAATTTCGATCAGGCTAAGGCGCTTGCCTCGCTCAGTGACACCGAGATTCAGTTCATTGAGGGCGAGATAGCCAAGTGCCTCCAGTCCCCCCGATACTACCTAGAAAACTACCATTTCATCCGCACCAAAAAGCTTGGTCTCGTCCCCCTGTGGCCGTTTTGGGATAGTCAGGAAGTCTTTCTGGCCAGCTTCGAGCGGCAGCAGTCGATAGACAACATCATCAGAATCGTCGTGTTGAAGGCCCGCCAACTTGGGTTGACGACAATCTCGGTAGCTCTGATGTGCTGGTTGGTCTTCTTCCACCCGAACTCGCACGTTCTGACGATGTCGGACGAGGAGGAGAGAACCGATGTTAACTTCAACATGGCCAGAACGGCGCATGAGTACTTGCCTTGGTGGATGCGTCCTGAGAAGAGGTATGACGCAAGGGGCAGATTGCTTGGATTCGATAGAGCAAGAGAGGAAGATCGCCGAAGGAGCTCCGGAATCCAGTCCCAGATCTACTTTGAGTCAGCGAATCAGCCCTCCGGCGCGGCTTATTCCAAGTCGCTTTTCGGAGCCCACTTGGCCGAGGTTGCCAGATACCGGAACTCCAATGCCATTACCGAGGGAATTTTCGGCTCACTGGTCGAGCTGCCCGGGTCTATCGGCATCATGGAGTCTACCGCCAGAGGTCGAGGCGGAACGTGGCACCGGATCTGCAAGGCCGCAGAATCCGGAAAGCTTCCTTGGGACTTTGTGTTCATCGAGTGGTTCCGTGAGCCCGGATACTCTATTACCGTTCCCGAGCGCTTCGAGCATACGCCGGAAGAGATAGCTCTGCTCGACAAGGTAAAGAAGACCGCCGGGTTTGGCCTCACCGATTCCCAGTTGGCGTGGCGTCGGAAGAAGATGGCCGAGTTTGAGTCGACCGACGGAGACCCCGAGAAGTTTCGCCAAGAGTTTCCGGTCAGCCCCGCAGAAGCTTTCATCGCCTCAGGCAGATGCGCGTTCTCAAAGCGGCGGTTACAGGAGATGCTCACCCATTTCTGCCGGCCGCCCATGTGGGTCGGAGAGGTCCGTCTTGACGACAAGGATAACCGCAGCTTCAAGCTCAGCAAGCTTCAGGATGGTCGCCTAAGCATCTGGGAACTGCCGAAGGCGAACATGAACTACTACATCGGGGCCGATCCGTCGATGGGTGTCGAGGGTGGCGATCCGGCCTGCGCCCAGGTCTTTGCGGTGCCGGAGGACATCAATCAGCCCATTCGGCAAGTCGCCCGCTGGCACGGATGGATCGGTCCCGGCCAGTTCGCCCGTGTTCTCGCTGCGCTTGGCTACATGTACAACACCGCGGAGATCAGCCCGGAATGCAATACGATCACGACCGTTGTGTCGGATCTCTGCAAGGTCCTGCTTTACCCTAAGTGGTACCGATGGATGCGGGAGGACAAAGCCCGGAACGCCTACTCGAACTTCATCGGATGGCAGACAAACTTCAGGAACCGCAACGAGCTCATCGGCCGGTTCCGTCAGGCACTCGACGAGTGGACCGTCATCATCCGGGCCGAGGCAGACATCGACGAGATGTTCGACTTCGTGGAAGTAGAGGAGGGGACCGAGAGGTACGAGGCCAGAGCCGGCCAGCACGATGACGGGATCATGTCGGCCATGATCACCTACTACTGCGCCACCCAGTTGCGTCCAAGAATGGACTCCAAGTTAGAAGAAGAGAAGATTCCAGCCAATCAGGACTTCCAAAACACGGATTACTCATTGCTTTACGACAAGGACAACATTGCTCAGGATCGGACGGGAATTCCTGACTTTTACATGCTATAGGAGCGGAGATGGCCGTCGCCAACAAACCAAAGCCTAGAGAGTTGTGTCCGGAGTGTTACAAGGGTGGAGTCGAAAACGACCTAATTTACAGGCCGGGAGCTAAGTTTAGCCACTTTTGCACCGCCGGTCACCAGTGGGAGGACCGCGATGTCCTCGCCGCGGCATTGCTCGAGATGGGTAGGACGAGAAGAGCCGCGGCCCCGCCGCCAGTTCCGGAGCCGCCGAAAGAGGAAGCCTCGGCGCCTCCTGATACGAGAATGAGGATTGAGGAGGTCGACCGCCTTCGCCTCGAGAGCGTCCTCGGAAAATTCACCGACTCCTCGTCGCTGTTCGGAGCCGTTTTTGCCATGAACGAGCAAATGAAGGACATGCGTGAGAGGGTCGAGAGGGCAGAGGCCAGAGTCCTGTCTGGCCAGATCAGGAAGATCGGTGGAGATGTTCCGATTACCCTGATGATCCCAGAGAGGCACGTCCAGCCGCTCGAAGACGTAGCCAAGTCAGGGCAAATGTCGCTTGAGCGCTACATGAACTCCCGGGTTGAGGACGGTCTCGACAACCTCTGGTTCTACTGAGGAGGCGATCATGCCAGTCTACGAGGACCAGTGCTTCGAGTGCGACCACATCTGGGAGTGGTACTCACCCCACGTTACCGATTGCAGCGGTACCTGCCCAAAGTGCGGGGGACCCGGAGAGCGTCTCTTCAGCCGGTACTCCCCCAAGGTTTTCGCCGCCTTCAACACCAGAAACCTTGACCCGGATGGCAGAGAAATCCACGTCGGGCGCCAGAAGGACCTTTCCCGGTACTGCAACGAGTACGGAGTGGTTCACTGCCCGGATCCCAAGGATGCCCCGCCCAAGAAAAGAGCCCCCCAGCCGGGGATTGACACAACCCTAGTAGACTGAGCATCGGAGGGGTCCATGGATTTACCCGGTTGGTACTCGTACGACCCGAGCGCTACCCAATGGCCGCTAGACGAGACTGCACACGATCTCTTGGTCAGCCGGTGGTGTGAGGCCGTCTTTGAAGAGGCGAAGGACGACCTCGAGCGGAACGACGACGTAGTCCAGATCGACCGCGCCATCAACTACCTGATGGGGAAGCAGTGGGTCGAGCGCCGGCCTAGCTACAAGGCCGCACCGGTCGCCAACCGGCTGTGGACTAACCTAGTTCAGCTGATTTCCTACCTCACGGACATCCGGCCTTCGTTCGAGATCAAAGCGAACAACAAGCTGTACGACGAACACGCGAAGGTCCTCAACAAGATGGTCCGGGCTTGGTTCATGAACGAGGACATCGACATGACCCTTGCCATGATCATCGTCCACGCGGCTCTCACGATCGGTTACGGCCGTTTGATCTGGAATCCAGACCTGAAGAACGGCGAAGGCGAGATGGAGCTGACAGCCCTTGGCGCGATGGACCTGATTCCGATCAGGCCGTCCCATACGCTACAGCGGTCTCTTGGAGTCATCTACCGCGCCCCCAAGCCGATCTCATGGTTCAAGGAGAAGTACCCCCTCAAAGGCTACAAAGTCCCTGTCGACAAGGAGTATTCGCAGTACCTTGGTGGCCCGTCTCAGGCCGGCACGGGGATGTGGGGACGGGCTTGGCAGGTGCTATCCCCCCAGATGCGCCGAGTGTTTGGCCAAACCACAAGCCAAGCCCGAGACTCCGCAATACCGATGGCTCTCTACCGGGAGTTCTGGATCAGGGACAGCCAGAGAAATACGTCAAACGCAACAGTTTGGGTCGGGGATCAGCAGAGGGAGTACGGATACGCCGTCCAGCCTGGCCAGAAGCTTTATCCTCGCGGCCGGCTAATGATCCTCGGCGGCCCGGTTGTCCTTTACGACGGTCCAAATCCGCACTACCACGGTCAGTTCCCGTTCCAGTGCCTCCGGTTGAACCGGGTCCCGTGGCAGTTCCCGGGACTGTCCGAGTTCCGCAACCAGATCCCGCTGCAGGATGTCATGAACAACGTCCTCGCAGGGATCCTTGACGCGGTCAAGAAGGCGGTCAACCCGCAACTCCTTGCTCCGGACAACGCCTTCGGCGCTTCGGTGAAGAAGAATCTCGACCCGAACATGCCGAATGCGAAGATTTTCTACTCCCCGGCTTCGATTCAGGCTCCGACGTGGGGGCCGGCGCCTGTCCTGCCCAGCTTCGTCTTCCAGACGATGCTGTACGCCCAGCAGGAACTAGACAGCCAGAGCGGTTTTCTGGACATGGGGAGCATCTCTCGCAGGGGTATCGTCCCGGCAGGAGACACTCTGGAGCAACTGAAGGAGGGGCAACAGACCCTTGTCAGGCTCAAGGTACGGTACATCGAAGACTTCATGAAACAGATGGGCCAGCAGTGGGTCCCCAACGCCTTCCAGTTCTACACGCTGAAACGGAGGATGCAGCTTCTAGGGTCCGAGGGATTGACGTGGGAGGACTTCGACTGGGACCCCGGGACGATGGTCCCGTACGGGACGCCTGCCGAGGAGCATTGGAAGGCGTTTACGTTCATGATGGTCCCCGGATCCCTGCTCAAGTCGGCCCGAATGCCGCAGCAAGCGCTCATGCTCAACCTGCGGCGAATGGGCGACATGGATATGAAGAACATGCTGGAGTCTCTCGATCTGGGAGGCCTGTACGACTCGATCAAGAAAAACCTCGAGGAAGAGGGTGCCAACATCCTCATCCAAGCCATCCGGCAGAAGCAGGCGGGAGCTGCCGGCGGTGGAGGAATGTTGCCGGGTGCCATGGAGAAAATCAGCAATGCCACTGGCCCATCTGCAACGCAAACAGGTCAAATCCAATAGGGGGAAACATGCCGGGAGTTATTCTGAGAACTACCGCCGTCAAGGTAGTGAACAAGGGTGGAGGACATAAGACAAAGACCGTTCGAGAGCCACTTCCTGATCCGGATGGCGAGCTCGCAAAGGAAGCCGTAAAGCTAGGATTGAGGCTGAAAAAGTCGATCAAGCGGTACCTCCGGAGTAACCAGCGCGTACCCGGGACCGACTACGTCGTCTTTGAGTGTCCCGGCTGCGGAGCCCGCAACAAGCGGTCGATGTACGACGTAAAGGGGGCAACGACGGACGGACAGGTTTCATTCAAGTGTAACCGGTGCTATCGGGAAATCGAAGTCGCAAAGCCGATTGACCTGATTCCTCCAATGGTCAAACCCGATAGTCCCGGTGGCCTAGTCGGGCCGCACGGACAGGCGCTCTGACGATGGAGATAGAGAGCTGCATCATCATCGGTGGCGGCGGCGGCGAGGGGACGTCTGAGAACTTTGGAGACGTCGACGGCGGTACTCCAACCTCCGTCTACGGCGGAATCGACCCGATTGATGGTGGGGGCGTGTAATGGCTGTCCACATCCAGCTTCGCCGCGGCCTCGCAGCAGAGTGGACCGCAGCGAATCCACTTCTGGCTGAAGGCGAAGTTGGTGTTGAGCTTGACACTGGCAAGATCAAGCTCGGCGACGGCATTCAGAACTGGAACGCCCTTCCGTACACTTTCGGGACCTCCGGGTACTCCGGTTACGGCATTTCTGGTTACTCCGGATACTCGGGGGTCTCGACCTCTGGCTACTCCGGCCCATCCGGGTACTCGGGAGAATCGACCTCCGGATACTCAGGCCCATCGGGTTACAGCGGCCCTTCTGGGTACTCAAGCCCCGGCACTTCTGGCTATAGCGGAGACTCGGGCATCTCAGGGTACTCGGGAATCTCGGTCTCGGGATTCTCTGGCTACTCAAGCCCCGGCACATCGGGTTACTCCGGATACAGCGGAACTTCTGGTTTCTCCAGCCCCGGCACATCCGGTTACAGTGGCTTTTCCGGCCCGGCCGGCGGGGAGTCTGGATTCTCTGGGTACTCCAGCCCCGGAACGTCGGGATACTCTGGTTACTCCGGAGAAAAGGGAGACCCCGGGGGCGGATCCGGGTTTTCAGGGTACTCTGGATACTCGGGAGCTGGGCAGTCTGGGTACTCAGGGTTTTCGGGGCCGGGAGACAGTGGATACTCGGGTTACTCGGGACTCTCGGGTTACTCGTCCGTTTCGGGGTTTTCAGGCATTAGCGCCTACTCTGGGATCTCGGGCTACTCAGGGCTTCCCGGCGCGGATGCCGTTGCTGGAAAACTCCCGAGTTCTTACGTCGAGCTGGACAGTCCCGTTGGCACTACGTCCGCTACGCTAGAGGACGTCAGCGGGATGTCGACGACAATCACGACCGAAGAGGCGGTCGAGATTGCCGCGCTGGCAAGTTTCGAGATCGGGACGCAGAGCGGCGGCGCTCCATCTACCATCGGGATCGCAATACAGATCGACGGGGTAGACTACGACGAGTACCAGCGGTACCTCTCCGGAACGAACGACTACGGAATCGGGGCGATCACCCACAGGACTGCCGAGCTCCCGGCAGGGACCTACACGGTCAAGCTGAGATTCCGCAGGGCGTCCGGAGCGGCCACTCCGGGCCTAAACAAGGCGGACATGCTTGTGTTCGCCATGCAGGGAGCCAAAGGAGCCTCGGGCTACAGTGGGTATTCGGGCCGGTCGGGCTACTCAGGATTTTCTGGGATTTCCGGGTTCAGCGGCATCTCAGGCTACTCGTCTGATTCTGGGTACTCTGGGATCTCCGGCTATTCGTCGCCCTCCGGATATTCTGGCACGTCGGGCTACTCAGGGATTTCGGGCTACAGTTCAGATTCAGGCTACTCGGGCTATTCTGGGCGATCAGGCTACTCAGGGATTTCGGCTTACTCGGGAATTTCCGGCTACAGCGGGATTTCTGGGTACTCTTCCGACAGCGGCTACTCGGGCTATTCTGGCCGGTCGGGGTACTCGGGAATCTCCGGCTACAGTTCTGACTCGGGATATTCTGGCTACTCGGGAAGATCTGGCTACAGCTCAGATTCGGGCTACTCGGGCTATTCGGGACGATCTGGCTACTCGGGCATTTCCGGCTACAGTTCCGACTCAGGCTACTCGGGGTATTCCGGGCGATCGGGCTACTCGGGGATTTCGGGGTATTCGGGAGTTTCGGGATTTTCAGGCTACTCGGGCCCATCTGGCTACAGCGGCCCATCTGGATATTCTGGGATCAGCGCCTACTCGGGAGGATCCGGAGTCCGGGGGTCATTCTGGTACACGGGGGATGGAGCGCCAGGCACGATTAGTGGCGAGGCCACAGGGGACCTCTACCTCGATCTCAACACTGGAGACGTTTACCAGCAGGGGGCCGGGGCGAGCAACCCGCTGAACGTCAGGACTAGGCTAACGGCAGACCGGACCTACTACGTCCGCGCCGATGGGAACGACAGCAACGATGGGCTGACAGACTCGGCCGGTGGTGCGTTCCTCACTCTGCAGAAGGCTGCTGACTCGATCATGCAGCTGGACATCGCCGGGTATAACGTCACAGTACAAATCGGAGATGGAACCTACACGGCTGGGATGCAGATCGGCCTGCTTCATGGGCTTGGAACTGCCACTCTAACGGTTCAGGGGAACGCCTCAACGCCAGCAAACGTCGTGATCAACACAACGGCTGCGTACAACATAGCGGTTGTTGGTTGCCCAACCGTAAATCCTGTGTTCATCAAGGATCTCAAGATCACGAACTCTGGTGGGCTTGGTGGTTTAAGGGCTCAAGCTGCATCAATAAAGTTCCAGAACATCGATTTCGGCGCTTGCTCCGTCTACCACCTCGATGCTGGATTCAACGGGATAATCTCTTGCGTAGGAAGCTACGCAATCAGCGGCGGTGCGACCTCCCATGTAGCAACAAGCCAGGGCAGGGTGAACAAGACTTCCGCCCACACAGTGACGATTACTGGGACTCCAGCGTTTACGGCCTTTGCATACGCATCTTTGGCCGGAGTGGTTCAGGACACATCATCAACCTACAGCGGGTCAGCAACCGGTTCCCGGTACCAAGTAACCCTGAACGGCGTGATCAACACAAACGGCGGCGGCGCTAACTACTTCCCAGGAGACTCGTCTGGAACGTCAGCGACCGGAGGCCAGTACGCATGAGCTGGACAAAGCAGAGCAACATCAGCGGATACTCAGGCTACTCGGGCCGATCGGGTTACTCCGGCTACTCCGGCGTATCGGGCTATTCGGGGATCAGCGGATACTCGTCCAGTTCGGGCTACTCGGGAATTAGTGGCTATTCGTCGCCTTCTGGGTATTCGGGGATTTCGGGATACTCTAGCCTGTCTGGATTCTCAGGGATTTCTGGGTACTCGTCATCGTCGGGATACTCTGGGACGTCGGGCTATTCGGGAATCTCAGGCTACTCCTCGCCCTCGGGCTACAGTGGGATTTCTGGTTACTCCAGTCCGGGGACCTCGGGCTACAGTGGGTACTCTGGGATCAGCGCCTACTCGGGCGCTCGGGGAACGCAGTGGTTCACCGGATCTGGAGCTCCGGGGTCGATCCCAGGCGCCGTCGCTGGAGACCTGTACCTAGACACTGACACCTGTGACGTCTACCTTCTGAGTTGATATGGGCTGGGACAAGATTGCGTCGATGAGTGGTTATTCTGGGATCTCCGGGTACTCCGGGGTTTCAGGCTATTCGGGCTACTCGTCGACATCTGGCTACTCAGGGATTTCGGGCTACTCTGGCGGCGGGGGCGATTCCGGCTACAGTGGCCCATCAGGCTATAGCGGACCGGGTTCGACCGACAGTGGCTACTCTGGTCCGTCAGGATACTCGGGGTACTCTGGGATCTCAGGTGCGGCCACTTCTGGATTTTCTGGAACTTCGGGTTATTCGGGGATCTCGGGGTACTCGGCGGTTTCGGGGTTTAGCGGGGTCAGCGGCTTCTCGGGCGAAAGTGGGTACTCGGGCGGTAGTGGCGGATCTGGTTTCTCGGGGACAAGTGGCTACTCCAGCTCGGGCTACAGCGGATTCTCAGGCGTCAGCGGCTATTGCGGGACGTCAGGCTTTTCTGGGTACAGCGGGGTGTCGGGTTACTCCAGCTCAGGCTACTCGGGATACTCTGGCATCTCGGGATACTCCAGCTCAGGCTACTCGGGCTATTCGGGAGTTTCGGGGTACTGCGGGACTTCAGGCTATTCTGGCTATTCGGGCCGAAGCGGATTTTCAGGAGTTTCTGGCTATTCGGGCCGATCGGGATACTCGGGGGCATCGTCCGATATTCGACTCAAGCGCGACATCCGCGCATTCAAGGACGGCCTAGAGGTTCTGAGGAAGATCAACCCGATCACGTTCAAGTGGAACGGCCTGTGGGAGACCAAGAACGACGACGTACTCCAAGTTGGGATCGTCGGTCAGGAGATCGAGGCTCTAGCTCCGTACACCATCCGGAAGGTCACCGGCAAGCTTATCGAAGAGGGCGAGGAGACCGAGATCATCCTGTTCGACGTAGCGCCACTGGTCTTTCTTCTCACTAACGCTATCAAGGAGTTGAACGGTAAGATACTCGAGCTGAAGCGTCTATCCGAGGAGTTCGAGTCTACGGGAGACAAAGAACGGTTCCTCGCTTCGATCGCTCAGCTTTGAGGTGGAATATGGGAGATTTCGCCGTTGCCGTTTTGACGCCGTCGACTGGTCTGTGCCGGCTGAAGTATGCGATGTGCCTCGCCAGAATGGCGATGTACTTCTCGCACGTTAGGGTGTTTGAGGATTGCGACACCCAGTACTTCGTCCCCGACGGGACAGAAGGAAGCGGGATTGCGGAGAACTACGAGCGCCTGGTCGAAAAGTACTTGGAGGACAAGCAGGTGAGGTGGACGCACTTTTGCAGCGTCGAGGATGACATGGGGTTCCCTCCAGACGCCATACACCGTCTCGCCCGGCATCGGCTTCCGATCGTTGGGGCGAACTACTCGACCAACAAAGGAAAGCGTCAGAGGTTCACCGCGGCCGGGAAGGACAAAAGGATTATCACGAAGGAGACGTCAACCGGGCTTGAGGAGGTCAAGTTGCTCCCGCAGGGGTTAACGCTGGTGGCCCGGGAGGTGTACGAGAAGATGGCTCACCCGTGGTTCCTCATGGGGTACAGCGAGCAGAATCGGCGGTACGTCTATCAGGACTACTACTTTTCTCAACGAGCCATGGACTCCGGTTTCAAGCTCTACGTGGATCACGATCTGTCTAAGCTCATGATCCACGTCGGGTCATACGACTACACTTACAAAGACGCCCTCAGAGATGAGGCGCTAGAGGAGAAACAAAATGGCAACGCTGCTTGAGGCCTACAACACGAAAGTCACCAACCAGACGCTTCGGAGTCGGACGATCGCGGCGGTAGCGAAGTGTTCGATCGACATCCTCGCGGAGGATCCGGGGACCGCAAATCACGCTGCCCGGCTCACATGGGCGAAGGATGCTCTGATCAATACGGAATCCGCAACGGACAAGATCATGTGGGCCGTCATCGCCGATGCGAACGTACTCGCCAATCCGACTGGTTGTACCGACGGACAGATCATCACTGCCGTCACCAACGCGGTCAACACGTTCGCTGTCTAGGGGGAGAAATGGCAAACGAGGTAAAGTACACATACGCTTCAGCTGTTACTCTCGAGGCCAACGGGGCATCGGCCGCGTCAAACGCATTCGTCGCGGCCGACGACACCTCGCTTGCGGTGGCAAACGCCTCGGACTACCCGTTGGCTGATCTGGTCCTGACATGCGACTTCGGCGCCGCCGTGGGAGCCAACTACACGGTCAATCTCTATCGCCAAGATTTCGACATCGTCGGAGGGACGGAGGACGCGCCGGCCCCGGCAACAACCTACAAGTACCTGTTCGTCGGGGCATTCGTGATCCCGAGCGGTCAGAGCGCATCTGCGTCCTACCCACTGCCGAACGTGCCGATCTCGCAAACGTGCAAGTTCAGCATCGAGAACGGGACCAATCAGAACCTATCCGCTGGATGGGTACTCAAGGCGAGGCCGAAGACATACGCGCCTGCCGCCTAGCGGGGGTGGGCAATGCCTTGGGCTTTGCAATCTCATGGCGGACTGCGGAAGCCTACCTACCGCAGTCCATCCCTCAATCCGGCAGATCCTCTGTCGAATGGCATAGTTGCGTTCTGGGCGATGAATGAGGGTGGGGGATCCACCCTCCACTCTGCGCCGTATGGGATAGAAGGCGTTCTGCCTGGTGGGACTGCGTGGTGGGGTTACTTCCTAGAGCTGAAGGCGGGCAGCGCTGGAGATTACATCGCACTCCCGTCCAGTGCAAACGCAAACTCTCCACTCCGGGTGCAAAACCACACCATAATCGCAAAGGTTAAACTGGATACCCACAGCGGAAGTGGATCGAGGATGCTGATCGGGTCTCCGGATACTATAATAGGTTTAGGATTCTATGAATGGGGTATCAGGGGAACCACTGTCCCTGGCGATACTGGGAAGCTGGGCTTTGCCTACTGTGGCACAGACTATGGTATCCACGGGTGGTACCTGAGCTCCGTCTCTCTCATCAGCATTCCCGGTGGTGGCAACCCGTGGGTGACGCTCGGTGGTACGTGGCGGAACATAACGACGACTGGATTTGCGTCGTTCTACAAAGACGGGGTATTCATAAACACGGTCAACACCACTGCTTACCCGATAGCCTACCCAGCCGGAACATTGGCGATCGGCACTCAGACCAATAATAGTGTCTGGGACGGAATCTTCGAGTACTTCTGCCTCTGGAACAGGTGCCTGACCGACGATGAAGTCAGGCAATTCAGCCTCTTCCCCTATGGAACTCCGACAGTTCCGAGGTTCGTCTGATGGGATTCGGGCCAAACCTGCTGCCGTTCTACTGGCCTCTCACCGCGGTGGTTCCGGTCAGGATGCGGGCTCCTCAGGCCTATACCTTCAAGCCGCACTCTGCTGTTGGTGTCAACTGGGATCACCCGCTAAATCGTGGCCTGAGAGAGGTCTTCCTTTTCACGGAAGGAGCGGGGGAGGGCATTGGCCTCATCAACAGGCTCCCGCTCAATACAATCGGAGGTGCGGGGGCTAGGGCTGTACCGCGCTGGACTGGTGAGCGTGGTGGGGGTCGGGCATACCCCGGAACGACCGTCGAGGATCAGGCGACATGGATCGAGCGTGGAAACTGGTGCGAGCCAACTAAAGGCATCTCGGTCGCCACTTACTTCCGCAGGACCACGAGCGACATCTGGCTTGGAAAGATCCTCGATAAGACCTACAACAATGGCGCGTTCCCATACACGTCGTACTGCCTAAACGTGAATCCAGCGTACGCTGGGCAGAACTACGTCAGCTTCGCCGTCAACTGTGCTGGTATCTACGAAACTGACGCCTACGACTGTGGCGATCTTACGGTTCCAACGCAAGTCGGCGGTTCATGGGGTGATGGCGGGTCTGTTCGTCTCTGGGTTAACGGCAGGAACGTCAAGTCCACCGCAGAGACAGCCGGGACGATAGACTACGACACAGGTGGCACGGGTAGGTTTGTCATCGCTGGCAACGACGCCTCAGCAGCCCAGCTAACCAGAACGGTTGGCGCTAACATCTACTGGATTCAAATCTGGGACAGGGAACTGAGCTCGGAGGAGTGGCTAGAGCTCTACTCTCACCCGTTTGGCACCCCAGAAAATCCTCGTTTTGTCCCAGCGCAGCCGGAGGTTTGGTTCGCCCCCGCTCAGGAAGGTCCAGAGCAGAACTGGGTGTTCCAGTTCGGTATGGAGGGATGCTCTGGAGCATCCGGGTACTCGGGGTACGGGTCTTCTGGTTACTCGGGCGCTGCGCCTTCTGGATTCTCCGGGTACCGTGGGTTCGGAGACAGCGGGTTCTCGGGGTACTCCGGCATTTCTGGGTATTCGGGCGACACGGCGCCATCTGGGTACTCGGGTGGATCTGGACTGAGTGGGTCGTCCGGATACTCGGCAGGAGGAGGAGACTCCGGGCTTACTAGGGCATTCATCATCCCCGATGAAACGCTCACAAAGCCGGTTGGAAGCGAATTTCAGGTAAACAGGGAACACCCAGTTCACGATGGAATGACGTTGTGGTACCCGCTCTTGGAGGGAGTCGGGGCGTCACTGAAGGAGTATTGCACTGGGATGACTTTGTTTTACGGCATTCCTAATGCTCCTGACACCGGGATGAATGTTAGGTGGGCCCAGACGCGGAGAGGATGCGGGATCCACGCCGTACAATCGACGGGCTTCGGGCCACATACTACGTCGATGCGACAGCTCTCGGACGTTCCAGAAGGAACGAGCATGACGGAGTTTGTGTTTTATGGATCTGTCGAGCAGAACGTGGCGATTGGCGGATTTAGGGGCGCCGGGAGCCTATCGGCGTCATACGGCCTGGTCTGTTGGACAGGTTCGCTTCATGGGCTGACATGCGATTACTACTCAAATGGGGGGGCTAACAACCACACTCTGGATGGTCCCGACCTCACCATGACTGAGTTTGAGCAACGCATGGGGTTTGTTGCATTTCAAACATGGAATGCCGCTGGGGATGTCAACATCTATGCCGTTGGACGTAGTGCGAATATAGGGACTGGACTGGGTCCGATCTACTATCGCAACGACTACGACGCGGACATGTTCAACATCGCAGGTGGGAAGGCAAACGGAGTTGGCAATTACAGCGCTCCGGTCATTCAAACCGCCATCTGGAACCGTATCTTGTCCATCGACGAGATGCTGTACCTACAGCGGCACCCGTGGGGGACACCTGACAATCCGCGCCTTCTCCCGTCGTCGCCGCGCAAGTGGTTCGTTTCATCCGGCAGTCAAGCGGTCACCCGTAAGCTGTCAATACCATCAGAACCTCCGACCAAGCCGGTCGGGGCTGGATGGAAAGCTAATCCAGACCACCCGCTCAACCAAGGGCTTGGGGTGTGGTTGCTTCTCAACGAGGGATCTGGCAACTATCTCCACAACGTAGCAGGTCCGGAGATTTTCGTGGCTCCGGCTGGACCGGATTACTGGTCGGTTGGCGCCCGTGGGCCGCAGCTCGGTGGCACCTTCAGCTACACCAATCAGTACTACTTCTATACCCCGGTTCACACCGTACGGACTCCGATTGCGGTGGATGGGGCGTACACGGTATCGGCCTGGGTGCTGAATCTTGGGACCACTCAATGGAACTCATTGTTCGATGTTCTTGATGGTCCGGCCGGTGGCTACACAAATGCCGTGGTCGGAATTTCAACCGAAGGCTACTTCTTTGGGTATGTCACAGAAGATCACACGATGGTCTGTGGCGGTACTCCGTGTCCGACAAACAGGTGGGTCCTAGTTACTTGGGTGGTCAGGAGCGCGTCTGACAATGGGTACCTAGACGTCTACGTGGACGGCAAGCTTTGGGATTCCCAGACGCACGGCTCGGCTACTGCGTTTGCCAGTGAAAGAGCTTGGAGCTACGGTGTCGGGCTCCCGAGAGACTATGGCTCATTCGAGTGGAACGAGTGCCGAGCATCAGACCTACAGTTCTGGAATCGGGCGCTGTCAGCCGATGAGGTCTGGCGCCTGTACCAGTCGTACTTCGGCAGTCAGCAAGACCCGCCTCGTCTCCTCCCGCCATCTCCCAGAAGTTGGTTCGTCACATCTGGCGGTGGTGGTGGAGGTCAGGCGTCTGGCTACTCCGGCTACAGCGGGGAATCAGGGTATTCGGGGATCTCGGGCTACAGCGCCGTGTCGGGGTACTCTGGCTACAGCTCCTACTCCGGGTATGGAAGCGCTGGTCTTGGAACGTCAGGTTACTCAGGCTATTCCGGTTTCTCTGGTACATCCGGGTACTCCTCGACGGATAGCGGGTACTCAGGCTTCCCAGGCAAATCCGGGTACTGCGGTCACTCGGGGATTTCCGGGGTCTCAGGACGGAGCGGCTACTCCTCACCGCAGAGCGGCTACAGCGGCTACTCCGGAATGTCCGGGTACTGCGGTCACTCGGGCTACTCTGGGTACTCGTCCGGGTCAGGCTACTCGGGTGACAGCGGCTACTCTGGTTCTGGGTTCTCCGGTTACAGTGGTCTGTCGGGGTTCAAAAAGTCGTCCGATATCCGCCTGAAGCGTGAGATCGAGCGGTTTACCGACGGGATCGAGGTTGTAGAGAAGATCAACCCCGTATTTTTCAAGTACAACCAGCTTTGGGAGCCGGGATACGACAACATCGACCGCGTCGGCATCATCGCGCAGGAAGTAGAGCCGGTCGCCCCGCGGACGATCTGGCGCATAGAGAACGCCCAGCTCTACGCCGAGGGAGAACCGACTGACGTACTGATCTTCGACTACGCCCCGATGGTCTTCATTTTGGTCAACGCTGTAAAACAGATGGACGCCTCACTGAAAGAATCTGTAGAATCAGTGATCGGGGCGTTGAATGGTAGCCGTTGACTTCAAGTGTACCAACTGCGGGGATTGCTGCCGGGAGCAGAATCTTGTCGAGCCGAGGTTCGGATGGGAGTTTGGACTCTACCTCAGCCCGGACGAAACACTGCAGTTTCCCCCAGAAAGCGTAAAACCTCTCTTCGGTGTCGGCTTTCCTGTTGTGACTACCGCGTACCAAATGGTGACTAGGCCTTGCCCGAACTACGGCGATGGAGCCTGCTTGGTCTACAACAAGCGCCCGCTCGTCTGCAGATCGTTTCCGGCGATCTACGTTCAAGGGGGCGTTTCCGCATCCTGCCGCTTCGTGAGGGAGCTTCCCGCTGGTGACTGCGTCAGTGTAGAGTCAATCAAGAACGAGATTGAGGCAGAGAAGAAGAAGTGGGATATGGCGCAAGTGCAGAACGATTGGATCTGGCCGGCAAATGTCGGTCGGTGGATAGCGATACCGGGAGGGAGATTTTATGATCGACATCAAACGGTTCAACCGAGTGCGTGAGAAGGGACTTGCGAAGATTCAGTTCGGACCGGAGGGCTACGAGCTGGTCTTCAAGCGATTCGACCCGGAGAGCGGGGAAGAACTCCAGATGCCGGAGCGGCAGAAGGTCAACCCCAAAGAGCTTCAGGACAGGCGGGCTGAGCTCCTGAAGGAGGTCGGCGGAATCGAGGCGATCCTCACGGAGCTGGGGGTGCCTGTCTGATGCAAGTAACCGCAACCGTTTCCACGAAGGACCGGTACTTCACCACCCTTCCGCTCATGATCTCCGCGGTCTGCAACCAGACCATCCTTCCGAAGAAACTCATCATCTTCGATGACGGAGAGCAGAGGGACCTACGCGAGAACGGCCTTTACAAGGGGCTATTCTCACTGCTGAGCATCAAGGGCATCGAGTGGGAGGTTAGCTTCGGGGCCCGGATCGGCCAAGTCGCCAACCACCAGCGGGCCCTCGGCATGGCGAAGACTGACTTCATCTGGCGTTTGGACGACGACCAGGCGCCCGAGCCGAACGTCCTCGAGTGCCTCCTGCGGGTGATTCGCCCGAGGCCGGAGGTCGGGGCTGTCGGTGGGCTGATCATCGACCCACTCAACTACATCCCGAGGAAGCCGAAGATCGCCTCGAACAAGATCGAGGACATCTACATCGGCATGAACGAGCAGTGGTTCCCTAGTACGGTCGAGCAGCCGTACGAGGTTGACCACCTCTACAGCTCGTTTGTGTTTCGCAAGGAAGCTGCCCCGAACTACCCGACCGACCTGAGTCCGGTCGGCCATCGGGAGGAGACTATCTTCACCTACGAGATGAAGCTCGCCGGCTGGAAGATCCTCATACAGCCAGTCTGCAAGACTTGGCACCTTCGCAACCCGGAGGGCGGAATCCGGTCCTACACGGACGGGTCCCACTGGGCATCGGACGAGCGGAAGTTCGTCGAGCGTATGCTCCGCTGGGGCGTCAATCCCACTGAAATTGTCCCGATCGTCTTGAACTGCGGCCTCGGCGACCACATCATCTTCAAAAACGAGGTCTGGCCGCTGGTCCGCGAGAAAGCCACCGGGAAGAAGATCGTCATGGCCGACTGCTACCCGGAGGTCTTCGAGGACGAACCGAAGGACTTCGTGGAAATCTCGATTGCCGAAGGCCAGATGATTTGGAACCTTGAGAACTATGACGTCTACAAGTACTGTGGTGACAAGAATCTCAGGATCCCGATCGCTGAAGGGTTCAAGCGGCTGTACGGAGTTGCCTGATGCAGAAGATCATGGTCTCGCCGTTCTCGAGGACGCTCCGCAGCGGGGCGAAAAACCCGAAGGACTACCCGCACTGGGAGGCGGTGATCTCACTGTTGGTCGCCATGGGGTACCATGTCATTCAGGTCGGCGCGGCCGGCGAGTACCGGTTTCCTAACGTCCAAGGATTCTGCTGGGGGCTGCGCCTGAAGCTCATTGCGAAAGCCCTGCAGGAATGCGCGACATGGGCGTCGGTCGACAACTTTTTCCAGCACTTCGCAACCTACGAGGGAAAACGCGGAGTTGTGGTATTCGGTCAGCAAGACCCCTACGTGTTTGGTCATCCCGCCAACGTAAACCTGCTCAAAGGAGTCAGGTACATCCGCCCTAATATCTGGGAATGGTGGGACAACGCACAGTACCGTGAGGACTGTTGGGTTGACGCCGAAACCGTAGCCACCGCGATCGACACGGTCGCAAAGGGGGGGTAATGAAGGTTGAGCTGATCCATCCGCCGCACCCAAACTCCACAGATGACAGGCTGGACCCGCCTCTGGGTCTTCTCATGATTGCCGCGCATCTTCGCAAGGCAGTTCCGGATGTCGATGTGCGTGTGAACGACATGTCTGGTTTGACCAGCTTTACGATCGGGAAGGCCGACCTCTACGGGATCACCAGCTATTGCACCTCGATGAACTTTGTCGAGCCTTTGTGTCGGGAGATCCGCAGGGTTTCACCCAAGGCCAAGATCGTTGTCGGGGGAGCTAATCCATCGGCCATGCCGGAGGGATACCTGTTTGCCGATCATGTAGTGATCGGGGCCGGCGAAACCCCAATGGCTGAGCTTGCGACCGGGAAGCAGTTTCACAGGATCATCAAGTCGGACGGGAAGGTTGACGCTGGTATCTACCCCGCGTTCGACCTCGTGGACGTCTTCTCCTACCACCGGGTTGTCGACGGGGAGAAGTCGGTCCCTCTGCTCACAGCCCGCGGATGTCCCTACCACTGTGCATTCTGCGGGCTCGACATGATGCACAAGCTGGACGGAAACAAGAAAATCGCCACGCCCGAGCAAGTCCGCGACATGATCAAGCGGGTTATCGACGAGTACGGGATCCGGGCGTTCAACTTCCAAGACGACATCTTCACCCTGAACAAGAAGCGACTTTTTCCGATATTGGACTTGATCGGGCCGCTTGGTATCACGTTCCGCTGCCTTGGGAAGGCCGGGCCGGATACGGAAGAAGTCTACCGCCGGCTGGCCGACGCCGGATGCCGACAGGTTGCATGGGGCATCGAATCCGGGTCGCCCTACATCCTTGACCGGATGATCAAGGGAGCGAAGATCAAGGACAACTACAACGTCATCGAATGGGCGAAGAAATACGGGATCGTCTCCCGGGCCTTCTTCGTCATCGGATTCCCGGGCGAGACCGCCGATACGCTCGAGGAGACGAGGAAGTTCATCGTCGACGCCGATCCGGACCAGTACTTCGTCTCCAATTTCGTCCCCTACCCCGGGACCCCCGTGTGGGACAACCCGGAGAAGTATGGGATCACTTGGATGTCACGCGACTTCGATCAGTACTATCAGGTTGGCAAGGATGGGACCGGAGGGCTGACGGTAGATACTCTCTGGTTGTCGCGGGCGGAATTTAGGATCCTAGAGGTCGCCTTCCGCACTTGGCTGAAGGAGAACAAGCCGCGGCGCGGGTGTCTGTTAGACTACGAAAAGAAGATGGAACGGGAGCCTGCCAAGCATGAAGTTAAGCATCGTCATACCGACGTGTACCCTATCTCTGTTGAAACAATGTCTGGCGTCTATTGCTGAGTACACCAATCTCACTGACACCGAGATTGTTGTGGTCGCAAACGGCGCCGGGGAAGAAACGCGCCGGTTCGCCAAGGGACTTACCGAGGTCGGCGTTCCGGTAGAGTACCTTCACTATGACAAGCCGATCGGGGCCACACGGGCCCTCAACGAGGGGATCAAGGTCTGCCGCGGAGAGTACATCGTCCTGCTGAACGACGACGTAATCCTGCTCCCGCAGTCCAAAAACCAGTGGATCGACATGATGATGGCGCCTTTCTCGAACCCGAAAGTGGCCATCACCGGACCACTCAAGACGCGCAGCCCGGCAACCAACTGCGAGTTCATCCTCTTCTTCTGTGCCATGATCCGGCACACCCTGTTCTACGAGATCGGCCTGCTGGACGAGTGCTTCAACCCGGGCGCCGGGGAAGACATGGACTTCGCCATGAAGGCGAAGCAGAAGGGGTACGGCATCGTTCAGGTTCCCCACGATAAGCTGGATGGGAACATTAACCCGAAGTTCTGGTCGGGGGAGTTCCCGATCTACCATGCGGCCGAAGGTACAGTGCATTCCCTCGAAGGGGTGGCCGAGAAGTGGCAGGAGACCTTCGCCCGGAACTTCAACATCCTCCGCGAGCGGTACGGATTCAAGGAGAAGACTGCCGAGTTCTCGATAGTCATCCCTACTTGCTCGGCGAGGAATCTGCAGGCCTGCGTGTCGAGCATCGTTGCAGCCACCGATCTGACCAACGGTGAGGTGGTCATTGTGGCAAATGGAGCGGAGGAGGATGCTCGCTACTTCGCCCAGACATTGGGGGATCCATTCAGGTTGGTATGGTTCCCAGAGAGGATCGGAGCTACCAGAGCGCTCAACGAGGGGGTGCGGGCTTCCCGTGGAGAGTACATCGTCTTCATCAATGATGATGCGGTGATCCTAAACAACAATCCCGAAGCGGCGCGACTATGGCTGCCGACACTGATTGAGCCTCTGAGGACCAAGCGCTTCGGCGTTACCGGCCCACTGAAGGGGTACGCATCGGACGTGGACCGCTGGTTCGTCATGTTTTTCTGCGCCGCCGTTCGCCGGGACATGTTCGATAAGGTCGGTCTGTTCGATGAGACTTTCAATCCCGGCGGATTTGAGGACATGGACTTCTGCTTCAAGGTTCAGGACGCCGGGTACCAGACCATTCAGGTCCCGAAAGAAGGGCCGCTCCCGAACAACGGAAGCCTGATGATCGGAAACTTCCCGATCTTTCACCAAGAGAATCACGCCTCTTGGATGACGCCGGAGCATTTCGAGCGCTGCCGGGCGATCATCCGAGAGCGGTACGGGTTCGCCGGCATCAAGATCGACTGGCCTTGCGCCCAAAAGCCGGGCGAGCTCATGGCGTTGCAGAAGCTACTGTCGGCACGGAAGATCAAGAAGGTACTTGAGATAGGCGTGTACAGGGGTGGAAGCGCCATGTTTTGGGCCAAGATGGTCGCCCCTCACGATGGCATGGTCTATGCGGTTGACCAGAGATTCGACTGGGGCGGGTTTACCGAGCTCGCCCACTACTATCCCCGGCAGGTGTACGACGAGACCCCGCTCGCAAAGCATGTTACCGAGATCGAGGGGGACAGCCACGACTGGGCGATCATCCACCGGGCTACCGAAATGGCTGGACAGGTCGACGTTCTGTTTATCGACGGGGACCACACCTATGAGGGTGTCAGACAGGATTTCGAGGCCTACAGTCCGTCTGTTCGACCAGGCGGTCTGATCGTCTTCCATGACATTCTCGACAGCGACTATCACCGCAGCCTTGGGGTTTTCGTCAGCCGGCTGTGGGAGGAAATAAAGGGGAGATTCGTCCACCACGAGTTTTTCGACCCGGGCGAGTACCCCGGATGCCCGGGGCCCTCGATGGGCATTGGAGTACTTGAGGTGCCGTCATGAAGTTCGCGTATCACTTGGGTCCTGAGGATTTCACGTCCCGTGCCGTGGAACAACGGGCTGCGATCTTTCAGATCGACTACGTTGGTCCTAGGAGCAAGGTTCTCGCCGCCATCTATGAATGGTGGTTGGGAAGTGTCAGGCGGCGGTACATCATCGCCACGAGGAAACTCAAATGTTTCTACCACTCGGCAAGATCGTAATCGACACGCCCGGGGTCCCGAAGAGGATCACCAACAACCTCCTCGACCCATCCTTGGCCGTAAACGTCCATGGTTTTGCGATCCAGCGTCTCAAGTCGAATGCTGGCGACGTCTACGTTACTCTCTCATCCTCCGACGACCGAATAAACCTGCGGTACATCATGGCGAGGCTTGACAGGACTCAGCCATCATTTAGTGCAGGGATAGGTATCGAGGTGAACGGGACCAACATGTCGGTGATCTACATCGACGCGGACACCGCGGGGGATGGGGTCACCTGCATCTGCATGGTGTCCTAGCAAGGAGAGGCGAGATGCCGGATGAAGGCATACTGAGCAAAGCCACCGAGGCGGTGAAGTCAGCCGGCCGGAAGATCCAAGAGAAGGTTGACAGTTGGGTCGGCCCGGCAAAGAAAACCGCGGCCCCCGCCCGGACCGCAGCGGACACGATCCGCGAGAAGGGCGTTTCGGCTGTGGTAGACCTCGCCAAGCGCCGAGCTGGAGGACAGGCGGATCCGGAGCAGCTCAAGAAGCTGCCGAAGTACCGAAAGGGCGGACGGGTAAAAAATACCGGCCTCGCGGTCCTCCACAAGGGGGAAATGGTCGTCCGCAAGGGCAACCGCAAAAGGTCCAGAGGCCGAGGGAGATAGGGGGGCTTGACAAGGGTTTAGTAGCCTATCTCTGACGGCAAACTCCCGAAGTGGCGGTCTTGGCAAGAGGTAACATCTACCCTCCTCGAACCGAGGCCGCCCCGAGAGGCGAATATGGCGACCAAAGGGAAGAAGGCCAGCCTTGCAAAGATTCCGAGCCCGCCGACCCCGTCTGCGGCGCTGGGCATGGACGATGAGTTCCGCGCCCGCGAGGATGCCCACGACATGATTCGCCATGCCGAGATCCGCAAGGATCCCAAGCGCCTAGCCCGGGCGGCCGAACTCCTGAGGAGCGCAGCTTCAGCGCTTTCCGGATATGAGGCTGACGAGGGAAGGGCCTCGAAGCGCAAGCCGAACCGAAAGGCCTCACGAGGAGCGTCCCGTGCCTAAGCTACCGCCTTCCGCATCGAAGAAGCAGAAACGGGCTGCAATGGGCGAGGAGATGCACAAGTTCAAGGCCGGAACACTCCACTCCGGGTCAGACGAGGGTCCGATCGTAAAGGACCGAGATCAGGCGATCGCCATCGGACTTAGCGTATCCGGGCAATCTCGCAAGGGACGCAAATCAGCACGAAAATCATCCAGAGGGAGAGGAAGATGAAACCTCCGTTCGTCAAGGGTGCAGCTGCCCCGGTCGCCGGGGCGCCGCCGTTTGGTGGCAAGGAATCCGCGGCTGAGGAAAAGGCCGAGGCAAAATCCCGGGGCAAGGGTCGCAAGAAGGTCCGAAAGGCCGGCAGGGGTTTTGGCCGGAAGTAAAATGGCCGAAGTCCGTATCCCGAAGAAGGAAGCCGTTCGAGAGCATGAGCATCTCGTCAAGGTTTTGCGGCACGGGGATACGGACAAGCTAGACAAAGAGGCCAAGAAACAGTCCAGAGAGCTGCGACACTATCGCAAGCTGAATGGGCGAAAGGGTTCCCGGCGTTGATGGCGCCGGAATTCGGGAGTTGCACATCACCTAAAGCCAGCAAAAGGAGATTCAACATGGCCGAGGAAAAGAAAGAAGCCGGGGGCAAGTTCGAGGGCCACGGCGACAACACACAGCCGGCAGGGATCCAGAGCCCGGGTACGTTCGTGCCTCTGGCGACTGAGCCCACGTCGGCCAACCAGAAGTCTGAATCGGGGAAAAAGGGAAAGGTGGGGTAACCCATGCCTATGGGACTGGATCGACCACCCGCACCCCCGCCTGACGTCGCTAGTCAGATGGGGACACCGCCCGAGCCCCCACCGGGGCTTGGCGCTCTGGCGGCTCGGCGACCCGGTGGCGGTCCTCCGGCACCGGGAGCTCCTGACGCCAACGGAGCAATCGTCGCTCAGGTAGAGGCGGTAAAGAAGGTACTTGAGCAGATGGCTTCGACAGAACCGATAATGGCGCCTTTCGCTGCGCGGGCAACCGCGATTCTCGACAGTGGAGTGGCGGCTGTAAGAGGAGCCCCGAAGGGGCCAGGTGGCCCGGGTGAAACCGGACCTCCGGGTATGCCCGGAACACCACCGCCTCCGGGCGGACCCGGGCAGATGCCCCCGATGGGCTAGGTAGTCCAACGCTGGTCTACCGCTTGCAGACTTGGGGGTTTGCCAAGGGGTAGAAGCGAAGGAATGTTATGCCGTTGTCAGCGGAACTCGAGGCGTTGGTCGGCCTCATTACCGATCCAACGAAGCGAGAAGCAACACGGAAGCAGCTCTTGGAGAACTCCGAGAACGGCCTGCGGCAGTCTGATTACAGCCGCAGGATGAACGAGCTCACTGCGAAACAAAAAGAGTGGCAGTCGTGGCACCAGAAGGCCGACGCCGAATTCAAGGCGGCGATCAAGGAGCGCGACGACCTCAAGAACCGGGTGAGTCTGCTCGAAGAAGCAAAAAAGGGCGATGACCTTACGGGAGTCGAGGACGAGGCTTTGAACAAAGCACTGCGGGAAGCACGGGCTGAACTGGCAGAAGCGAAGACGAGGATTACCCAGTTCGACCAGATGCTTGAGCAGGGTAAGCTCGTCACGGCCGACAAGATGGAAGAGGAGCTCGTCAAGCGTGGCGACGGGCTCGGTGCGGCGATTTTCGACGTGATCGACAAGCAGACCGAATGCTTCGAGACCTACGGCAAGAGGCTTGACCGCAACCAACTCATCTCGGAAGCGCAGAAGCGCAACGGAGACCTCCAAGGGGCCTACGAGTACCTGACCAAGGACTTCAAAGAAGCGAAGATCCGGCAGGAAATCGAGGCCGAGTACGAGAAGAAGTACGCTGAAAGAATCAAAACCTCTAACCTTCCTCTGGATCAGGGGGGCGGGGAGCCCAATCTGGGACCGCTCCAAGTCCGGTTGCAGAAGAAGGAAACGGGAAATATTCCTGAGGACGTCATGGCGGACGGCTCCGGCCGACTTGCCAATCTGGTCGCTCAGGAGCTCAGGCAAGAGGGGAAATTCTAGACCTCCTGCTGGCCGGTCGGGGCGTTCCCGGCCGGCCGCGCAGCACTTGACCCCAAGTGCCAGCGCCCGAGCCCGAAATGGAACCGCTATCTCGCGGGGAGCCATAGAAGGAAGGCGACAAGGCAGAGGCGAGTGCAGATCAGCCGATCGGTAATGTTCCGGTCGGAGTATCCGCATTAGCGGACGGCTTGTAACCTAACTTCAATGGAGTCAGTGAGATGGCCCTAACATGGGACGACATAACCGGGAAGGTCAATAAGCACATTGTCCCCCGGTTGGTAGACAACGTCTACAAATCCTCGCCAGTCTTCACCCGCCTCCGAACCAGAAATGCAGAGCGGTTTGAGGGTGGTACGACGATCAGGCACCCGATCGCGTACGCGGAACTCAACGGCGGCGCATTTCAGAGGGGCGGCACCTTCAACATCACCTACGTCCAGACCGACACCGCGATCGAGGTTAACCCCAAGTACTACTACGTCAATGTCACGCTGTTCGGCACTGACAACGTGATCGCTCGGGGTCCAGACGCGGCGATGAACTACGTCGAGTCGAAGATGGTCAACGCCAGCGGCAAGATGGCAAAGCTCCTCGGCACCGACCTCTTCCTTGACGGGACGGGCGTCAACTCAGCAACGATCAACCTCGATGGGATGCTTCAGGCCCTCGACAACGGCAACACCTACGCTTCGTACGGGGGCATCACGCGCTCCGATCTGGGCGTTGCCAACGGCACCAACAACCAGGGCATCAACGGTTACGTCAACACCCTCCAGCCGTTCACGATGCTTGGACTTCAGACCGCGTACGGTGCGTCATGGTTCGGCAACGAACACATCGACCTCATCGTCACGTCTCAGTCCATCTGGGACATGGTCTGGAACAAGGTCCAGCCGCAGCAGAGGTTCCTTGAGGAATCCTCGGACGTGGCGAAGATCGGATTCCAGAGCTTGCGCTGGAACGGCGCCAGCATCACCGTCGACCAGTACGCTCCGTCTGGATACATCTTCGGTCTCAACACGAAGTACATCCAGTTCTGGATCAGCACGTTGCCGAAGTACCAGTTCGGGTTCACCGGGTTCAAGGAAGCGCAGAACACGGATGACGTCGCCGGTCAGTATCTCTTCTCCGGCAACCTCCTGTTCCCGGCCCCGCGTCTCAACTTCGTTCTGTCTGGGGTAACTTCCCTGTAACCTCGAAAGGAGAAAGTGTCATGGGTGAGGGTCTTTTCACTTACGGGACACTGGAGACCGTCGAGGTTCCAGCGAGCGGTCCCGGTGCAGCAAACGACGCTGTGGCCAAGGCGCCCTTGGGCGCATTGCTGCGGTGGAACGGCAAAGTTTACCGGTACGTCAAGTTTGACAACGGATCCGGAAACGTCGCCAGCGTTGCGTACGGCGTGGCGGTTTGGAAGACTTTGACGATGCCGACGGCTACCACCGACGGCGTTTTCACGGTCACGATGGACTGGACCGACACACTCGGCGGCAAGAATGCGGTCGCCGGCATCTTCGGTGGCGTTGTCACCGACGGCTACTACACATGGATTCAGGTTGGTGGAACCTGCACAGCCAAGACCGCGGCTTCGACCGTGGCTGGCGATATGTGTACCGGTTCGACCAACGACGGGATCTTTGCGCGGATCGCCGAAGCGCAAACCGTCACCGACTGCGTCTATGCCCTTGCGCTTTCAGCTCGCAACGGCACGGCCGGCACAAACACGGTTCTTCTCCAGAACTTGATCTGGTAAGGAGGTAAGGGATGGCTGCGGCAACAGAAGCCAGCAAGATCCAGCTCAACCTCGGCAACCGGATGGCAGTTCTGGCGACGTTCTCGTCTGCCGGTGCAACCGATTACTGGGACACTGGTCTCGGTAAGGTGGAGGCCTGCTTCATCGAAAACGGAACCTCTGGTGTGACAACCGGGGCAACGTACAGCGGTGGACGAGTGACCTTCGCTTGCAGCGGTGGTCTGACGAACGCTCTAGTTCTGGCGATCGGACACGCATGAGGTAAGCCCCGGGCGGGCGCCCGCCCGGGGTGAGCCTACGGAAAGGGTGTGCTATGGCCGTCGTCGGCCCGATGCAGCCCTACGCCGGCGGCGGGGCGGTTCAAGAGAACTTCCGGCAGATGGTCGACCATGTGTTGACCTACAACCCGGACTGTCCCCCGCAACTGGCGAAGCGGCGAATCAATACCCGTCTGCGTCAACTACAGGACCGCCGAATGTGGGGCGGCCTGCTAGTCCGCGGCCAGATCGTAGTCCCGGCAGCCTACACTACCGGTACGGTCACAGCTACGCAGGGGTCCGCCCTCGTCACAGGGGTCGCCACGTCTTGGCCCCGCAACGACCTCGTCAATACAACCCTCGGCACAGCAATCACGATCGTCAACGAGTTGCAGGACGTCTACCCGGCCAGCATGTCTGGAATTGAGGCCGGGGACTGGCTGACGTTCGATGGCGGCGACACCATAGGCGACCCGACCGGAGGGACTCAGCGGGAGTTCATGCTGGTCATCAGCGTTGGTGCGACCAGCTTCAAGGCGATCCCCGCAAAGGCACACGCGGCCGGGGAGACGATCTGGAAGAGCTCGCTAGCCCGCCGGCAGTTTAGAATCGGCACGACGACGTCCTTCTACGGAATCAAAGGGGTACACGGACCCGCTGTGACCGGTCAGTACCTTACCCTCGATCTGGTTTGGGGCCATGCTACATTCGGACCCGGATCCGCCTACCAGATCATGAAGGCCTACGTCTCCTTGGAACAAAACCTGCGGATGGTCTGGTCCGTGGTGAACAACAAGCAGGGTTGGCGCCTCCGGCTCAACATGCCTCAGGAGGTGGTCAATACCTACGACACTTGGCGGCAGACGACCGGCTTCTGCTACATGATGGTCGACTACATCCCAGACGAGATCGGCCGGTTTCAGTACGAGCTCTACCCGGCTCCGTCCATGGAGCAGGGGTTCCCGTACCTCGCCTACCGGACCGTCCCCAACCTCGTCGATGATACGGATACGGCGCCACCGGCAATGCCGAGCCATGTCCTAGTAAATGGTGCGATTGCGGACGTTCTGAAGTACAATCCCAAGAGCCCTTACTACGACCCCGGGACGGCGAGGGACTTCCAGATGCAGTTCGAGGCTGACTATGCAGCCGCGGCGTTGGCGGACGATTCGATCTACATGCAGAACCTTCAGTGGGCGTACTCTCGCTATCCGTTCACGCAGCATGGTGCGAACTACTGGCAGAGCCACGACGTCGACTCGGTTTACGGCTATGTCTGAGGTGTCATGCCAGATGCGAAAATCCTTGCCCTAGTCCCCTCCTACTGGGGAGTCCAACCAACACCATTCTCTCACTTTCTGGTTCTTGCTGGAGCCTGCGGACGGGCGGAAGCCGAAGGGCGATTCCTCGTCAGGTGGATGGTTGCCGGCCCCAAGATGAAGATCACCAAGGCCAGAAACATAGCCTGCAGTATCGCCAAGAACAACGGTCTCAGTCACGTCGCCATGATCGACGATGACATGCTTCCAACGGCCGATGTGTTCGACCGTCTGCTCGAGCGGAACGTGGACATCGTCGCACCGCTGTTCTTCAGGTCCGGTGGCGACCATGCCCCCCTGCTCTTCAAAAGGGCCCCGGACGGCAGCATGAATCCGATATTGGACTACCCCAAAAACGCACTCGTTGAGTGCGACGGGGTAGGGACCGGTGTGATCATGATCCGGACCGAGATACTCTGGCAGATGAGGGAGCCTTGGTTCTGGTACGACAAGGAAGAGAAGTTCACTGCCGACCTCAACTTCTGCCAGTCTGCCACGGCAGCCGGGATCAAGATCCACTGCGATACATCGTTTGAGGTCAACCAGATGGGTGTGCCAAAACCGGTGGGGTCTAAGGACTTCAACCGGGTGTTGACAGAGAAACAGTAAACTGTCGGTGGAGGACGTATGAGAAAAGAGATACCAAGGGACGAGTGTCGTCCGGATCCCACGTTCAATCAGGCGCCTACCGGCCACAAGATCCCAGACGGCAGATCGGCCGACGATCCCGCCATGGCCTTCAAGGTGCCTGACTGCGGGGTGAAGTCCGGGGGGCAGTTCAGCACACCGTTCGTTCTCGACGAGGACGACCTTCCGTCCGAGGGTTGCGGGCGCAACCGTCAGGGCTTCTAGGGAGGGGCGATGGCAATCAAATCAGTGTATGTCACCTGTACCGCGAAAGAAGTCGCCTACCCGATCTGGCCGACGTCCATCAAGTGCCGACAGGTCTGGATTCAGGCCAAGAGGGACAACGACGGATACCTGATGGTCGGAGACGACACGATCTCCCAGCTAGACGGCATCGAACTCATCAAGCCGGTGGCCTCTGCTCATTCGCATATCCTCCACATTGACGGCGGGCCGCAGAACGGTCTCGACCTGAGCGCGATCTACGTTCTGGCGTCTGCGGACGGAGATATCGCCAACGTCATGTACGAAGAATTCTGACGTTTGGGGGGTGTCATGGACGAAGCCGTACACGGAACCATTAGGGTGTCCCTGTCGAAGGTCCGCGAGGCTGTCGCAAAGGAACTCGGCCGGATGAGAGCTGGACAGAACATCCGAGTCTCGCAGACTTACGACTTCGAGTGCTTCCGGCACTATCACGAAGATGGGGCCCGCTGCACCACCCCTCATGATCAATGTCCGCTGCCGCATCGCAGCGAGCGGATCTGGTACGACAAGATCGAGAATCTTGTCCCGACCGTGGGGTTGAACGCCTACCTCGATGCCACCTTGAAGACCGGGCTTGCGGTTCCGGCCTGGTACGTCTTCCTCGTCAACAACGCGGGGTTCACTACCGGCTATAGCGCAGCCGACACCTTCGCAACCCACGGCGGATGGGTGGAGGGTCAACCCTACAGCAACGCGACCCGGCCGGCATTCACGCCGGGAACCATCTCTGGCGGGGCCGTCAGCAACTCCGGGTCCAAGGCGGTTTTCAACATCAATGCCGACATGACCGTCCGCGGCGGCGGTCTCGTAGACAATCCAGTCAAGGCAGACAGCACCGGAACCCTGCTCGGTGAAGGCGACTTTACCGGTGGGGTGAAGATTGTTGGATCCGGTGACACGGTCAACGTGATGGTAACGATTACGATGACGAGCGTCTAAGCCATGGCCCTCCTGTTCGTCGACGGATTCCCATACGACATCTCGCTGATCACCAAACGGTACGACTCGTTTGGTGTGGGCTACAGTCCTTCGATCGGCACGGGATCGGGCAGGACCGCAAACGCGAGGTACTTGATTCACCCGCAATGCGGCGGGCAGTACTTCGTGAAAGCTCTCCCGGCAAACTACCAGCGGATTCTGGTTCAATTCGGATTCTACGCTTCGCAGTGGTGGGGCCCCGGGATCCCGGCCCTTGTCACCTTCTCGGACGGAGATGCGCGGTACGGCGCCCAGCTATCCATAGGTTGTGCTAATGGGAAGATATCTGCCTACCGTGCCAGCAGTGGGGTCGGAACAAAAATCGGTGAAGAGTCTGGCGCGTCGGTGCCGGCAAACGCTTGGCACCAGATAGAGGTGGACGTAACGATCGACAACTCGGTCGGAGCAGTTCTGGTAAAGGTCGACAATCAAACGGTTCTGAATCTCACCGGTCAGGACACCCAGTACACCGCAAACGCCTACTGCAACAAAATCAGATTCGGATACGGGACCGGAACGGAAGGGGACTGGGACGCCAATACGGCCAGATGGTCCGACATCATCATCATGGACACCACCGGTTCGTACTGCAATGCCCTCCTCGGCCCACGCATCGTTCAAGTGTGCGTTCCTACTGCCGACGGATCCTACAAGCAATGGGATCGCAGTGCCGGATCAGACAACTACGCCAACGTAGACGAAGTCCCCCCAGACGACGACACAACCTACAACTACACGGAAACAGTCGGAGAGATTGACACCTTCTCCGTCACACAACTAGCCGCGGCGTCTGCGATTTCTGCAGTGGTTTGCAGCATCTACACCAAGGTTGAGGGCGGCGCTTCCGTGAAGGGGGTTGCTCGAACCGGCACAACCGACGGCTTGGGCCCGGAAAAGGCAGTCGCCGGGAGTTACAACTGGCTGCAGAGTCCAGTCTATGTGGATCCGACTACGGGATATCCATTCACCAAGGCCGGCTTTAATGCTGCCGAGTTCGGCTACAAGAGGGAAACGTAATGTCGATCCTATGGTGCGGTGGAGAGGACATCGACTTTCCAAACGCTAGCACAATTCCGGTGGAGACCGGTTCGACGACATTCCGTTCCGGGTACGGCAGATGCTCGGTGAGGTTTACAGCCTCCCCCTACGTTTACTACAAGTCGACGACCTTCTCTGGCGGTGGTGTAACGTCCTGCTGGCTGTCTGTCTGGTGGAAGATAGACACAGCCAACGCCGGCCGGATGAAGATAGGGATCGGCAAGCTGGGAACGGACAAAGGGATATTCCTTGGTCCCGCAACAAGCTCCGGTGGAAAGGTCAGTGTCGCAACATGGGACGGATCCACGAGAACTGAGCTTGCGGCATCGGCGAGTACGGTGCTTATCAACAACACGCTTCAGAAGATCGACATGCAGCTGTCGAGCTACGGGGGCTCTTCCACAATAAGGGTCTACGTCGATGGCGTCTTGGCCCTCACCTTCACCGGAGACTCGTCGATCTCGGGTGTATCCGATTTCGACATCGTAGTCATCTACACCCACCTGTCCGGTTCGGGAACGGAGTACTTCTCCGAGATGATCGTGGCTACCACTGACACGCGGGCTATGTCACTGGTAACGCACTACCCCAACGGCGCCGGGGATGCGAATGCTTGGACCGGAGCGTACACGGATATCGACGAAACGACGATCAGCGATGCCGATCTGATCGTCGTCGACTCAGACGCTCAGGATGCCCAGTTTGGGCTGTCGAACCTGCCGTCTTCTTCGGTGAACGTGATAGCTACGAAGATTGCCGCCAGAGCATTGAAGACGTCTTCGGCAACAGTCGGCACACTGAAGCTTGGGGTAAAGTCCGGCGGGACGGTTGACGTCGACGCGGGGCAAGCCCTTGCCTCTGGATGGCAAACCTACGAACGCTACATGACGCAGTGGAACGCGGCGGCGATAACCCCGACTCTTCTGGACGCTGCCCAGATCAATTTCAGGTCTGCCACGTAGAGTCCGAGGGGATGTTAGATGGCTGAAGGTGTAGAGGTCAGTAAATCTGTACTTTACTCGGTCCTCGAGCCGACAACCGGGCTTGGCGTAGCGAAGGGAGTACTAGAGTCAGTCATAGAGCCGCCTGCCGGCATAGACATCACAAAGGCTCTGCTGTACTCGGTCCTAGAAAATTCGGTCAACAAGGTCAGCCAGTTAGCGGTAGAAACGATCTATGGAAGCGATGACCCGCCGAGAGTCTCACAGTTCGCCACTGAGACGGTGTTCTACTCAGACGCGGGTCCAAGAGTGTCGCAGTTTGTACTTGAGGTCATCGTCAAGGAAACCGGTGGATTACTGATCAACCCGGACTTCTACGGTGGATTCAGCGCCATGAGAGGGGGCTTTTAGGTGGACATCAGAACCCGCGGAGCCACATCTCAGATGGTTCGGGTTTTCATCCCCGACAACTCGAGTACGACAGGTGCGGGAAAGACCGGCCTGACCAACGCCAGTACGAACCTCGTGATTGCCTACCGGAGGGAGCAGGGGGCAACCGTGACCTACACGGGGGCCAACATCGAGGACATCACGACTCCCGGGACCTACCAGGCGCCCACGGGCTCGACGTACTGCAGGTTCAAGGCGGTTGACGCGACCAACTTCCCGGGGATGTACGAGATCCAGTTCCACGATTCGGCAACGATCTTCGGAGCTGCCGACGCCTCCGCAAAGGTCCAGATCAACATTTACGAGGCCACGACCACGGCACTGAACATCGGGCCGAATATGAAGGAAATCCAGCTTACGGCATTCGACCTTCAGGTGGTGACGGAAAGTACGATCGCGGCGGCGCTTGGCGCTCGAATTGCAGAATCACAGGGGAACTACACTTACGACCAGATCCTTTCGATTCTGCTGTCGGTACTATCTGGCGTCACGGCGAATGCCGGAAAGACGTTCAAGACGCCGAACGGGGTTGCTACAAGGGCTGTGGTGGTGACGGATGCCAACAATAACCGTACCTCGATGACGCTGACACCGTAGGAGTTAGAGTGTCTGAAGGTGGAGTTGGATACTTCGCGTCAGGGTTCTGGGATCTCGATTACTGGGAGACCAACTACTGGCCCGGGCAGCTGATCTTCAATGTGGATGTCGCCCTAGGCCTCGAGGCAGAGGACGCGGTATCAGTAACACTTGACGCTTCCCGGGAGATCGCCTTTGCCCTGATTGTTGATGAGTCTATCTCGGCAACGATGATAACCAATCCTACGATCGCGTTTCCGATCGAGGTTGAGTTCTCGCCGAGGGCGATGGCCGACTTTCAAGTCGCTCTCGAGTTCGACATCGAGACGCTCCAGCGATTCTTCATAGAGGTTATTAAGAAGATCGCAACCTTGATCCTGAGGGATCACCCGGAGTGGGATGCTAAGCTGGGCGACTACGAGCTCGAGACCCTCGTTTACAGGGCTGCGAGCGAGGTTGCGCGAACGTGGAGGGCGCAGGTGAGCATTAGAAGCGGGGAGGCCCTAGTTAGAGATACGGCGGTTGACGCCCGCCTGTCGGATAGGAAGATGCCATGAACACGTACGACATCGGTGACAGGATCGTCTGCTCCGCGACTTTCGTCGATGCGGACGGGGAGCCAGTTGACCCGGATACCGTATCATTTGAGATGAGGCTGCCGAACCGGTCGAAGGTGACCAAGGTCTATGGAACCGATCCTGAGGTTCAAAAGACCGGAGTCGGGGTCTACGAAATCTCAAGGGACGTGGAACTGTCGGGGGACTACTACTACCGGTTCTGGTCTACCGGGAACGGCAAGGCGGCAGGCGAGATGCACTTCAAGGTTCGCTGGAGCAACGTACTGGAGAGGTAGGTTATGGCCAAGATCGTTACCAACGTCGGACTTGCGATCGTCGCTGCCCGAGTCAAGGGGAACGGCACCGAGCCGCTTTACATCGCGTGGGGAACCGGGGCGGGGACCGCCGGCGCCAACGACCTAGCCCTTTTTACCGAGGCCTCAGAGGCGCGAGTGGCCGGAGTTAGCCAGATCACCACGATCTCGGTTACCGGTGACACCTACCAAGTCTCCGGCAGTTTGGCGGCAAATGCGGCCAAAACCATCACGGAATGGGGACTCTATGACGCGCTAGTCGGTGGAAATCTGATTCTCCACGAGACCATTTCTCCGGGTCACGCAGTCGCCCTCGGGCAGGTTATCAGCTTCGTTTTGAAGATTCAGTTCATCAGGTAGGGGAGTGAACGATGGCTATCCGAAAGTATTGTGGCTTTGAGTTGATGGACAGTACCGCTGCGAAGAACAGCAAACTTTTCACGGTCTGCCGTAGGAACGGCTTCGGGGCCATCAGCCTAGCTCCGTCGATGGTCACCGTATCGGACGTCAACCCGAGGAATGCTCTGGGAAAGTGTCTTTTGGACACGGGCGGTGGGTGCGAGATCCGCGACGGGATTGGCGCAAGCCTTGGGACGATGATTCTGTCTTTCGGCTACTACCTGACCGACAACACGGTAACCGACGTCAACATTGCGGAGTTCTTCGACGGCACGACGATCCAGTGCTACATCCGGGTTCTGAACCGTACAGTGAAAGCCTACCGTGGCAACGGGACCCTGCTGGGAACGGCGAGTACCGAGGTCAGCCAGTCGACTTGGCATTGGATTGAGATCAAGGTCGTTTTCCATGGAACGACCGGCTCAATCGTCATGCGAGTCGACGAGCAGGTTATTCTTTCGCTGACCGGTATCAACACGATCACGTCGACGACGGCGGGCGCGGACGGATGGGCGATCGGCGGTCAGAGGAATGGCGCCCTATCCGACGCCAATCCCGTAGGCGTCACGCTGCAACAGTGGGATGACCTGATCGTGATGGACACGACGGGAACTTACTGTAACGACTTCATCGGCGACCGGAAGGTCAGTGAGTTCTCCCCAACCGCGGACGGATACTACACGCAGTTCACCCCGCTCTCTGGGACCGACCATTTCGAGATGGTCAATGAGGTCCCTCCGGACGACGACACAACCTACAACTCTTCGCAGACCGTCGGAGACAAGGATACCTTCACATTCGGAACCCCGCTCACCAACCCGAACACCACGATCGCGGCGGTTGGCTGCACCGCCTACGCTCGCTGTATCGACGGTGGTGGTCACACCTTCGTCGGCATCTGCCGGTCTTCCGGAGTCGACGGAGTCGGGTCAGTCGTTCCAGTGCCGAGCTCCTATAACTGGCTCGAATCTCTCATCTACGTTGATCCGAATACGGGATATCCGTTTACCCGCTCAGCGGTGAATGCCGCGGAGTTCGGCTACAAGATCAACTCGTAGGGGGAACCATGGCTGTCGTTCGGGCTGTCGGCTTTGAGTTGACTGACGATAACGATCTTGGTGCCACCGCCTCGTGGGGTCTGTACGCTCGCTTCTATAACGGCTACTACTGGGTTTCCTCCGGCAACTTCAGTGTCGAAGGGGCAGACTACGCTCGGCATGGCATCGGAAGCTGCCTGAAGATGACAGGCAGCGGGTGTCTTGAACTCGCCGGATTCGGAGGATTACCGAGGGTTATCGTCGGATGCGGACGGTGGATCAAAACCGACGGCACCGGAGAGATGGCGCTCGTCGACTTCTGGAACTACAACAACCGTCACGCCGGAGTCCACGTTGTCAACAAGAACATCCTTATCTACGACGGCGGCAATGTTCTAGTCGGTCACGGCACACACGAGTTTTCAGAGCAGACTTGGCATTGGGTCGAAGTCGACTTCACGGTTGGAGGATCCGGCACCGGTTGGTTGGAGTGTCGGATAGACGGAGTAATACACTGGTCTGGAACGGGAAACTTCATTTCAGCCGTTCCCGGGACCAGTGCGATCATCGACGAGATTAGGTTCGGCGGGACCTTCACCGGGCCGATTTCGATGGGCTGGCCGACTGCGGTCGACTACCACCTTCTTGACGACGTCGTGATCATGGATGCCACCGGAACCTACATGAAGAGCTTCATAGGGGACCTCAAGGTCCTCGAGGTCGCTCCGGTGGCGGACGGATTCTACTCCGATTTTACGCCGTTCGAGGGTACGGACAATTACGCGATGGTCAACGAGAGCCCGGTTGACTGGTCGACCGGAGGAAGCAACTCATACAACTCGGCAGATACCGTAGGCAACAAGGATACGTTCACCTATGGCGGGGCCGTGATCACGAATGCTTTGACCAGCGTCAGGGCCCTTGGCATCAGCGTTGAGGGGAAAAAGCTGGATTCTCTCCCGCACGGATTGAAGGTTGTCGCCCGTAGGTCTGCAACGGACTCCTATGGCGACAACGAGAGCGCTTACGACGTCGAATTCTTGTGGCGCCAGTCGTTCCTATACGTCGATCCAGTAACGGGATCGCCCTTTACGGTTGCTCAAGCCAACGATGTTGAGCTTGGGTACCAGTTGGCAAGCTGACTATGGCCGAGATAAATCGGATCCTCAAAGCCGGCGCGATCTTCCTCTCCGGCGGCAATGCCGTAGCAAGATTCACGACGGACGGTCTCTCCCTCATTCAGGGAGATGACCCAGTCGTCAGGAATACGGTATTGGGCGCGTCAGTAATCCACGGCGACGACCCGACTAAATTTATCTCACAGGCCGGAGTAGCTGCGGTGCAGGGCGACAACCCGCTGATGCTCGTCTCGCAGACGGCGGGGGTCATCATCTGGGGTACCACAGAGCCGCCGACGACACTGGTAGTGACGAGCGTCTTTCAGGTAAGGGTGGTCCCCGAAACCTCCGCGACGGTCCAGCCGACCGGGGAAGAGCCTCCGGAGCCCGGTGAGCCCGGAGGGGGAGATGCCGTATGCGTTCCGTTTGACACGGGATTCGGTGTGCCGACAGCCACATTCACGAAGGAGTCGCCGCCAACCGCTACGATCAGATTTCAGCTAAGGTGAAGAAATGTCCAATACGTTTACGATGTATCGCGGAGACACGGTCAGCCTTCTGGCTTCGGTCGTCGCCAACGGGGCGGTCTACGACATCACGGGGGCAGCCATCTACTTCACCGCCAAGTGGAACTACACCGACGAAGACGGCTCCGCGGTGTTCCAGAAGTCGATCGGCAGCGGAATATCGGTGACGTCTGCGGTCAACGGGCGTTTCACAGTGACGATATCCCCCACGGATACCTCCAGTCTGACGAACGGGAAGCACCAGCTTCTATGGGATTGCCAGATGGTCACCTCACAGGGAAGCATTTACACGCTCGCGTCTGGATACCTAGTCGTTTACCCGGACGTCACGCTGAGGACGAGCTAGTGGATCATGGCGACATCGAGAGAGCTGATCGACCAGGCGCTCCGGCGCCTTAACGAACTTCTACCAGAAGCCCCGGTCCGATGGACGAGGGACGAGCTTGTCGTATTCCTCAACGACGCCCTGAACGAACTCAACCTGATCGCCTTCGACAGTCAGGATACTTTCGAGGTTGACGTAACCAACGCAGAGAACGTCTACGATCTTCCGGAAGGAATCATCTCCCCGGTATCAGCCCGCCACGGAAGCCACTACCTGCACCGCCAGCCGGTCGACGCAATGGACAACGAAGCCGACTGGGAAGCTGCGAACGAGGTGAGGAGGGACATCCGCAGTTGGTCATCGTTGGGCTTGAACAAGATTCTGATCTACCCGCGCCCGCTACTGGCCGGGACTGTCTACGTCGAGGGTCTGGCAGAGTACGATCGCGTGTATGACGATGGGCTTCCCCTCCCGTGCCGGCCTGAGTACGAAAGGGCCTTGGAGGACTACATCGTATCTCGGGCGATGTTCAAAGAGGGCGGTGCGGAGTTTCAGCAAGGCGGTTCCTTCTACATCCGGTTCATTGAAGTTGTCCAGCAGCTCTCCGGCCGCAACGTGCTGAGGAGCTTCCCATCGTGGGATGTCAGGGAGGCCGTAACCTCGGAGTCTACCCTGAGGCGCGGGGCGCAAGAGGGGACGAAACAGTAAATGGCGACCACGGTCAGGGAATTGCTGCAGCGGGTTGCTCTCGATCTCCAAGAGGAGGACGAGAACTTCGGGGCCGGAGTCTGGACACAGCAGGAGATGATCGAGTACGTCACCCATGCCGAACGGGATTTCTTGCGGCAGACCGGCATCATCAAAGAGGATGATACGGTTGTACTCCCGGGTGGAAGTTCCCCTCTGGTCACGAAGACGGCGCAAATGGGTGATATCGAGAGGCTTTCGTTCGACCGCAAGCGTCTCCGTCGGGTAACGTCATGGGATCTCGAGCGAGAGGATCCCGACTGGAGGAGCAACACAGTCGGTCACCCGCGGTACTACCACGAGGACCATCTGCCGATCGTGCAATGGGAATTCGACAAGATCCCGGCAGCAGGAGGCACCTACAGAGTCTTCTACGATCTGATCCCAGACGAGCATAGCCACGACCTCAACGAACTGATCGCTGTGGCCGACCCTTGGGAACCGTACATCCGATGGGAGGTGATAGCATTGGCGCTGGCAAGGGACGGAGACAACCAAGACCTCGCCAGAGCCGCGTACGCCCATGCGAGGTATATCGTCGGGGTGCAGCTGGCGAAGCGCCTGATCTACGGCACTCCGGTAACGGACTTCCCGGGAGCGTAAGATGCCACAGGAGATGAAGCAGGTACCAATCACCTTTGGTAACACCGGGATTGTCCTACGCAACATTCCGGACGAACTTCCCCTGACCGGCTACAAGGCCTTGGTCAACGTCGTAACCGATCGGGAGAACTCGATCTCGGTCCGCAAGGGATTCTCCCGCCTAAACGGTGGTCTCTCCACTGGCCCCCACTCGTTGTTTTTCCTGAGAGATGGAGACGGTCGCCAGTGGCGCTACGCAATCGCCAACAGGGAGTGGTGGGTTGCCCCCGTCATCGACCCTAACGACGAAGACGTATGGCCGGTGGCGCTCGGGACCGACTTCTCCGAGATACCGGGTGGCGGCTCACTGTCGGACGACACGGATCCCCGGGCATTCTTCGCAAACTACACGCTCTCTGGGTTTGAGAGCAAGCCCTATGTCTTCATGGCGGACGGGAAGAAGTTCCTGAAGCATCCGGGCGGTAAAGCCGCCGGCAGAAGGATCGGAATACCCGCACCAACAGAGGCGGTCACCGTACTGACATTAGCGAATGCCTACACCCGGATTGCTGACTTCGAGGATCACGATGCGTGGACGGCTAATGATGCCACCCTAGACGCGGTGGCAAATGGCATCAGAGATGACAGTCAGGGAGTGTCGTTCACAATCGCATCTGGGACAAAGGTCGGGTACGCCACGATCACAATGATCGACCCGAACAACTACCCCAATGAATACGTCATGGAGTTGGGGAACAACGACAGATCCGAAGCCATCGAGTTCTGGTTCCAGTTTCCCACCGAGGCGGATGCGCTCAATGTCAAAGAAATCGTCATCTCGTTCGGGTTGAGTCTAGTTGCGGGTGACGATTCATTTTCCACCTGCTATGAGAAGGCAGTAGCTACCAGCGCGTTGACGGCCGCGGCTCAGCCGTCAAGCGACACTGGCTACGTTGACTCGGTCGACGGAGCTCAGACTACCTACGGTTACACTCAGTCAAAGTACCGCTCCCCAGATTACTCAGACTCGGCTTACGCTGAAAGCTATCCCGAGACCAATCAGGATGCTTTCAACGATTACTCCCTTGGCCAGCCAAAAACGATGCAGGCTGGCGTCGGTGTGTGGCAGGGGTACCGGATCCGAAAGGATGACTTCGGCCGGGTAGGGACCAAGGAAGCCGATCACCCGGAGCTCAACTGGGACACAGTGACGGCGATGCGAGTCACTGTGCGGCTTGTAGACTCGCCCTCAGCAGATGGGACGGTGTACCTCGACGATTGCTCTGTCCTGACGACCGGGAAGCTGTTCGGAGAGAATCTGATCTGGGCCTACACCTATTACAACTCGGCGACAAACACAGAGAGTGACCTGTCCCCGGTAGCCGCGACTCCCTACAACGCGCCGGCAGAATACGCCCAGTTTCAGATAGTCTTCCCCCAAACGGCTGCCACTGACGCTCCCGCAGCCGCACCGGACTACATCCGGTTGTATCGCATGGGGGGGACGGTTCAGCAGTTCCAGCTCGTCGACAGCATTCCGTATGTAGGGACCCTAGGCGATACAACCATTCCGGACCCCTACGACGACAACATTCCGGACAGCCTGCTCGGAGACCTTGCCGATCTCGACAACCAGCTGCCCCCAGACGAGGTTCGCGGGGTCGAACTGTTTGATAACCGCCTTTGGACGTGGGGCGGGTCGATGATAGCTACCGGGCTGGACGGATACCCGGTTGAGATTCCGGAGCCGCCCAACCGGCTGCGTTTTTCAAAGAACGTCGATGTGGAGCATTTCCCGGCCGCGAACTACATCTACGTTGGGACCGGGTCGGAGAAGATCCAGCGCGTCAAGGAACATGACGGAGAGTTGCTCGTTTTCACCCTGACTCAAGTCTACCGGGTAGTTGGATCTGCTGGAAACTACCGTGCGGTTTCAACCGCGGTCAACCAAGGCCTGAAGAATCCCTTTGGGCTGGCCAAGGGAACTCGGGCTCTGTTCATGCAGGCCTACGATGGGATCTATGAGTTCCCATCCGGCCGCAAGATCAGCGAGCCGATCAACCAGATATTCTTCGGCGAGATCGACCTGAGCATTGTCCCCGCCCCCCCGCAGCCGTTGGTCAAAACGACCAACGAAATCCCCCCGATCTACCCGGGAAGGGAGTCAGAGGGGTGCATGGGGTTCTGGGACAACAAGCTGTACTTTAGCTACTGCTCGACCTCAGACCCGTCGACCACCCCGGACTGCACCCTCGTCTGGGATACGATCTACGAAAGGTGGCACTGGTACCTGTACGGTTGCTCCTGCCTGTTCACCGAGCCGGAGAACAACTTCCTCGTAGGAGGCGAGCTGTACGAATGGGAGGGAATAGTCGATAACCGTCCATACAATGCGGCTTACGGCGGTATCTGGCCGCTCCACCTAGAGGACGGGTACGTTGACCAGCTCAGCGAGCCGGTCGGAAACCGCGGGATCTTCTGGGCCCTAGATACCCGTGAGTACGACCTCGGGATGCCGGATCAGGAAAAGCGCTTCATCGACATAGTCGTCGATGCCGACACGCAAGGCACCCCGATCACAGTGCAGATGGGCTTCGACCTGACCGGGGAAGAGGCGAAGACTGCCGCCCACGAGCCGATTGGGATCTGCAGGACGAATGGGCGCGAGCGTACGGTTCTGCCGATCTTGCTGGGAGAAGGTGACAGCAAGCTTGCCACCCGCGCCTCGATCAGGATCCTAGCGAGACAGGCCGTCGACGCCACTTCTTCGATACGGCTCTACAAGGTAGTCCACAGATTCTTCATCGAGCCGCCTCGGCACAAGACCTTCGTCACGGACTGGTCGGATCAAGGGAAACCGGGTCCTAAGTTCTTCCGCGAACTGTGGATCGAGATGGACACGTTCGGGCTGGACCTAGAATCAATCGAGGTTCAGATCGACCAGGCAGTCGCCCAGGTCTTGACTCAGGGACTCAATGCGGACGGACAGACGAAAATCTACTACGGCCTGCACCCGGACATCCGGGGGACGCTGGCCCGGCTCAAGGTGGTCCCGTTTGCGGACAACGAGGTCAAGGTCTACGACTACGAATTTCAGGTCATCCCAGAGCCGCCCTGCATCAATACCCTGCAGTTGCCTTGGCAGGACAACGGCTTCCCGTTCCGTAAGCTCTGGAAACACGTCCAGATCGACATCGACACGGAGAACCGGCCGGTTCAGTTCTACTTCTGGCTCGACGGCGTGATCGTGCAGGAATTCACCGTACGGACAGAGAAGCGGCTGCGGTTCCTGCAGTCGTTTGACCGGGACCTGTTCGGGAAGCTCGGGCGCCTGACGGTGGATGAGTCGTTTCTGGATCCGGAGTGCTGCCTGCCACTGTGTTTCAGGTACTACGGGGAGTCGTTCGCCACTGACCAAATGGTTCCTGACACCACGATATCCGATTCGTGGGAACAGGTAATGAGCTTCGACAGGCTCAAGGTTCTTCGGCGCCTGTGGGTCGCCATGCTCAACCCGGATGGGGACGTTAACCTCGATGTGTACGTGGACAACGAACTTAGGATGAACCTGACGATTCCCATGGAGCAAGTCTTCGTGCGGTCGTTCACCAAGCGCCGGCTTGACTTCAAAGCGGGCCTGAAGGGGCGACTATTCCGGTTCGTGTTCACGTCTCCGTTCGCCTTCGAGCTGCACTGGGAGAAGAGCGACATCGAGCTGAAAGACGTCAACACAGAGGACGGCTACCGGAAGGAAAAGATGATGCCGCCGCAGACGTACTAGGAGGGTTATGTCAGAGTACTACCAGATATCCTACGACCCCAAGGGTTCCGACGGGATCAAATGGGAGAGGCTCAACTTCATTCTGAAGAGGATCTTCGAGGCAATCGAGAAGATAGACTCGATGAACGGACCGGTCGTCCAGCACAACAACATGGACATGGGGGGTCACAAGATCCTGAACGGGCCGGCGAACCAGCAGACCGCGGCGTCAACCGAATTCGTCACGAAGGAATACATCAAGAGCAAGGAGGCGGCAGAGGCTATCAGGGACAACCTCATGAAGGGCGGAAAAGCCCCTCTCCCGACGCCAACGCCATAGAACGACATGGGATGCTGCGGAAAGAAGAAGAGGCTTACAGACCTTCCTGACATCGTGACGATGGCTTACAAGGCCTTTCGTCCTTTCAGCTTCTCCCCACAGCCCGACCGGCCGGGCCGGATGTTCGGCACTTACGGTGAGAGGGTGAGGGTCAAGCGGGAGGACGTCCAGACCTATTTGAGCAGCGGTCTGTTCGAGATAGTAGATTGACTTCAATATGTTACGGTAGTGACGGGATTTTGCCGGAGGGGAGATATGCAAGGAGCCGTTGCCGAGAAGATGGATTTTCAGTTCAGACGGGGCCACTTCACGTTGGTCCCGTACAGGGTAGATGACGGGTCGACATCGCAGCAGGGCCTAGTCGATCTGTACTTCAGAATTCACCAAGACGGTCTGCAGGAGATCGTGTTTCACGAGAACCCGGAGATGACTCTCCTGCAGTTCATGAACTTCATGTCCAGCCCCAGAACCTTCCTCAGCGTTTTTGCGCTGATGGACGAGCAGACGGACAGCGTAGTTGACGTCGTTGGAATGGCGTGGCTGTCAGAGACACAGAACTGCTGCGGCGGGACGCTCAACAAGGCGATCGGATCGTTCCTGTTCTTCAAGAACTACCAGAAGCCGGCCTACACCGATCCGTGCCACGAAATCCTGTTCGACTACTGGTTCAACCTTCTGGGGTTGCACACGCTGGTTGGGCTTACGCCGGAGCCTAACCGTGCGGCTTTGCTCTTCGTAAAGAGGCTTGGCCTCAAGGAAATCTGCCGGATCCCTCGCTACACCACGTACGAGGGCAAGGTATGTGCCGGGGTAGTCTCCCAGCTTACGTCTGAAGACTACTTCTCCGGGCTTAGGAGCTAGCCATGGGTAAAGGGGATATGGGCGCGGCCCGGATTCAGGCCGAGAGCGTTGCCAACATCGGCAAGGAAATGACCGGGATGGCGAAGGAGCTCTGGGGTGAGACCTCGCCCTATCGGAAGCTTGCCGGCGGAACGTGGTCCGACATCGTAAAGGGCGGACAGAGTATGCAGCGGGCGATGGCCCCCGCCATGAATCAGGCGACAGGCCAGTTCGGTGTCGGCTACAACAAGATCAAAAACGAGCTCCCGCCGGGTGGTCTGCGCGATATCAGTATGCGAGACATGAGGCTGTCTGAGGCCGGAGCCAAAACCGGTATGGCAAATGCAGCTTGGTCCGACGCCCTGACACGCCTTGGCGCCTTCTCCCAGTTCGGAACCCAGTCTGGAATCGGGGCGATGGGAGGAGCCGGCAATCAGTTCCAAGGTGCGGGCGGCATGTACACCAACCTCGCCCAGCTCGGGGCCCAGAACGCGGCCGGTATCGGCCAGGGTGTCGGTTCCCTTGTGGCAATGATGTAGTCCAATATCGGAGGCGTTATGGGCGCATTTCTCGGTGGACTAGCCGGCGGCGCCGCGGCCGGTCTCGCGGCAAAAGAAAAGGGCGGGAGCCTCGTCGATCGCTTCAAAAAGGCTATCGGCAAGGGTGGTAGTAGATACTCTCAGGAAGCCATGGAGCCCTTGCCGGAGGGTCAAGAGGGTCCCGTGATTCCTTCTCGGGTGGTTCGGGAACCTCTCCCAGAAAAACGCAAGGGCGGACGCATCAACAAGACCGGGGCGTACAAGCTGCACAAGGGAGAGGTTGTTATCCCGTCCGAAATCGTCTCAAAGGTCCAACGCCTGACAAAAGCCCGTAAGCCGAGCCGGAAGGCCAGCAGGAGGTAGTTATGCCCGGATGGGGAGAAGCTTTCGGCGGATTCATGAAGGGCTATCAGGATACCATCGCCCAACGCCATCAGGAACGGCAGCGTCAGTTTGACACGCTCATGCGGGCGTCTGACGACTACATGAAACACGCCCAGATGGAACGCGCCAAAGGCCCGATGGCTAACGACGATCTGGCCAGAGAACTAGAGGCGCAAGCACATCAGGCCGCATTTGACGCCGAGAAAGCGATCAATCAGAAGGTCGGCGGGCTGGCGAAGGTCGGGCTTCTTCTCGGAATCGGTAGGGGGGGTAGCAAGGGGAAGGGCGCATCCTCTCCTCAAGACAGGGCCGGCGCTGTGACACAAATGGCCGGGCAGCCGGGGACCGGGCTATCAAAGCCGCCCGAAGAGCCGGCCAAGCCGGAGGGGCGTCCGGAAAGCATTAACACGCCGCCGCCAGAGCAGAGCATGACTCCGGGTATGGCGTCGATGGAACCCGGAGCTGGTCCATCAACTCCAGTGATGACCACGGGGTTTACGAATGCCGGGCCGCTGGCCGGCCGGGGGCAGTCGCAACCTCCGATCTATGGTCGACCAACGACCATGGGTCCTACCGGAGGAGTGGATACCGCGCTCCGCGGCGGAAGGACGACCCAAGGATTCGCGGGCGAAGGTCCGATGGCCCGCGAGGGCGGGCCTGCTTACGGCCAGCCGACGACCATGGGACAGGTTGAGTCGCAGACCGTCCCGACACAGATGACAGCGCCCCCGCGGGAAGGACAGGGTCAGCCGCCGGGAGCGCCCACGGGACAACCGCCTGCGGGACAAGCCGGTGGGCAGACGCCGGCAGGACAGGAACAGAAGGCAAGCATTACCCGGCTGGCAGCGGCCATGCCGCCAAAGCCAGAATGGTACCCGAGTCAGTGGAACTGGACGAAGACACGACTGGAAATGCAGGATGCCACCGATAAGGCAGACGCCGCCCGCGAGATACAGCGGAAGTACGCCCGCCAAGACCTCGAGGACCTAAAGAAGGAGATGGGCGACGGATGGAACAAGCTCTCAGAGCAACAGAGGGCGCAAATCACAGCCAACATCATGACCGGAAAAGGCTTCTCACTAGCCGGTACCAGCTACGATCCGTGGGACCGTCCGGGCAAGGGCAAAACGTACCTCGATCCGACAAGCGGCGTTGTGATGTTTCAACCCACAACTGCAGCCGGAGAAAACGTAGGAGATCCTTACCCGGCATCACTTACGACCGCAACCCAAACTCAGTTCCAGAAAGAGAATGCGGACGCGGCTCAATACGCTGCGAACTACGGAGTATCCGTTGAAGAGGCGCGACACCAGCTGGCCGACCAGCGATTCCGCGGTATCAAAGCGAAGGTCGGGAAGCAGGAGCTAGACCTTACCTACGCCTCTCTCCGCAACGAGAGAACCAAGCTCATGAACGAAGCTCAGACCATAAAGAACGAGATCCTGAATGGCAAGAGGATCACGCTCGCGCAGCGGCTTTCGGTCATACGGGCAGCTCACGCTAATGCGTATGAGCAGCTTGGTCCGCTCCAGCTCATGCGACTTGCCGCCACGGATCCAGCGGGACTCGAGCGTGAGGTCAGGAAGGGGGTCGACAAGTTCCTGCAAGACAACAATTTCCCAGACTTGGATACGTTGATGGCCATGCAGGAGGGGAAACCCGCCCCAACTGACGAGGAAAAAGCAAACAAGTTTGTCGACAAAGAAACCAAGGGTGGCGCTCAGAAGCCCGTTACCCCCAAAGCTGATCTTCAGTAGGAGAGCCTGATAGATGGCTACGCAGCCGGTTGACCCGCAGGAGCTAGATCCCTCGCAGGAAGACAGTACGTTCTCCAGCGGCGTCCAGTCGGTAAAGCCACAGGAATCTCGAGAGGAGGCTAACAGGCTTTTCCGTGAGAAGTACAAGCGGGGAAGGGATCTCCTGCTGAACGAGGAGTTCCATCGGTTGACGCCGGGGGCTAGGCGGCACCTGCTAAATATCATCGAACCTGAGCGGTTCGCCAAGGCTCCCAAGGACGTGCAGGACGACGTACTTGGCAGAGACTACAACTCGTGGAAAGAGTATTACGCCAAGTGGGACGAGGAACACAAGCCAAAGGCACCGCCCGAAAAGAGCCTTGGCGAGCGGATCAAGGGGTGGGGGCAGTGGATCGAATCCAAGTTGCCAGACGTCACAGGGCCGCTGGGATCCCCAACCACAGAGACACCCAAGGAAGCTCTTCCAAAGCCGGCTCCTGCCGCTAAACCGCAGGAAGAGCCTTCCCTTACGCCGCCGCCTCAGCTCGGGGCGCCGGTACCGTTCGTACCGTCGGTTCAGAGGCAGAAGATCCCCGGCGCAGTAACGCAGCCCAAGGAAGAGACGGTCTGGGAAAAGGCCGACCGATACTCGGATCAGTACGGAATCCCGAGGGAGATCACCAGAGCAATCATCATGGGCGAGTCTGGTGGAAACCCGAAAGCGGTCAGACAGAACGACGGCGGGAAAGGTCGAACTAGCCGCGGTCTTTTCCAGTGGAACGAACCGGGTGGCATGGGGACGGGCGAGCCCATCGACCTGCAGTTCGATCCTGACTACGTCATCCCGAAGTCACTGAAGTATCTGAAGCCTTGGTACGAAAAGGGGAAGAAGCTCGGCCTCGAGGGCCTAGAGCTTTTGCTGTACATCGGGCGCAAGGGACAGGTCCACGACCCCGTGGAGGGCGGCAGGGCGTACACGAACGCCTGGAACTACGTCATGAAGGGCGGAAAGCTTCCGGAGTACAGCATCGCTGGCCCCGGAACGGCAGCTGAGGGCGGGTCTCTCGCAAAGACAGAGCCTCCTCCAGTCCCGCAGCCCGGACTGGCGCAGCCCCCGACTCCTTTCGCGCCACCGCAAGTCGCCGCGGGTACTCCTCCAGCAGCGCCGCCGGCCCCACAGACCGCGCCGGAGGTCCAACCACCGGCCGTAGACATGACGCAGCAGCCCCCCCTTGCCTCTGACATGGCACCTCCGGGCAGGGCTCCCGTCGCCCCGGTAAAGCCCGGGGAGCCGTGGTTCGAGGGCGGGAAGATCGACATCTCGAAACCGGCAGAGATTCTTACCGGGAAGTCCATTCTTGGACCGCCGACGCTTGAGACCGATCTGGCAGGCCAGCTGATTTCCACCTATCAGGAGCTCACGGCAATAGTCGACGAGATGAAGCTGTCAGACGAACAGCTCGCCAAGGAGTTTCCAGACGGTCCGGATCAGACCAACGATTCTGAAATGAAGAGGTACAGCGCCCTCGTGGCGGACCTCAAAGAAGTGTCGGATCGGGCTCGGCAGAAGAAGAAGGAGATCGACGACCTACAGGCATTCGGCGCCACGCAAGGGATACAGCTGGCTTCTTCTACGGATCCCCGCATGATCCCAATTATGATGCGGGCTCAGCAGGGGAACGTCAGGGACATCCTAGCCGAAGCCATGAAAGCCCCGCAGCGGGTTGTGCCGGGTAAGACGGTACAGATGGACCTGACGCAGAAACCCGAAGATGCGGTGTTGACTGCCAATCGGGATCGCGTCCAGATCGAGAACCTTCTGGGGGACATGGATCCAAAGCAGTTCGAGTCGGAAGCTAGAAGGCAGAGCCGTATCGACGCTGCGATTAAAAGGGCTCACGCTGAAGCTAAGGGGACCGGGCCGAAGGATCTGAAGACATTCGCAGCGGAGATGTTCGAGTACAACGAGAACCTGAGCAGGTTCGAGCCGTCCCGCAAGGCATTGACGCTGACCCCGTTTGTCGGACCCCTCTTCGATGCCGCACACTCTCTGGAAATCCTCGAGGCCGCCCGTGCGATCAGAGACAACCGGGAGACCCCGCATGACATTCAAGTCATAGAAGGATTTCTACAGGAACAGGAGGAGGGCCGAAGAGACACGACCTTCCTCTATGGCGCCGCTGAGATTGCGGCCAACATGCCTGCTTACGCGCTGGAGTTCGCTACTACCGGGGGGGCGTACACGGGGACGAAGCTTCTGCTCGACCAGGCCATGGAGAGGGTTGCCAAGAAGGTAGCCGGGAGAGCGGTTGAGAATCTAGCCAAGAAGGAAGCAACGATACTCGGCGAGAAGGTCACAGGGAAAGCGGCGATGAAGGCCGCGAGAACCGCCGTTACTTCCGCTGCGGCGGCTACCGTGCATACGCTTGTCATGCCGCAGAGGCTACTCCAGCAGACTCTTGAGAACCAACTGCCCACCCAAATAGGCGACCCCAGCAACCTTCAGAGATTGCGCGACCAGTTGGAGCGATGGGACGACGACTTCATGCCGGCCCTCGTAAAGGCTCTACCTCAGCAAGTCATTGAGAACTGGACTGAGCGCATGGGCCTTCCCGGTGAATACGCTCAGAAGGCACTCAAAGAAGCCATCGAGCCTTGGGTAAAGCAGTTCGCCAAGCTGCCCCTGATCAACAAGCTTGGCGCGTTGAAGTCAGCCATCGTCTACGACTGGCTCAAACGCGACCCCACTAGGACGCTCGACGATTTCTTCAACAAGTTCAAGCAGAAGATGGCTTGGCACGGGCTGATCGGTGAGTGGTTTGAAGAGCGGATGGGGGATGTCCTGCGGGAGATCAACCTCCCACTCATTGGGCAGCTGCGCGAGGGGGACAAGGCTCCTCCCATGATCCGGATCTTCACGGATCCCATGTCTGCCAAAGCAGAAGCGATCGACGACTTCCTGTATCAGTTCGGACAGGAGATCGCGGCGTTCTCGGTTCCGACTGCGGTAAAGGGCGCCATATACGCACTCGAACGTGGGATGCGCCGGGCCCCGGCCAAAGCGGAGACTGGCAACCCTCATGGAGTGACGGACGAGGTGATGCGGGTCCTCCGGTACTCCGGCTTCAAGGATGAAGAGATCGCGCAGTGGAACATCCTCGAGCTGCGGCAAGTGCTGGTCGGGGTACTCGACAAGCACAAGGGAGTTCTCCCTACTGTACCGGCTCCGACACCTCCCGCCGAAACTCCCCCTCCGGCTGCGCCTGAAGGCGGTGTTCCTCCAGTAGAAGGCGGTGTTCCTCCAGTAGAAGGCGGTGTTCCTCCAGTAGAAGGCGGCGTCCCTCCAGTAGAAGGCGGCGTCCCCCCAGTAGAAGGCGGCGTCCCCCCAGTAGAGGGTGTTCCGCCTGAGCCGGCGCCCCCAGTTCCAACGCCGAATCAGATCGACTTCGCCGTGGCTCGCATCGGCCGGGAACGCGAGGACCTGATCTTAAACATTGACAGAGCCTCGGAGCGCAGCCGCGTCGAATCACAGATCGAATGGCTTGGCCAAGCCTCCGACACCTTGTCGCAGTACAGGGACAATCCTGTCTCCCCGGTTCCGCAGGAGGTCCTTGACCTAATGGATGCGGCCGGTCCTTCCGACTGGATCCGCAGGCAGCTCGAGCCGAATGAACCGGTCGGTGGTCCTTCCGATGAGCAGATCAAGGCTGCGGCTGAATGGTGGGACAACAAGGATCCCAACCTGAGACTGACGATCGCGCAGGAGATTGGGACACACCTCGACGAGACAGGAAACCCGATCCCGGCCGAGGTTCTGGCCTCGATAGACTCCAGCACATTGCCGGAGAGCGCTCTCTTGGCTATCGAGCGTTCCTACCGGGCGATCTACGGAACCTTCGTTCCTCCGACTTCGGCGAATACACCGTACCCGGGCGATGCGGTAATGACCGCTGCCGTAGCCAGAGTCAGCGAGATCATGGGTCGCCTTGGACTCGACCCGGATCGAATCTCGCGCCGGCTATTCGGCAAGGAATTCTCGCAGCTGGAGCTTTCTGAGGTAGAGAGGCTAGAGCGGGGACTCCTTCCTAAAACGGTTGCTCCGCAGGAACCCGGCTTAACCAAGCCGCCAGAGACTAGAGAGGCGGCAACGCCGGCTGATTCTGTCCTAGTCGGGATGCTTCACGGTCTTGATGAAATGGAAGTACAGGCGTGGCTGGATCGTCGCATGACAGAGATCATGGAAGCCCAGCCACTAGCCGGTGACGAGTCGGCCCGGATGCAGGCAGAGGGAGAGATCGTCGCTCAGGGTCATACGATCCTTGCGGTCATGGAAGAAGGCGACCAGCTCGTTACAACAGATGGGCTGAAATACCAGAGAGTCGGTCAGTCGCTCTATCACGTTCTGGAGAACGGAAAGATCGGAGCCTTCGCCGGCGCTATCTATGGATACGATCACGACCAGAACGGCGAGCTGATCTACGACCCAACAACCGGAGAGGCGAAGTATGTATTCCAGGCGAACGACAACCTTGGGTACCTAGCCGCCAAGTCGAAGATAGTTCGCAAGCCAATCGAGGGCGCTCCGGTTGGGGAGCCGCCGCCGCCCGAAACGACGGAGGCGCCGCCGACGGCTACTCAGCCGACGTTGCCCGAGGATCCCGACACCATCAAACTGCAGTTGGCTAACCTTGCCAACGGCAGCCGCAATGCCGTGTTTATCGCGGCATCCACGATGGCGAAGCTAACCGACGAGGAGAAGGATTCTCTGGAGCTGTGGAACATCATGCCCCCGCTTCGGTTGGTTGATATCTCCGACCATCCGAAAGTCGAGGACGGATTCCTCGTCTACCGATCGGACTCGTACAGCGAGGACGACATTAGTTCGATGCTTGACGCCGGGAAGCTCTATGAGCTCCTCGGAATCGTTGCCCCCAAGGACGCCGACGCCGACGCAGGCGTAATCGTATGGGCGGTCAATCCTGACGGGACGATGACCGTAGCCGGCCATGCGGTCGTTCCGAGGTGGGACGTCCCGCGTCAGGTCCAAGCATTCCGTAACGAGTTCAACGCGAAAGAGGGGAAACCGCTCACACCGATCAGGATCCACGTAGGAACCGCCGAAGAGATAGCCGCAATGGTTTCGGAGGCGGCGCAGGGAGGTCTGCCGGGACCGCCGCCTGAGTCCGAGAACGCCCCGCCCAGTCAGAAGCTAGAGCCTCACCAGATGACTAGGGAGCAGTACGACGCGAGCGACTACCCGCAGCACGAGGATCCCACTGTCCTCGAGCGTGGGCTCGACGATCTTCGCATGACGCTAGTCCACCAGGTCGCTCCGAAGTTCCTGCGGCCGGAGAATCGCGGTCTCTACACGTTCAAGTACCGTAACACGATCACCAGCATGGAAGATGAGATGCACCTGCTGGGAGGTTGGGTAAGAGAAGGCCTGCTTGATAGCGAAATCGAGCTCGCCGAGTGGTTCGAGCTGTGGCACAACAAGGTCGATCAGCTCTTCAACGATCCGGCCATTGACGAGCGTGACATTAGCCCGGACGAGCTCGCGCTGACGAAGGACGTCGCCCATCAGGCCGTCAGGAACTTCGCCCTTGCGGTTGAAGAGGCTCAGTTTCACAACGAGCTCTACGACGACCACCACTTCAAGGCTGTGGAAGAGGCTCTCAGCATCGGGCGCGAGGTTCCACAGCAGGTGCTAGATGAGTACCCGATACTGAGGGACGGCAATTTCCTAGGCTTTGACCTTCCACTTGGATTCGAGGAGCTGGCTCAATTTGCAGCAAAGCGATTTCCTAAGGCACAGCAGGAAGCATGGGAGCAGTACGTCGCAAACCCATGGCACGGACACGAACCGACGGGGAGTTCCCTATTCGAGTTCCTGAGCAACGTGTTTTCTTCATACGGGATCTCTCCGAGAAAACTGAAGAAGGTTCTCGACGCCTACCGAGAGTCAAAGCCGGAGGGTGAGCAGCGCCCGACCACCCCTGTTAACACCAAGCCAAAGCCGGGCCATCCGCTCCCAGACCTCCCCGATGCCCCGGAGGAACTGCACAACTCTTGGGCCGTCCAGAACCGTCTGAGGGTTCTGGGTTTCACGGAAGCCCAGATCCACATGATGACGCCGCAGCAAGCTTACGACTTTGCTGCGGGAGAGATTGTGGCTCAGCCCAGCACGGAAATCGGAAACATCTCGCTGTACACGGTCCACGAAGACAACGAAGCAAACTTCAGGGTCTACGATTCCAGTGGCGTCGAATCCGCGGGACCATTCTCGACACCGAAGGAGGCCGACGAGGTCAGGGAAAGCCTACAGGAGACGCTGAACGAAATCCTCGGACAGGCCGGCGTCGGGACGAAGCCGCCGGAAACGACCACCCCCGAGGGCCCGACAGAGGAAATTGAGTACGAGTCTACCGAGCAGGAAGAAGTCCTCTTGGCCATTCGGGAGGAGAACGAGGACCCAGATAGACCGACCTTCCTCGACACCTTCGAGGTGGACTTAGAGAAAGGCCACTACTTTGTCGCGTCCGGACACGAGGCCGAGATTCTCCTTCAGGCCTTGTACGACAAAAGCAAGCAGTATGACAACAAAAAGGACTGGAAGCTGCACCAAGGGGCCGACGAGCTTATCGAAAAACACATCGCCCATTTCAATCTTCAGGACTCGGAGATCGTAAAGAAGAACCGCGGCCCGATCCTGAAGAAGCGGAAAAAGACAACGATAACTCCACCTCCACCGACGGAGGAGAAGAAAGGCCCGGAGATTACGCCGCCGCCTACCACTCCTCCGACCGAGGAGGTAAAGGGCGAGGACCTGAAGAAGGTACTCACTGGCGGGCTCGGAAGCGACGACCTCGCCAAACTGAAAGGGGCATTCGGCACAAAACCGCCCGGCGCCCTACCAGACGCCAAGGCTGTCAAGGACGCATTCGAGTGGATGCGCGACCAAGGCTACCTCCCGCCCAGAGCGACGATGGAGATCGTCAAGGATGCTCAGGGCCGGGAGTGGGCAGTCCAGAAGATGGACGGCAGAGCCCAGTACATCCTAGGAGTCAAAACCTACGAGGGGTCAGACCTTACCGAGATCGCGTTGCGCGAGATGCTCCAGAACTCCGTCGACGCTCTTAGGGGCATCAGGGATGGAAGAAAGGGAACGATAGGGGTAACTGTCAAAGCCGAAAGAGGACAGAAACCAACGATAAAAATAGTCGACAACGGCATTGGCATGTCGAAGGCGACGATGGGTACGTTCTTTGTAGAGCCTTTCGCGTCCCTGAAGTTCGATGAAAACGGAGAAGTCCTCGAGAATAGTTCTGGAGGATTCGGAATTGCCAAAGTCGCCATCTACGGATCCGCAGATACGATTCGGGTTTCAAGCGTCAACTTCAATCCCGAGACGAGACGGTGGGAAGAGACTTGGTTCGAGGGAACAGGGGATGATTTCCAGACTAAGGGATTCCTTCTGAATTCGGTTGTCCCCACAACCAAGCGTAAGGCAGGGACAGAGATCGAGATTACACTAAACAAACCGTCTCCCTACCCGGCCCTGCTGAAGCAATGGTGTAAAGACTGGCTTGGCAGAAATCGGCTGCCAGAGTTCGACATCAACTTTTTATTCAACGAGTCTCCGGTAATCCCTGCGGAATTCGGAGAGTGGACTAAGCTTTCAGAGATCGGGGACCGCAACTTTTCTGGAGACATATACTACCAACCCGGCGTACACAAAAAGGTCGGGTACGTTAACGTCCATACTCTGGTTAACGGGTTCTCTACGTTCGAGAAAACTTACCGCCTTGACGAGGACCTAGACCTTCCTCCAGAACTTGTCATCGACATTCACCCAAAAGCGGATCCGGCCCATAAGGATCTGGTCTATCCGCTGGCGATGAACCGGAACGACTTCTCAAAGTCGACGGATGCTCTGGTCTTCGAGTGGATAAAAAATACACTCATCGTCAAAGCCGCCGCAGCGGAACGGCAAAAGACTGACGACATCGTCTACAAGGGTTACAACGTCGGGTCAACCCGGTTCAAGGTAGTCGACTCAAACGAGGATCAGCTGCCGCCCGATGTAGTGAAGGCGATATCCAGCGATCCGATTGTGCAAAAGACAATCGAGTTGACGGCCGCTTGTTTCGAGGAGCTTCAGAAGCGAACGGCCGTCCTGCATCCGGATCATGCCGACAGGATCATGAAGGCCAAGTTCCACGGATACGGTCTGGGATCGAGTTACAACGGGATCATATTCCATGGCGACCTAAAGGCTTTTGGGGAAGATCACGATCCGTCCAAGCCATACCTCATATTGCTTAACCTGCACAACCTAGTTCATGCCGGCACCCATTTTGAAAAGAGTGGACTGCTGTCCCGCGACGAGGCGATCACCGTCCACTGCACTAGGATCCTTTCTACCTTAATCGAACATGAGCTTGTCCACACGGTACACTGGAATCACGAAAAGGATTTTGCCGCATTCATGCAGGACATTCGGACATCCTTGGTTCCAGAAGAGACCAAGTGGAGAGGCATCTTAACCGCACACTTCAAGGCTAACGGATATGCGGCCACCACAGCGTTTCGACGATATTTCGATCTCCTCTCTGCCCCGCGGGGAGCGACGGGCGATCTGCTTGGCAAGATTGGGTCATCTGACGGGGTCCCCCGCCTGGTACATGCCAGACCTGAAGTCCTTTCTGCAATGGATGAAAGATCAGGGGGAGGACCCGAAGCAGTACTGGGAATGGATACGGGAGTACAGGGAGGAGACTCATCCGGATTGGCCTCCATTGCCGACATGGGAGGAAGTCGACCCGGTCACATAAGCAGTCTTGATCCGGCTACGAGGAAAAACCTCGTTCTGCTTGGAGCCCATTTCTACAGAGAGCATTCCGTCAAGGAAGAGTGGGCGGAAGCCGTGATCGCCAACAGCGCCGAATGGGTACGGCCGTATCTCGATCAGGTTTACCAGATGGTCGAGAACTACGCCCGGATCATGGGTTTCCGTCGACCTGAGGCGCCGCCCCCGCCGCCGCCCGAGACCCAGACCAAGCAGGAGCAGTACAGGAATCTAGTAGCCAAGGTCCGCGCTGCGATCCTTGCCGGCGAGTCATTCAACAACCGCAAGCTTCAGGCGATGGCCAACGAAGTGTTCGGCGGGCAGCGTGGCGAGGGTAAGTACGAGCTCCGCGACATGTACGACGCCTTCGAGGCCGGGGTCTCCGCGGCGATCGAGATGTCGAACATCGTCGACTTCGGCAACCCGATTGAAACCCTCATGGCGCTCATGGAGCTCCAGTCGAGGCTGGCCGTTCAGTCCGATCGGACCATGGAGCAGATCGACCTCCAGCAGTTCTCGACGCCGCCGGCTCAGGCCTTCGTAGCTGCCTACGCCCTAGGAATAGCGTCAGGTCCGATGAGCGCCTTGGAGCCGAGCGCCGGGACGGGGATGCTTGCGACCATGCTCCGGATCCGCGGGGCTCAGGTAACGGCCAACGAGATCGACGAGCGCCGGCTGCAGATGCTACAGATCCGTGGCTTCACGACCACGGACGTCGATGCCCTGCACATCAACACTACGGGAACGGCTGTATCTGATCTCCGGCCGAACCTCGTCCTGATGAACCCCCCGTTCTCTGCCGGTCCGACCGGTAAGAATACTGCTCACGGGGCCCGCCACATCATGCAGGCCCTCCAGAAGCTATCCCCCGGCGGTCGCCTCGTGGCGATCATCGGCGAGGGGATGGCCCGGGGGAAAGACAAGTTTGTCGGATGGTGGGGCGAGGTCGACCAGAAGTACACCGTCCGTGCAGATATTGGACTCGCGGGGAAGTTCTACCAGAAGATGGGGACCTCCTTCCCGCAGAGGCTTCTCGTAATCGACAAGATCGGTCCGCTACCCAAGGGCGCCGAGATCGTAACAGGAGAGGAATGTTCTCCGTCAGAGGCGGCTGTCCTTCTGGCGAAGATAGCCGAGGATGACATCTATGGCCGTACAACTGAGCGAAGCCAACCGCCAAGCCTCCCTCCTCCTCCAACACCTCCAACTCCCCCCGGGGAACCACCCACTGGTGAAGGCACTGGTGGCGGCTCTGGAGGTGGAGGAGGGCGAGGAGGTACTTCTCGAGGCGGACGACCTGGGGGGCGAGGAGGGGCTTCAGGCGGTGGGGGAGGTGGCGTTCACGCGCCCGGAACTCGTGGAGAGGGAAATCCTCCGGCTCCTCCCAGACCTCCCGGTCCCGGTGAACCCGGACCCGAGGACACTGAAGGTGTGGGGCCTCGAGGTGGCAACGAACCTCCTGTCGAACCTCAACCTCCTCCCGCCGACATAAAGATAGTCACGACGGACAGGAAGATGGGCGAGGAGGAATCGGCCGTCTACGTCCGTTACCAAGTTCGGAAGGCACTGTACGAGGGGGTAACCCCCCATCCGGCGCCGCTGATTGAGAGCGGACCGCAAGCGTCGGTCGACTTCCCAGACGTTAAGGTAAAGCTAAACCTCCCCGAGGATGTCTTCCATCCGCCCCCGGTTCCCGAGGGAGAAGAGCCGCTCGGCCTTAGTGATGCCCAGCTCGAGTGCGTCACGTTTGCAGTCCAAGCCCTGAACGATCTGACCAAGGATGGTCGGCATTATGGGTTCTGGATTGGTGACGGGACCGGTGTCGGCAAGGGGCGCGAGATCGCCGGCATCATTTATCACTACCTGCGGGAGACGGGAAACAAGCGGGCCCTCTGGCTAACCGCAACATCTCAGCTCCTCGAATCGGCCCAACGCGACATCAACAGAGTCATGGTGCCGATGAAGACGATCCACCTCAACGATCCGCGTTATGCCGATGAGGCTCCGGTCACAGACGACGGGATCCTGTTCACGCAGTACAGTACCGCCTCGATCGGGTGGGGTTCGGATCCAAAGAGATTCCGGCAGATAGTCGACTTCCTCACGCCGAGGACAAAGAAGATCCTCGAAGCTGGAGACTTCTGGACAAACCCGGAGACCGGCCTGAGCGAGCGGATCCCGTCTTCGATGGTCGGCAAGGAAGTGGAAGTAAAGGGAGACCCCAAAGACTTCGACGGCGTGATCGTCTTTGACGAAAGCCACAAGATGAAGAATGCCATCCCCGACGATGGAAGCCACTCCGGGTCGACGGGCGGCACCAATGCCGGGAAGATGGGCGGGGAACTATCGAAGGTGTTCCCCAAGGCGAGGATCGTCTACGTCTCAGCGACCGGTGCGACAAAGCCGTCGAACATGGGCTACATGGATCGCCTCATGCTGTGGGGAGCCGAGGGATCTCCGTTCAAGACTTTTGACGACTTCACCGAAGCAATGCGGGCCGGCGGTCTCCAGTCCATGGAGATGCTTGCGCGTGACCTCAAAGCGGTAGGTCTCTTCATCAGCCGGTCCCTAAGCTACGGAGGTCCAGACGCCGAGCCTTGGGAGAAGGTGGAGTATGGCTACGTCGATCACCAGCTGAATGAGTTCCAGGTAGAGCAGTACAACAATGCGGCATCGCTCTTCTCAGAGCTTGTTCAGGCAATGGAATGGGCCGAGAAGAATGCCCACCAAAGGCACGATCAGACTCGCTTCAGCGTGTACTACAGTATGCAGCAGCGCTTTTTCCTCCAGCTGATGACTACCTACCAGATCGGATCCATGTTCGAGAAGGTAGATGAGTGTCTCGCACAGGGGATGGCTCCGATCATCAACATCCTCAGCACCAACGAAACACTCATGGAGGAAATCGTTACTGAGAGAAAGGCTGCGGGAAAGAGCCTAGACGACATCGACCTTGGCCCGCGGCAGATGGTCAGGCGTTTCATCGAGGAGTACTTCCCGACGGAGGAGTTCGACGTCTCGCGGGATCCGATGACCGGTAAACTCGAACACATCCCGACCGGCGAGCAGAACCAGGCTAACGTGGAAAAGCAGCAAGAGCTTCTCGCTCTCTGCGATAGCCTCGTTCTCCCCGACAATCCAATCGACCTGATCGGCCAGCACTTCGGCGGATGGTCGCGCATCTCGGAAATCTCGGGGAGAGAACATAGGCTTGAGAACGGGCAGCACGTATCGGTCAAACCGGACGGACTGAAGCTGACGAAGGGCGACACGAAGAACAACTGGGAGCTGCGCCGCTTCCAGAAGGGCGAGACAGACGTACTGGTCATCACTGCGGCTGGGAACGCAGGGATCAGCGCTCACGCATCAAGGGCGGCAGTGAACAAGAAACGCCGCGTCATGTTCTGCGCCCAACTGTCGTGGTCCGCCGATCAACAGATGCAGTTCTTCGGCCGCGCCCACCGATCCAACCAAGCGTCTGCACCGATGATCTATCTTGTGCGGACGAATGTTCGCGGGCAAGAGCGGCTGATCAATGCCGTATCAAGAAGGCTGGCGAGCCTCGGCGCCTTCACCCAAGGACACCGCGAGGCTTTGGCCGGGTCACTCTTCAACATCGAAGATTTCACGGATGCTTACGGCAAGGCTGCCTGTATGCACACGGTAGCCGACCTCATGGCGGGGAATTTCTACCATCCCGACATGAGCGGTCAGGAGATTCTGACGAAGCTGGGTTATGTCCGAAAGGACAAGCAGGGCAAACTTCACCTTCGTCCGACCGCCGGGAGAAACCCGGAGAACTTCCTTAACCGGATCATGGTCCTTCCGGTCACCGTCCAAAACGCGGTGTTCGATTACTTCTACGCCACCTACACCCGCCTAGTGCAGGCAGCAAAGGAAGCTGGACGGTTCGACGAGGGCGTATCCAAGATCCGCGCCACCGAGATCGACATTAAAGGGGCAGAGCATCTTTACACCGACCCTCGCTCCGGAGCGGAGACTCAGCTCGTCGAAATGGAGGGAAGTTTCGAGTCGCCCAGACAGCAGTTCGAGGATCTCCCGCGGTCAGCTGGCATGTTGGGGTTCTACACCAACAAGCGCAGCGGCATGATTTACGCAGCCTACACTTGGATTGATCCTCAGGACGGGTCTCGCTATGTCGATCTTCGTAGCGTGAAGTTCCGCAGGGAACGGGTCCCGCTGGAAGAGTTCCAAAAGAACTATGCCAAGGAGGACATCGAGCCGGCGCCGGGCGCATTGAGAGTGGCGCAGGATCCGAATGCGCCCAACCAGAAAGCACCGATCCGTTGGTCTAATCCCAAGGATGAAACTCGGTATTACGAGATCATCGAACACGAAGAGAAGCGGGCCGCTCAGGGCTTGCCCAAACCCCCTCGTTCGCTTGAAGAGCGAGAAGCGGTGGAGAGGATGGAGGGCGAGGCGCCGCCGTTGCTTGGCAGGATCACGGTCCCACTGTGGGGCATCGAGCGGGCGCGGACACTTTGGAACATGGAGCTCGCCTCAATCCCTAAGACGTTCCGGGCGCCTATCTACATGGTCACAGGCGCCATCTTCCCGGTCTATGACAAGATCATGGGAGATAACGGACTCCGTCATGTGCGGGTTGTTCGGGCGATCCTGAAGGACGGTAGTGGAATAATCGGGTTCCAAGTACAGGCCAACGAGATCACCGCTCTCAAGCAGAGGCTAGGCCTTGGGACAGAGCTGAAGGCCGAGACCGGCACTTCTCTCTTCCACATGATCCGCTCCGGCGCGAACGTCCAGCTCACGAATAACTGGCAGATTTACATGTGTGATCCCATCCACGGCGAACGACGGATGGAGATCAACATGAGCCGCGCCTACAAGGAATCTCTGGTGGCGCAGCTGCGCGAGTGGGGCGCCATCGTCGAGGTTATCAAGACCCCCGGAGGATCTATGCGGCCCCGGGCTTTCATCCCACTCGACGAGAACGACGGCCCGAAGCTCTTGGACAAGATCATCGAGAAGTACCCAGCGGACAGGGTCATCTCGACTGGTACGGCCGATCCCACGACCCCGCCGGGATCAGCTGGGGGCGGTAGCGGTCCGTCCCCACTGATGCCGTACGACCAAGGAGACGGCAAGAAGAGCATCGACCTCGGCCTTGAAATGGAGCCGCCGACGGATAACTTCCAGGCTGCCAAGGGCGCCCAGTTCTGGGTCGAGCAGGCCATGGAGTCGGCGAAGCGGATCATCGACGGAATAGGAGACGTGTCAGATCAGCGCATGGTTCACAAGGCGCCGATCATGGCCCAACGCCTACTCAACTGGATCCAGACCAACGATCTCGACCAGTGGCTCCTAGAGGGAAACACGGTTCTGGATGTGACCACAGAGGTAAAGAACCACATCCTTGAGAGCCGGAAGTACGACGAGGTGCAGGCCAAGATCGAAGCGAACGCATACATGCCGCATCTATTAAGGATGCAGCAGGAGCTTGACCAGATCACGGGCAAAGAGGGAATCAGCGACCCGAACGGCCCGACGCTCTCGCTCGAGGAAGGTCCCGTGAGCGGGGCGACGACCGTCCCACTACTGCCGCCGCCCTCGGCGATGGCGTCGACTCCACCGGTCCTGCCGCCCGTCGCTGGCTCGACTGCCTTCCAGCCGGGTCCCAACCCGCAGAAGCTAAGCCGCAAGGACCTTGTGACGAAGCACAAGATCCTCAAGGACCTGACTAAGGCACTGAACGTACCAATGAGGTTCGGCCGATTCAGGATGAAGGCGCTGGGGATCTACAAGCCACGCGCCGAGGTCATACGCCTGCGGAAGAAACTTGGCGGCGTCGGTGAAAAGCCGGGAGACCTCGGACCCCTGAACGTCGCCTTCCATGAGGCCGGGCATCACATCAACAAGCTATTGTGGGGTCTCTCCAAGGGGGACTTGAACTACTCCGCGCTCGCACCCTTCGCAACCGAGCTGGAGCCGCTGGCGACCAAGCCACGCGCCGGCGGATCCAAGATTCCCGAAGGGTTTGCCGAGTACGTTAGGCTGTGGGTGACACAGAATCCAGTGGCGAGGGCCTCGGCGCCATCCTTCACTCAGTTCTTTGAGCGGACGCTCGACCTAAATCCAGATGTAAAGAAGGCTCTTACCACGGCGCGAGACGATTTCATTCGCTGGGCAGCGCAGCCGGCGTCGGCTAAAATCCTCGCCCACATCTCTTTCGATGCCCCTATCTACGAGACCAACTGGTGGAGCGGACTGTACACGAAGGTTATCAATCATCTCAATCCGCTAAACAAGGTAGTTAAGAGAATCGAGAAGGAGGCCGGTAAAAAACTGGCAGACCTAAAGGTAGAGGATCCCCACCTTCTGGCTAGGCTGCGGGCTGGCTGGGTAGCAAAAGCCGACCAGTTCCTCAACGTAGACACATTTGATCCCATAAACCTATCACCTACCGGCGACGGATTCCGGGCTATTCTGGAGCCTGTCCGAGACAGGCTGGACGACCTTCGCATTTGTGCCATCGCCCTTCGCACGTTAGAGAAAAAGGGACTGCAAGGGAGAGAAGTCGGCATCACGCTGGATGAAGCTAGGTCTAGTCTTCAGCTTCAGGGCTTTGATCCCAGAACGCTACAGCCGATTACTCCTGAGGCGGCGATGATATGGAACGCCCTCCAAGGGATGTACGACTATCAGGATCGCCTGCTCAGGTACTACGCAGATAGCGGGATGCTTGAGAGAAGCTATGACCCGAATCATCCCGGTCCGTACGAGAAGATCAAGAAGATGAACAAGTTCTACGTTCCGTTCCATCGGCTCTACGAGGCCGGCATCGGGGAAAAATCCGGTGGCTCAAAGGGGATGGCCGGAGAAGGGGTCGGGAACTTGTGGCAACCGGGAAGCTTGAAAAAGTTTACTGGATCTTGGCTTCCAATTCTCGATCCGCTTGAGACGATCATCAAGAACACGTACACGATGATCAACCTCGCAGACCGGAACAGAGTAGCCCAAGCACTCTACAGTCTGTCTCAACTGGATGGTGCCGGCTGGGTTGCGGAGCCGGTTCCGCCTGACATGCGCCCAACCTCGTTCACGCTCTCGGAGATACGCGGCGCCCTCGAGGCGGCTGGGTTTAACCTGTCCGATCCGGACATTGACCTCGATGCGATTGCGACCGTCTTCAGGCCGATCAAGGCGCCCTCTCCAAAAGAGAACATCATAACGGTCCACGTACGAGGAAAGGTTAAGTTGCTTCAGCTTAACCCGGAGCTGTACAACGCTGTGCAAGGTCTAGACGTTGAAGAGGTGAACGTCCTTATGAGGGTCCTCGCTGTTCCGGCGAAGATCCTTCGACTGGGAGCGACCGGAATCAACCCGGAGTTCACGCCGAAGAACATACTTCGGGACGCCGCGACTGCATTCATGCAGACCAGTCTTTACTCCAAAAAGCATCCCCTTGGATTTGTCCCGGGATGGCACTCCCTGATGGGGCTGTGGCACGTCTTCAAGCGTGATGATCTGTATCATGAATGGATCCGTGGCGGTGGGGCTCACGCCGCCATGATTTCTCTAGACAGGGATCACATCAGGCAGCAGTTGACCGACCTAGTGACCCACCCCATCCTTACGGCGATAAAGCCGAGAAAGTGGATTGATTCCTTACGGGTTCTCTCCGAGCTTTCTGAGGAAATGACCAGAGTCGCGGTGTACAAGCTGGCTAGGGACAAGGGTATGCCAATAAGGGAAGCCGCCCTTGAGTCACGCGAGGCGACCTTAGACTACAGTCGCATGGGAGCTAAGATGCTCTCGATTTCCATGACCCATGCGTTCTGGAATGCCGCGGTACAGGACATTGACAAGTTCGGACGAACCATCAAGGAGCGGCCATATGAGTCTGCCATCAAAGGCTCTGCGCTGGCCCTTATCTCAGTCCTGTTATGGTCGGTAAATAAGGACGACGAAAAGTACCAAGAGCTGCCGTGGTGGCTGAAGGATTCGTGCTGGCTCTTTCCCACCAAGGGAACGAGCCTGTACAAAGTAACGCCGTACGTTCCGATTCCAAAGCCGTTCCTATGGGGCTATGTCTTCTGCAACACCGCAGAGCGCATGTGCGAGTGGATCCACCGTCGGGACAAAAGCGCGATTGACGAGTTCCTCACTAATACATTTACTCAGGTCCTACCGGCCGTCCCGTTCGCCCAGGCGACGGGCATCATGCCGCTACTCGAGAACTACTTCAACCACAGCTTCTTTACCGGTCGGATGATTGAAACTCCGCACATGCAGCTCCTTGAGCCGGAGGATCGCGCTGAATGGTACACGTCGAAGGCTGCCGTCACGACGTCGAAAGCGATCGCCAAGATATACCATGAGATGACGAAGGTCTTCGGTGAGGATATCTTCGACTTCCGGGTCAGTCCGGTGAAGCTGGAAAACCTCATGTTCGGTTACACGGCGGGGGCCGGCCGCATCGTGACGCGAGAGGTGGTCGACCGCCTCATTCCCGACTCAGGGCCAACCGATCCCACGCCCAAGATGGTAGACGTTAGCCTTGCCCGCACTTTTGGAGTAAGGTACCCCAGCGGGGGACTGGTCAGTCTACAGAAGCTACAGAAGCGGTTACAGCGCCTCGAGATGAGGTACCAGAGCTTCCGTGAGGGCATAAAGAATCCCGGCAGCGTGTCCGCTCCACAACTTACTGACGACGAGTGGGCAGAGTACGCTACCCTGAAAGCGGCAGGAGAAATCATCCGCCTGTACCATGGCCAAGTGAGGATGGTTATCAACTCTAGGAGGCCGGAGGCTACGCCCGAGCGGAAGCGGAAGGACATCGACGCCTATTATCTGTCCATGCTGGCCATGGCCCGATCGGCCTTGAAGGCAGCAGACGCCATAAAGGCGGGCCGCGCCAAGGGGCTCACGCAGGATCAGATAGGACATGAACTCGAAAAGCTGAAAGAGGAAGAACTCAGGCTTGCGCCTTCCCTGAAATGGCCGGAAGATGAAGCTGTCCCGGCCAGCCAAGAGAACGCACTGCCTTCTCCCCCTCCAATGTAGAAAGGGGGGCAAAAATGGGGGAATTGTCAGGACACGGCTCAACTGTCCGGGCCCTTCTGCCGCTCTCCATGAGGTTAAGCTCTATGAAAATAGACTTCGGCGAGACCCGGGAGAACCTAATAAGGCTCCGGCACATCTATAACGCTTTGGTACACCGGGTTCGGGTCTTACTGCTGGAGCGGAACGAGGCCCATGCGCGAAGGTCCGCAAGGACGATAACGGATCTAGTTGAGGCTGACACATACGTCGCCGGCACCTCGAAGGATGCAATCCCCATGTTGTCCGGGCCGCTCGATTTCATCTGGACGGACCTGACGCTTCACGACAGCGAGGGAGTCGACGTCGCTAGACTCATAAGAAGGTATCATCCACACACCCCGGTCGTTGTCGCTACAGAACTGCGGCCAGACGCGGAGCTTCTCTCTGAGCTCAAGACGCTTGGGATTTTCATAGTCCTAGACAAGCCAGCAACCGCCGACGAGATCAGGTTGGTACTACGACTGATGAGAGTACACACGATGCCTTGCTTGGACTGCCCAAAGCTTGAGCATTGGAGGAGGCTCGATGCCGAACGATGACAGAATCAGTTCGCCGATCATGACCGGGACCGACAACGGTTGGAGGGAGTGGTCGCGGTACGTCCTGAAGCAACTGGAAAGCTTACAGGAACACAATGAGAAGATGTCCGCTCAGATCGACGAACTCCGGCTGGAGCTTGCCGTTTCCAAGCTAAAGTCTGGGTTTTGGGGGGCGATCTCAGGTATTGCTACTACCGTTACGGTGATAGGTATAGAGTATCTCCGGAGGCGCTAATGGTGGAAGCCAAACTGAGTCCAGAAGCTAGAGAGTACCTGAACGTCGTGCGGTGGAGGTCGGCGATCATCGTTGGCTTCGTCATCATGGCTGTCCTGCAAATTCTGGGGATCGCTCACGACAGGATAAGCGCCGGTCGTGTCTACGAGATCCAAGCGCAGGTTCAAATCAACGCGGAGCTCATCAGGTCGAACACGGAGATCGTTAGGCAAGTGAATGGTATCCTCGGTCAGATGACACAGCAACACGGAGAACTGATCGCCCTGATGCACCAGAACAACGAGATCATGCACGGGATCCTGAAGCAGTCGACGGGAGCGATAAGGAGTGGAACTAAACCTAAGCCGTAAAGAGTTTACAGAACGAAGTACAATCGGCGAGCTAACGATTGCCGGCCAGTTCGAGTGCTTCACGCTCGAAGACGTTGTCAGGTTCGGGCCAAAGGTCTACGGCGAGACCGCCATTCCCCGGGGGCGGTACGAGGTGGTCATCAACTGGTCCGACCGATTCCAGCGCCTCATGCCGCTCCTTCTTAATGTCCCGTGCTTCGACGGGATCCGGATCCACTCCGGCAACACCGCTGCGGACACCGAAGGTTGTATCCTCGTCGGCAGGACCAAGGGCAAAGACGAGATTCGAGAGAGCCGCTTAGCGTTTGGCGACCTGTACGCTAAGTTGGCAGCCGCGCTCTCGATCGGGAAGGTTTTCCTCGTTATCAGTGGGGAACCGGGAGGGGCCGATGTCTAAGGGGATCATCTGGTTCTCCTACATCTTGGGAGCGATCCTGACCCTTGGTTTCAAGTACGCAAAGTACTTATACGACGGGAACAAAACCGGAACAACCAGTGCCGGGCATCCGTGGGAATGGAAGGACGCAACCGTTGAGTGGTTCTTTGAGGGGTCGATCGCCAACGGCGTCAGCTGGGTGACCACGATCGGAGTGGTGTGGGTGTTCGGCAGCGCCTACATCACCCGGATCGAGTGGCTCTTCGGTGACTACCTGCAGTCAATTCCGCTAGACTACGGGATCGCCTTCCTGCTAGGTTCGCTCATGGAACTGATCGCCCCCGCGGCCGTCAAGTGGATCGTCAGCAAGTTTCCGTTCGGGGATTAAGCGCCATGATTACGTGGGTCCTTGGATTCTGGAAAGGCCTACCGGCGCCGGTGAAGAAGATCATCGGATACGTCGGGATTGCCCTCCTCGTTCTCCTCCTCCTTCGGTGGTACAGCAACCGGGCCTTCGAGCAGGGAGTCTCGGAAGGCCGGGTCGCCGGCGCGAAGGACATGGAAAAGAAGATGCAGGAGACATGGAAGGCACAGGAGAAGGCGATCCAGCTGAAGCAGGAGGATCTCGCAAAGCAGAGGGACACCCTCCAGCTGCAAGCCGTAGAGCTCACCCGGGCCCGTTCGGCGATCAAAGATTCCCTGAACAAGATCATTGCCCAGACACAAACCTCGAGGGAGCAGTGCGATGTGGTTGCTGCGAGTGTTCCTGTTGATCAGCTTGATGGTGCCATTCGCGCCGTGTCAGACGAGCTCACCAAGTCCCCCCCTAAATGAAGGGGAGAAGCGACGGGTCCTGAGCCAGCTGTACGAGCTGAAGGCAGCGAGAGAAGCAAACATCCAGTTCCAGCAGGTGATCCAGCGGGAGCTGGACCTCTACGAAAAAGAGAAGGTCGCATGGCAACGCACCGTCGACCTCGAGAAACAGGCAACTCAGATAGCGATACAGGAGAGAGACCTTGCCAGACAACAACGTGACCACTACAAAGCCCTCTACGAGTCTGTTGTCAAGAAGCCGGGGGGCTTTGGCTGCGTTCTCAAGAAGCTCTTTACTATTGGGATTGCTCGGTGCCGCTAACGTAGCGGCTGTGTTCGGATCGGCGCCTGAGAACCCGACGGCTCTGGCAACGCCAGCAGTACCGAGAGCAATGGCGTTGGCCAGCGTCACGATCAGTCTGACGTGGGATGCCAACCTAGAGACTGATCTCGCCGGCTACAAGGTCTACTGGGGGACGGCGCCGCGGACCTACAAAACCCCACCGACGACGATCGACAAGTCAAAGCCCAGCTACTCTTTCGTTGGCTTTACGACCGGCACCTACTACTTTGCGGTGACGGCCTTCAACACGGCCGGTCAGGAAAGCGGGTACTCTAACGAGGTCGCGTCGACGATCCTCCCCACGCCGCCGACCTACCAGGCTCCCGTGACCGGCCCGATTGCCTACGACGCGACGACGAATTCTGTCCGGATGATGTGGAAGACCGATGTTCCGGCGACCACACGGATCGAGTATCAGTACACCGGAGGTCCGTTCGTCAGCTTAGTGATTGACAGGGTTGCGGTCACTGATCACTATGTCCGGATCACAGGATTGTCGTCCAACAAGGTGTACTCGTACTCCGTGTACAATCTCGTTGGAACCACGGAAACGAAGGCAACGGGGACGTTCAAGACCCAGTGAAGATACTCATCGAAATCAATTCCATGGAGGAGTTGGTCGGGCTGGAGGAGTACGTCTGCAAGTGCAGGCGCCGCCCAAAGGCTCAGGTTCTAAACATCAACGCGATCTACCTGTCCACAGGCAAGGTCGTTTGGAGGGTTCAAGGAATGGCACTACCACTTCAGGACATCGAAAAAGTTGCTCTCACGATCGCCCCTGTGGATGCGGCAGGGAATCCGGCGAAGGTCGACGGCGCCCCGGTGTGGGTGAGCAGCGACAGTGCAGTCGTCGAGGTTGTGGCCGCAACTGACGGGCTGTCAGCTGTGGCGACCGCGGTCGGGCCGCTCGGATCCGCCCGGGTCACCGTCACAGCCGATGCGGACCTCGGCTCCGGCATCGAGGAAATCTCCGGATTCCTCGACATCGAAGTCGGACCCAGCAAGGCAGTATCCCTTGCGATTTCCGCAGGTACGCCGGAGCCGAAGTAGTACCATCCGGTCCGCAGTAAATTTCTGTTGACATACTCTACTGGGGGCGTATAGTAGCCCCCAGTAGAGTAACCCTCTGCTGATTAGGGAAGTATTCCAAGTTACTCTTTTGGAGGGTGCTATGCCACAGAACAACACCGCAGTAGCCAAACCACTGCCCGGCAGCCTAGGGCTGATCAACGATATAGAGCAACTCAAGTCTGCTCTTGTTCGCTACCGGGACCACGCTCACATCCTGAACCCATTCTGTCGTACCGACGTGAACTTCATTCCTCCCGGCTGGAAGGTCTCCGTCAGGGCCACAATGATCTCCACGATAGAGGACAGCGGGGAGGTATTCCACTTCTCAAAGAAAAGCGCAAAGGTCGCCCTTACGACCTATGCCCTGCGCCGGCTGCAACAACTGGCCGGGCTCAAGTGGCTTTGGACGAAGAAAATGGACGTCGACGTTCTGATCGACAGCGGGAAAGTCGACAAAAGGGGCAACCCGATCATGATTCCAGACCCCCGGGTCGTCCAGTATCAAGCCTGCGCTCAGATCATGGATCTGGACGGGACCTACCGGGAACTGACCGACGGGTACCACTTGGATCTGCGCGACGACACCGATCAGGCGAAGTCGTACAGCTCAGAGTTAGAGCTCGCCCAAGCCCGCAAGAACATCGACCAGCTGGCTTTCACGAAGGCAAGGAATCGCGTCATTCGCGGGATCCTCGGCATCCAGTCGTCTTACAAACCAGAAGAGCTCCAGCGACCGTTTGTAATCCTGAAGATGGTTCCGGACATGAACGTGGACAACAAGCTGATCCAGCTTGCCCTTCAGGCGAAGGCCCTGCAGGTAGAAGATATCGTCTTCGGATATCTGAGAGCAGGGATCGACGAGGACAAGGCGCGTCACATGCTCGAAGCCGGAGACCTACGGCCGGGGATGCAGATTCCAACCCTGCCTCCGGTCCGTGTAGACGAACCGCTGAACCTTCCCCCGCTTCCCGAAGAGGAGGAGGAAGAACAGCGCAGACAGACCGAGGCCGATCTGGCAGCGCTCGAGGCCCGCGAGGCACGGGACGCGCTAATCCGTCGAATTGAAGACCTGTACACGGCGAAGAAGGGCATGAGCCGATCGCAACTCAGCCCCGACAAGCCGCCACTTGAGGATCTTTCCGACGAGTCGCTTCGACAGATCGAAGCCGCGCTTGGAAAACTCCCGGCACTGAGAGACCTAATCTAGGAGGCCCCGTGAAAATAGGATCAACAGGGGACTGGCATTTCTGTGCCGGTCTCGACGAAGAGGTAAGCTCGTCCATCGTCCAGATGGAGAATAAGTTCAAGGAACGGCAGGTGGACCTGATCGTTGTCACAGGAGACATCTTCGACCGCAAGAGCGACGTCGAAGGTAGGAACTGGGCAGCGCAGCGGATCCGCGGACTGGCTGGGGTAGCCCCGGTCTTCCTGCTCTACGGCAATCACGACATTGAGGGCGATCTCGACATCTTCGGGCTCATCAGAGCCAAGAACACGATCAAGGTGCAATCGCACCCTTTCACGTTCGTCGACGCCGATCATGGAGTTGTTTTCTACTTCCTTCCGTGGTTCACCAAGAGCGGATGGACAGCGATGAACCCGCAGGCGTCGATGGGACTAGGCGATGTGACCGTGAGCCAGCTCGCGCTGGAGTATCTGGCCTACCAGCGCTCCATCCACGCGAGGCTGAACATGAAGCATGTACTTGTCAGCCACATCACCATCGCCGGCTCGATCGCCGAAAACCGTCAGCCTCTCATTGGGGAGGGCGTCACACTGGGAGTCGAGGATCTCCGCGACGTTGGCTTCGACGGCGGGATCTTCGGCCACATCCACCTTCACCAGTGCATCGGAGGGGATACGTTCTTCTACAACGGCAGTCCGGTTGCCATGAACTACGGCGAGCAGCCGGAGAAATTCTTCACCGTCTACGACACCGACGCCGGATCCGTTGAATGGCATAGGCTGAACACCATCGACCGGTTCTCCGTAGAGCTGGAGTGGAAAAACCACCGTTTCGAGGGTGAGTTCGACCACAGTAGATGTAAGGGCGCCCTCGTACGGGTCCTCGTCAAGCTAGAGGAGGGGGACGACATTCACGCCATCAAGGACAGTCTCAGGGAGTGGTTCACTGAGCTCGAGGTCAAGGAACTGAAGATCGAGCCTCAGGTCCGTCCCCGCGATGCCGTCCGCGCCAACCAGATCGTAGCCGCAGAGGGTCTACTGGAGAAACTGACTATCTACTGGGAAGCGACCGGGACAAAACCCGACGAACCTACCGCAGCGGACATGATCGACAAGCTGCGTCAGCTGGAAGAAGAGGAGGCAGCCAGTGATTCCTGATAGCTTGATTGTCCGCGGCGTCACCGTTTTCAACAGCCACACCGAGGTTGACTTTACCAAGCTGAAGGGCGACATTGTCGCCGTCACGGGAGCAAACGGGGCGGGGAAGACTACACTCATGGAGTGCGTGTTCGCCGCCCTTTATCGCTCCTTCCCTTCGCGCCCGGCCGGCATCTACCAATACTGCCACGGAGAAGATGCCAAGCTGGTCCTCAACTTCAGCATGGGCCCAGACAAATACAGCGCTATCCTCACGATCGACGCCCTGCGCTCGAAGATGGAAGCTTTCCTTGTCGATGGAGGGGCTCATCCGTTAGCCGGGATCAACGGCAAGGTCGGTCCGTACGACGAGAGTATCGAGAAGATTTGCGGCCGGGGCCAGCTCATCCTCGCCAGCGCGTTCTCCGCTCAGAACCGTCGGGGCAGCTTCCTTGAACTGTCGAAGGCAGACAGGAAGGTACTCTTCATCCGGATGATTGACGCTGAGCGACTGCAGAGAATCTCCTCCCTTGCGAAAGATCGTTTCGATGCGGCCCGAATCGACAGTGCCAAAGCGCTTGCTCGTCAGACCGACGCGGAGCGCAGGAGCGAAACGCCGCGGCCCAATCTTGAGTCTCTTGAGGCCGGCCGTTCGTCCCTTGAGCTCTCCATTCAAACCGTAGAGACGGAGCTGGAGAAGCTGAAGGTCGAATACCATCAACTCAAGGCCCATACCCAATCAGAGACAGAGGCCAAGTCTAAGCTACTCTCGATCCAGCGGCGCCGGGGGGCCGTCGAAACCCGCCTTGCAGAGTGCAAGCGGAAGCTGCGCGATCTCAAAGACCTTCTCGACAACGAAGCAAGAATCCGCGAAGCGAAGGCAGCGGTCGCTGAGGCAGAAGGGCAGATGGAGCTATGGACGGCCAAGCTGGCAGACGCCCATGCGACACGAAGAGACCTTCTTGTCCAGAAGAACAACTACACGGAGATACTTTCGGAGCAAAAGTACAAGTTGGCAGACGCCGAGCGGGACCTTGGTCTCATTGATTCCAATCTGAAGAGAGCCAAGGCCGACGCGGCCCTCATCGAAACCGTCCCCTGCCACGCGGAGGGAGAGTTCGCATCCTGCCAGTTCTTGGTCCGTGCCGTCGAAAGCAAGGAACACATCGGAGAACTGGATGAGGCCCACGCCAACAAGACAGCACTCAAGCTGTCCATTCTCGATGTGATCCGAAGCATCCCACCCTTCAACGCCGATCTCTTGTCCGTCGCAGACGAACATGTCCAGAAAGCCTCGTCTGAGGTTAAGCGCCTATCGGCGATTGTTCTGAACAACTCCGCTCTGGCATCGAAGCACAGCGAACTTGAAAGTTCGGTGACGCTGCGCTCGGAGTTGTCTGCCGAGTCGGAGCTGCGGGCGGCAGAGCTGGAGTCCGTACAGAAAGAGGAGTCTGAGGCCCAAGACGAGTTGGACAACGTCCGCAAGTCATTTGGGTTGCTTTCTCAGGTAGCAAGGAAGGTTCAGGGGAAAACCGCAGAGCTTGAGTCGGTCAGAAAGCAAGCGTCGGTTCTGGATGAGGAGATCGGAAGGGCTAGGTCTACCATCTCATACATCGACGCCGCGGAGATCGAATACCAGAAGGCTTCAGACGAGCTCAGAGCAATCCAGTTTCACACGAAGTCGTGGAAACTTCTGGAGACCGCCTTCGGACCAACCGGGATCCAGTCGCTCGAGATCGACTCGGCGGGACCGGCCGTAAGCGGAATCGTCAACGACCTACTCCTGAGTTGCTTCGGCCCACGCTTCTCTGTCAGCTTCATTACCCAGCAGTTGAAAGCGGACGGATCCGGCTACAAGGACGAGTTCGATATCGTTGTGCTTGATTCGGAGCGCGGCCGGCAGGGCTCGATCGACGACCTGTCGGGCGGGGAGAAGGTGATCGTCTCGGAGGCGGTAAGCCTAGGGATCGCACTCTTCAACCGCATCAAGTCTGGGATCTCTTGGTCGACCTTGTTCCGCGACGAGGTTACCGGAGCTCTCGACGACGCCAACGCACCCCGGTACATCCAGATGCTCAGGAGAGCCCGGGAGCTCGGCCACTTCAAAAGAGTCTACTTCATCGCTCACCAACCTCGGCTGCAGGATCTAGCAGACTCGAGGATCCACATAAGCAATGGGACGGTTCAAATCTACACATAGGAGACCGTAATGGCTGGAATCAGCTTATGGAAAAATGGTCTTCCCTATTCTGTCGACATCGCCAAGCTGAACGATGTGTTCCCTGTTCCGACGTTGACGGAAGGAAGGACCATCACCCACGAAGAGATTGAGAAGGTGATCGGTTACAAGAGGGGATCTCCGAGGTACTACGGGGTCGTAAACTCGTGGATCTCATCGCAGAAGCACCAGAATGCGATTTTCATGGTCTGGACTCCCGGTATGGGGGTGAGGGTGCTAGATCCTTCTGGGATCCTGAGCCACGGTGAGACAAAGATCCAACAGAAGATCAGGCAGACTAGAAGGGCGATCAAGATCCTTCCATGGGTAAACCGTGACAGGCTTGACCCTATCGGTCAGAAACGACTTGACCACCAAGTTGTAGCAGCAGCAAAGCTGGCCGAAGCTTTGAACTCCGGAAAGAAGGAGCTGTCTGTAGACCTTGCTCCGGTAAAGAGTCTGCCTAAGCCGAGGCTGCAAGACGCATCCTGATTTGTTTTGAGGCCCGGCGCGGCCCGGCGTGGCACGGCTTGGCGCGGCGGGGCGAGGCAAGCCTCGGCTCGGCATGGCAGGGCGCGGCTCGGCTCGGCATGGCAGGGCGCGGCATGGGATGGCGTGGCGGGGCGTGGCAGGGCAAGGGCGCCAATGGCGCTGATACGCAATCATATTGTTTTTCGCGCGGCATGGCCCGGCATGGCTCGGCATGGCAAGGCGAGGCGGGGCTTGGCAAGGCTCGGCAAGGCTCGGCAAGGCAAGGGCGCCAATGGCGCAACATAAACCAACAACAAACCAAAGGAGAGACTAAATGGACGTCGTTACAGTTGAATTCACTGGTACCACACCGCTATTGATGCACTCGGACAACATCGAATGGGCCGATCAGATGGAAGAATGGAAAAACGATCCGGCCAACAAGAAGCTCAGCAAGGCTGGAGACGATCGCACTCCACCATTCAGGTGGATCGGATGTCTCTATCACGACGGGAATAATGTCGCCATGCCGTCGGAAAACATCATGCGGTGCATCATGGACGGCGCCGCTCAGGTTCCGATTGGTAAGGGTAACAAGACCTTCAAGGCTACCAGTCAAAGCGGTCTGGTATCTCTCGATCCGTTTTTCGAGTTCAAGACCAACGGAAGACTGATTCCGTTCAGTGAAATCGAGGCTATGATGCCACTGAAGACGTACAAGGAACACGTCGACAGAGCGGTACAGATGGGTTTCAGTCTCTTCATGAAGAGGGCTAGGGTTGGTACCGCCAAGCACATTCGGGTTCGTCCACGCTTTGATCGTTGGACCTGTACCGGTCGCATGGCGATCACCGACCCGACGATCACACCGAAAGTCCTCGAGACCATCCTTACTATATCTGGTCAAATCAAAGGTCTCTCAGACTGGCGACCGGGATCAAGGACGCCCGGGTCGTGGGGAATGTTCACCGTAAAACTGAGCTAACGCGGAGACAACTATGGCAAGAGACTTCAATCACTTCTTCGTGTCGGGAAACCTCGGCAGGGACCCCGAGAAGCACACGTCAGAAGCAGGCAAGGCCCGGGTAGAGTTTTCGATCGCCTGCAACGAGGGATACACAACCCCAACGGGCGATCGGAAGGAGAAAACGACGTGGTTCAACTGCGTGGCGTTTGACTCTACAGGGGAATTCTGTTACCAGTATCTCCGAAAAGGGTCGAAGGTCTTCATCCTCGGCAAGCTAGACATCCGCAAGTACGAGGCAAAAGACGGTACCGAGAAGATCAGTACCAAGGTGATCATCACCCAGATCAATCTCGCTTCGGGCTCACGGTCCACACCCAAAGGGACAGAGGAGGACAATGAACCCAGCATTGGATCTTACGGACCAGACGGAGGCCCAAAAGAAGATCCGATTGCCCCCCTTCCGCCCCGAAGCCAGACCGAGCGGCAGTCCCCTCTCTTCGACGAAGCAGGCAAGCCAATCATCACGGACGACGATATCCCATTCTGACATCGCTTCGACCGTGAAGGGACTGCGGATTCTGATTGACATCGTCCGCCTTGCGGAACGAGACTATCTCGCCAAGCGAGTATCTTGGCAGCACCGCCTGAGCGCTAAGGTCGTTCTGTTTGGCCACCCGGCCTTCGAGACACTCTGCGAACGGCTAGGCATCGACCCGGCGGCTGCAAAGCTGATACTGATCTGTTGGAAAGCCACTGGCAGAGTGGGAGACCCCGTGTTCGGGTTCCTTTCCAAAACCGAATCGTTCGAGGCTCTTCAGAAGGGAGAGCCTCTCCCTGTTCCGAATTTTGCGCTTTTGAGGCAAGCCCTTGGAAGTGATTCCCTCCCCCGATCCAGTTCGGGCCGAAGAGGTGCTAAGGCGGATTGACGAGTTATGGTCATGGCTTGGTGAGGCTCAGAAAAAGGTAGAAGGCAAGTTCATGATTCTGGCCATGAACCTGCTAGAGGCTAAACGTAACGCCTACTGGGCGTATCGTGGCTACACCGATGAATCAGAGTGGGTTAAGGGCGCCTTCCCACAGAGCAGAACCCAGTACTACGACCTGATCGACATCGCCGAGCAACTCGGACAGTACCCGACAGACCTACTCGAGCGAATAGGCTCTACCAAGTGCCGCCAGCTCGCCAGAGTGAAAAAGCATTTTGGCGCCCTCCCCGAGAACTACTTCCTCCACGCCATCGAAGAGAAAACGACCACCTTTATTGCTAGGGTTAGGTCTGCCCTGTCGGGAGACTGCGACCATGGCGAAGGAAAGCAGGACGAGGAAGTCCATTTCAAGACGTTCAAGTTCTACGGCGACGGCATCTTCGAGGTCAACGAAGCGATAAAGACGATGCAAATGATACTCGGATCCGATCGGAGCCCGAGCGATGCGATCAGGATGATCTGCGTCGACTGGCAATCCGGGTACAGAGACGACGGGAAGGGTCTCGTTCAGGGCCGAACCTCCTACATTCTCATGGTTATCGGCCGTCTACTCGAACAGCTCAACACCGACGATCATTCGGTTTACAATCGGGTGATTACTCAGGTGGCGACATGGGTCGAGAAGGGGCGAGATGAACTTTCCAAAACCCAAAAGGATTAGGCTCAACCGGGAGGACTACCGGGAGCAGAGGGAAGCTCTGTTCGAGCGGCAGGGGTACCGCTGCGCTATCTGCGGCCGGATCCGGCCGTTGACCCGGGACCACATCGTCAAGCGGTCCCAGTTGGGCGGGGACGAGTGGGCGAATGCTCAGGGACTTTGCGTGGAGTGCCACAGGGACAAAGATGAGTACCGTGGGGGCCGTCATGGGAACCGATCTGACAGCCTGGTTGGAAGCAACCGGCGCTCAAGGTAAGGCAGAGAACTACACCAAAACCGATCTGGAGGGCTGGATCATGGCCCTCTTTGAACAGAACGTCGTTTATGGCGCCGGTAAAACCAAAAGCCAGCGGCGTCACACCTTCCGAGAGATATGGGATATCGCCAACGGTCAGGGCGATGCCATCGCCGGCGCGTTCTCAAAGGCGATCGAGAAACGGGCCGGAGTCAACTACGTCCGCGGCTGCCTGTCACACCAAGACAACGGAGACTCAACGGACCATGAACGGCCCACGTACGTCCCAAGTACGGCACCACCGCCTCCACCTGAGGAGTCTGCAGAGGACCCCCGGGACGAGAACAACTCGTACATCCGTCTTTGGCGCTCGATCCGTCATCACCCGTGGCTCAAGGGAAAACCTTACTGGGTCCGACTCCTCTTTATCGACCTCTGCCTTGACGCCGCTTGGAAGGACCACGACGTCGAGTACCACGGAAAGAAATTCCCCCTGAAGAGGGGTCAGTGGATCGTCTCGGAGCGGGACTTGGCCAGACAGTACGACCAGTCGCAGAGGATGGTGCATTTCTGGCTCGACAAACTCGAGAAAGAGCAAATGATTCAATGCGTTACGGTCTTCCGGCGGCTTACAGATAATCTTCTTTGCGTTGTATCGGGTCATGTATCGGGTAATGTATCGGGTCATGTATCGAGTGGCACCCTTGTAACTATTTGCAAGTATGATTCTTATCAGTCAAAAGTTCTTTGCCTTGTATCGGGTCGTGTATCGGGTCGTGTATCGGGTACTGTATCGCTTACAGAAGAAGGTATTACAAAAGAAGGGGAACCAGAAGAAGGGATACACTCCCCCCAAACCCCCCTCACGAACAAAAGCATCGTGGAGCTGTGGAACCAAAACCGGGGACTACTCATGGAGGTAACTTCCCATATCGGCGATCCCTCGAAATTGGATTGTTACAAACCCCTAGTAGAACTCTTCACAGGAATGGCTGCGGGAAACGGGTCCCCGGCCGAAACGAAGTGGGTAGACTTCGTGAAGCACCTCGCCTCAACCACCCATTCAGAACACCACGGGTGGATGTCCCCAGAATGGCTGGCCAAGGACTTGAAGCGAGTCGATCAGGCAATCGCCGGCCAATACGCGAGACCATTCGGGAGGAGCTATGGCAAGTCAGGAGCCGATGAGGAGCTTAGCAGGATCCGTCGAGGAGGTAGTGCGAGAGGTAGCGGAAAGGCGGGCGCAGCTGATAAGGGAGGGAAAATTACAGGAGGAAATCTCACCCGAGCCTGAGTGTTCGATCTGCCGCGACACCGGTGCGGAATCCCATCCGGACGACCCTACCAGATGGAGGATATGCCGGTGCCAAGCCAAAAAGCGCGGCCTGCGCGTTGTCAGCAGCCGGGTACCGCAACGGTACCTGACTCAGGCCAACCTAGCTCACATGACTCCATGTGAGACACTCTCGGTCAGCCCGGAGTATCAGGAAACGGTAATAGGGATCTTGCGTAAGAACCCTTTCTCCGGGTACTTCTTCCGCGGGGAGACCGGGACTGGCAAGACGCACCTGATGTGGGCTCTGTTCAAGGAAGCGGCCTTTGCTGGGCGCCGCGTCACCTTCACGACCGCCCGGGAGATCATCCAGCGCTACCGCAGAGAAGAATTCGGCCGGCTACTCTCAGACGAGTCGGCTTTGGGTCCAGACAACCTGAGCGCTAACTACTGGGGCCCTCACCACCTTTTCATCGACGAGTTCGACAAGGTGAACTCGGGAGACTTCACCTACGACTACATGTTCACCCTCATCAACCACTGCTACGAGAACCCCAACGAGGTTGTCCTGTGCGTGGCGACGAACCTGACGGAAGCTTTGTTCCGCGAGGTTTGGGGGGAAGCTATGGCCCGGAGGATCTCCGACATAACCAAGCCGATCACTTGGGGGGACGAGTACTGATGGCCGACATCGAGATCCCCAATGCCGTAGAAATCGAGAAGGTGATCCTCGGCTACGTGATGACCTCGGGCCGGCTGGATGCCGACCTCGAGGACAAAGACTTCTACTCCGAAGCCAACAGGATCATCTGGAAGACGCTCATAAAGATCGTCGAATCAGAGAGACAGCCTGATCTTCTGAGCGTTATGGAGGAGCTCCGGGCGGCTGGGCAGCTGGACAAGGTAGGAGGACCGCTTTATTTAACTGGACTGACCGATTCCGTCCCTCATTTCAAGGAAGTCCTTTCTCCTCAGTACATTGCTATTTTACGGGAGAAGTACGGTCTCAGGGTCGGTCTGCAGGTTGCTCAAGAGCTCATGGTCCGGTGTGCGGCTCAGGACGAAAAGTTCTCAGACATAGTCGGAGATGCTTTCAGCGAGATGGACTCAGCTCTGGCCCGTCTGGACCGGAAGCTGGGCCCACGTCCGATATCGGACATTGTCCAAGAGACCTATAACGAGCTGGAGAGGGTCGAGGAGAAGAAGGCTGCCGACGGATTCAAGACGGGGTTCGGCGGGATAGACGCCCTGATTCCAACCGGAATCAACCGCAAGAACCTCGCCATTGTCGCTGGTCGGCCCGGACACGGGAAAACTTCCCTGCTCCTCGGTATGGCTACCCGGTCGGCGGCTGCCGGGGTCAGCCATGTGATCTTCTCGCTGGAGATGAGCGAGAAGGAACTGGTAAACCGGATGCTTTCCTCGATGGCAGAGGTCAAGCTGAGCAGGATGGTTACGGGTTTCATGTCCCGGGAAGACTGGGTAAGGCTTGGGAACGCCGCCAGCAAGCTTTCAACCTACCCGATCTGGATCGACGACTCGGCTACTGTGACCGTAGCGGACATGCGATCGCGGATCCGCCGGCTGAACCGGGAAATCAACGTCATCATGGTCGACTACCTGCAGCTGGTTTACCCGCCACACCACCTGCTGAAGGCGCCCGACGTCGAGAAGGTATCCTCGATCTCGATGGCCTTGAAGTCTATGGCCAAGAGCATGAACGCCGCGGTGATCTCCGCAGCTCAGCTGTCCCGGGCGTCTGAGAAGCGGCGGGACAAGCGCCCGCAGCTGTCCGACCTGAGGCAGTCGGGCCAGATCGAGCAGGATGCCGACGTGGTCCTCATGCTCTACCGGGAGCAGATGGATGCGGCGATTGACGAGGTTCTACCGGCCGAGGTGATTCTCGCCAAGCAGCGGAACGGGCCCCAAGGGACGATCGAGATGGGATTCGAGCCCGCGTACTCCAGATTCAAGGACCAGAGGCCAGAGCAACCAAGCGACGACAGGTGGTACGACAAATGAGACACACCATTCCCTGCGGCATCCCCAACAAGGCCAATACCTACGAGATCCACTTCAACCGGACGTTCTGGGGGACCATCCAGCAGTACGTCACCGGCCTGAAGAAGTACATCCGAGGACCCCTCTACTGGATCGGCCCCAGCTCGGAGGTGAAGCAGTTCGAGCAGGTGGTTGGGTTCTACACGCTTCGGATCCTCGAGGAAGACACCACAGGACCGGTCAGTGTGACGATCTGGATGCGCGGGAAGGGCGACGTGGATGGCGTAAAAGCAGTTTTAGACGGCATCGAGAAGAGCGGAAGGATCAAAAACGACCGTCAGGTAGCCGAGCTTCACGTATTTCGCGTACAAGGCCCCAACGAGAGTTTTGACCTCGAAATACAGCCCATGACCTAGGTGATTGTAATACAAAATATTCTAGGGCGGTTTACGGCGAGTTTTCCCGGCTCGTGGAGTTTATCCGTACCGCTTTTTGTAGCTGACCGACCAAGATCGCCCTCTGGCCTCCCCCATTCCGGGGCTTCCGTCGCCATGTTCGACGGTGACTAGAGGTGTGACGCCGGTCATCCATCCCATCTTACGGACCTTGCGCGAGTATGCGATGTCGTCGCCGCCGTATCCGACGAACGACTCATCCATTGGTCCAGTCTCGAGGACCATTTCCTTCCGGAAGAGGACGAACGGGAAGCAGAACGGGGAACCTCCCTTGAGGTACAGGACGGGGCATTCCGATCGGTGGTAGAGGTGTCGCTTGTACCAGTGCTGCGCGGCCTGGCCGACGCATCCCTTGATGAGTGGGCTCAAGATGCCCAGCTTGGGACGAACCTGCATGATCTCGTAGAGCCGGCCGAACGTGTCGAACTCGATCAGCCGGATGTCGTCGTTGATGAGAAACACATCCTTCCCGTTCTTTACGCCCTTCATGATTCCGATATTGGATGCCGCGGAGAAGACGAAGTTGGGGCTTTTGTAGTGTAGGACTTCGTAGCCGTAGCCCCGATTGTGTCCATCTGCAACGATGTAGACTTCCGTCTGTTTCTCGTACTTCTGGATTGAGTCGATGAGCGGCTGGATGACCTCGGGGAAGCGGTTGGGGATGGCGACGATGTAGCTCATAGGTCTCCGGTGTAAGGTGCCGGGTCGTAGACCATCGGGCCTTCGTAGGGCTTTTGTGACACGTCGAAGACGAACCATTTGCGGTAGTGTTCCCGCAGCGCTTCCTCTCCATACTCAGCGGCGGTCCCGGCGTACTGCCTGACATGAGCCCCGATGGACGGATCGAGCTTTGTGAGAGCGAGCCGGTTGCCGGCCAGTATCGACTTCCTGATCCAGACATCCTCCGACCGCGCCGAGAAGTGCCTGATGCCGATCCCGATCTCCTCTCCATCTACAGGGTTAACCCTAGACGGCGTACTGTAGTCTGACTCGATCAGGATCCGGTGGTTTCCCTCGTCCACGGCAAGCGTCGGAGACCACAGGACGCAGCACTTCTGAAGCGGGTTAGGGTTGACATGACGGAACTTGAGCCTCTTGTACGGATTTGGCTCGGCCTGGTCGGCGTTGGTCGTGAAGTGATTGAGCATGGTAGCGGCCACAACGCGGCGTTCTCTCTTCTGCATGATCGGTGTAGCGGCACCCAGACACCCATAGAGGCTTAGCTTGGGGTCCAGAGGGTACCAGAGCTCGTCGGCGTCGAACGGGATAACCCACTCTGCCCCAAGTCTATGCGCGTAGTTGGCGAGTTCGGTCAACTTTCTTCCCTGATAGAACGCGCTCTTGGGCTCCAGAAGGATCTCGATCGTTCGCCTTAGGGCCATGTCTCGAACGATCTCCTCGGTTCTGTCGGTGCAGTTGTGAAGGCAAACAACCACACCATCCACTCCCTGTGAGAACAGGTGGCTGAGGGTGTAGCCGATAATGTCCTCCTCGTTGGCGACCATCGTAACGCCCCAGATTCTCGTCATTTACTCTCCGTCCCACACCCATCCGTGACCGTGTTCCGGGCCGTAGCGCTGCAGCCAGAAGTGGTCGGGGGTTGTTGTGTAGACCTTCAGGTTGCAGGCGTGGGCAGCCATGATGATCCCAACGTCTGCGACAGGGTCGTGTATCGGGTGTCTGAAGTTTGGGTTCTCTCTCCACAACTTCACGTTTACTGATATTGTCGGGCCGGCTACGGAGGCACATTGCTCGGGGTTTGGGGTCCACCGGGGACACATCAGCCTCGGGGCGTGGGAGTTGTCCAGCCAGCGGCAGCGGTAGATCTGCTTTCCGATGATTGCCGCATCTTGGTGTTCGCGGAAGAAGTCATCCAGCTCGGCGAGGTAGCAGTTGCCGTAGTAGTCGTCGTCGTCGATCGTGCAGATCAGGCCGATGTCCATGTTTCTCGCGGCCTCGGCGAAGCCCATCCCAAGTACATCTCCCAAGCGGAACCAGTCCTTGGCATCGAGGACTATTGTGGGGATGCCCGCGGCGGCGAGCTCCTCCTTCCAAAGCGAAGGTTCGACTTTGGTTTTGTGTCGGACGAGGATTGAAAGGTCTGGTTTGCGGATTTGCCTGACGATGTTCGCAGCGACGTTGGCCCACATGGACGGCCGCAGAGACGGTGTGACTGTGACCATCCGAAACTTCAGTGGTTCCTTTTTATCTGTCACAAGATCCTCACGTACCAGATCGGGTCCCGGTAGAGGGCCGTCTGAGCCGTCCCCCCAAAGTACTCGTCCACGGCTTTCTTGACCCCCGGACACTGAGCGTTGCTGTAATCGTGACCGCAGATAAGATTGGCGGTTCTGGGTCGCCAGTACTGAATGTCGTCCCGCACCGCCTCGTAGCTGTGGTCCCCGTCGATCCATACCATGTCCACCATCGGCTCTACTACCTGCCGCCCGGCGGCCGGCGACCGACCCTTGATCGCCCTGAGGTTATGGAAGTGACCGCAGTTCTTCATGAACTGACGGAGCTGGCGCCCGGGCGGGTTGAGGTAGAGCTTTCTGTTCCGGTCGTCCCACGGGTCGATACAGTACACCGGTCCCTTGCAAAGCGACAGCAGGACGTAGGCGCTTTGGCCGTGCATGGACCCGATCTCGACAATGGATTCCATCGTCCGGGCTTCGTTGGCGAGCCATTCGAGCTCCGGCACACCGACTAGGCCCCACAGCTTGGCGGCTTCAGCCACGCACTGCTCCACGGCTACCTCCGTCGCAGCCAGAAGAAACCGTTACCGGTCTCGTAGAGACTGGTCCAGAGTTCCTTGATGCCCATGACCTCGGTCCCGTAGGTGATGTTGTTCCATCCGTAAGCGCGGAACTTGCTTATCCACTTGTCGGCGGGCCATGCGGTGACGTGGGTGGTGTCACGCTCGTACTCCGGCACGGTGAATTTGCAGCCGTCCCCAAGCGGGATCACATGGAACATGCTGTCGCAGCGGTGAGCGGTCGAGCTGAGGAACCAGTGGATGTCCCGCTCCGACATGTGTTCGAGAACGTCTTTGGTAACGATCCAACTGAACCGAAGGCCCGGGAACGGGACTGGAGGAAGCTCTGGGGGGATCTTCTCGCAGTATCTCTTGACCGAATCGTCGACGTTCTTGATTGCGTAGCTCGAGATATCGCACCCGAAGGCGTTGATGTCGAGGAGGCGCAGCGCCTTAACGAGGTATCCCTTGGCGCAGCCGTAGTCGAGAACCGTCTCGCCAAGGCGAATCGGCAGGATCCGCGTCATGTGGTGAGCCATGCGGATCGTCAGCTCCGGCATCCAGTGGTAGTTGACGTAAAGCGACTTACCGGTTGCGATGCCTCGCTCGAAATACTCCTCGTCGTAGAGCTCTACACGAAGTTTACGTGTTCGACCTTTTCGGACGGCTCCGTGAGGTTTGTTTTTTGGTTTACGATTGACGTTAGCAGTCCGTTTTGTGCGGCGAATACGCAATGGGGGCATTTTCGGGTGTCCACAAGCGAGCCGGCGATGGGTGACCGGTAGAACTCCCTGACACCGTCCCAGCGACAGATCGCATAGTCTGAGTGAAACTTCTTGTCCTCTTTCGGGGAGTTCAGTACGACAGAATCGCAAGGGTAAATGTACCCGTCAGTGTAGAGTACCGGGTGTACCCTTCCCAAGTGGCACTCCGCGGGCATGGCGTGTCTCTTGTTTTGGTGAAAGAACGGAGGCCCCAGCGTTGCGACGATCTTGGCCAGCTTGTCCTGCGCCTTGTCCAGCTCAGGGGAGTCGAGCTGGCAGTCAGATAGGACCCTGACGTACCGCACAGGATGGGCAGCGCAAAGCTGGCGGATGTTCCCGATGATTTCTCCCGTCGTCAGTGGATTCCAGATGTAGCTGAAGCCTAAGGTCACGCTGTCGGGTAGCGGGGGGATGTCGATCCTTCTGCGATAGTCTAGGGTGTTCGCTGAGATCCGGATCCACTTCAGAAGCCGCAATCTCTCTTCCCAGATCCGGTCGCGGAGCAGGATGCCATTGGTAATCATCCCGATCTCTAGCCCCATCGCGGACAAGTAGTAGATCAGGGCGTTGATCTCTTTGTAGAGCGTGGGATCCCCTCCTCCGCTTAAAATCACAGCCTTCAGTCCCAGTGGGCTCAATGCGGTAACGACGGAGTTGATCTGGGTCATCGTCAGGTCTGGAAGCCATCGACCCTCGGCTCCCCGCTGCGCGACCGAACAGAAGACGCACTCTAGGTTGCAAATCTCGGTCGGCATGATGTGGAGGACGATCGGGTGGTTCAGGCCGCGGTGCAGATCCGCTATCGCAGCCGGGTGGTAAGCCAACTTCACGCCGGTAGATGTGTAACTGTTCTCGCTCATCAGTATCCCGTTCCGACCCTGCCGTATCCGATGTGTTCGACGTATGGCGGGTCTCCCATCTGCCCCCAGAAGGCGGATCTCAGGTTTGGATCGCTATTGAAGAGTTGATGGGTGAAGATACCCTCGCAGTGTTCAACCAGTGGCCAGTCGCGGTTTGTCAGTGACCTTCGGTAGAGGCACGGGTTTGTCGTGAAAACAATCCTATGCTCAAACCACTTGCTCTTCTGCGTGTAGTCCTGCGGCCTTTGCTGCCAGATCCCGCCGGCGGCTTGCTCATCGGAGTTCCAGGGCTGCCGCAACAGGGCGATCTGGATAAGATGCGGGTTCTCCTCCATCACGTCGATCATCTCTGACAGGTCGAGTTCGCGGTTGAACACGAAGTCGTCCTCGAGGTGGAAGACGTAGTCGCACTTCAGGGGGATCTTGCTCCAAGCATCCTTGACCGACCAACAGAACCCCATGCGGTTCGTGTGGTGAAACATCACATCGAAGTGCTTCCCCCACTCCTGAGTGAGGTACTGCTTGTAGGGTTCGACCCCGGCGTCGTTGTGTAGGAACCTGCAGGTGATGGGACCCTTCACCATTGCGGTGAAGGATTCGAGGGTGCGTCTGAGGTACTGGCCGCGGCCGTCTGTGAAGCAGATCAGGCACACTTCATGGCTCATGCGAGGCCTTTCTCTTTGGCCAGACCGAGGTACGCATTCTTGATCTGGTAGAAGATAACGGCTGGGTTCTTGACCACGTTCCTCCCGTCCGGACGCCTATAAGCCCGATAAACGGCCTTTTCTGCGGGCATCGCCTTGGCGCCGTCGATCCAGCACTTGATCCAGAGGGCCCAATCCTCGTAGGCGGGCCACTCATCGAACCCCCCCACTCTGAGGAATTGCTCCCTTCTGACGAGGGTTCCGATGACCATGTAGTTACCGGTCAGGAGGGGTCTCACCGTCATCTGGGTGGGGGTGTACGACTCCGGGGGCTTCGAGCTGTCCCACGGGATGTACCTGACGGATGGGTATCGGAGGTCTCCCTCGGCCTTCAGCATCTCTGCGATGTAGCCGGGCTCCAGCTCGTCGTCGGCATCGAGGAAGCAGAGCCAGTCGCCGCTCGACAGTCGGGCGCCCCTGTTTCTCGCAAGGCTGAGGGACTCCTCGTGAACCATCGTGATTTCGGCGGGCTTTGGGTCCTGAGCCTCGGCGGACGCGAAGGCTCTTCGGGCGAGATGGCACCAGAAGTCCCGATCGCCGAACGTCCCGATCACTACGGAGACGGTCTCTGTCATAGAGGGGAAAAAGGAAGGGGCGCGACCCCGATCAAGTCGCGCCCCAAGAGAGACCATGTACGTTGCTAGGCATCGCCATCTTCGCACCGTGACGATTCGGTGTCAAGCAAAACTTGGTGGCGGGGGAGGGACTTGAACCCCCGGCCTTCAGGTTATGAGCCTGACGAGCTACCTCTGCTCTACCCCGCACATAAGTTGTTGGGCTCACAGACCGGTTATACTATCACCATTGTAAGCTGTCAACGATTCCGTTTGCAGTGTCCCTGATGTCGTCCGAGTCGATGTACCGCATGGTGTTCGCTGGACTGCTGTGACCAAGCAGTAGAGTCGCCGGCTCGATCCTTCCCGATTTCTTGTAGACCAACTTGGCCACTGATCGGCGCAGCGTGTGGGTCGCGCAGCCTTGAAGTACGGAGTGCGGGTAGAACTCGGACAGGTACTTTTTGATGATGAGCGAGTAGCTCTCCCGGTGGAGTGGTTGCTTCCGCCTCAGCTTGTTGGCCGAGGGAAGGCTTACAAAAAGGTAGGGGTTCTTGTCGTCCCGTTCCTTGATGTAAGCGGCGAGCGCTGCCCGGGCATCCTCCCGCAGCGGCCGTTCGATCATCTTGCCAGTTTTCTTGATTTTCAGTCTAAGAGCCAGAACGACCCCGCCGTCCTCCTCTACGACATCGGCTATGCGAAGCCGAAGGAGGTCGGATGCCCGCAGCGCCGTGCAGGCCGCAACGGACAGGAGGGCGTAGTCTCTGGCACAGCTCTGCTTTGCGCGGTTCATGATGATGGCGATCCGCTCCTCGGTTAAAAAAATGTGTCCCATTTGCTCTCCTTTACTCTTCTGTCATACAATCGGGTTATGGCGAACAACTTTGATTGGGCGATAACCAAGATGGGGCCAGCCCCCTCGGTTCGCCGGGCGAACATCACCGACTACCCCAACGCCGACCGGGCGAACAAGGCCTACAGCCACTTCATCTCCGGCTACACGGAGGAAGAGATCGCTAAGTTCCTCTCCGCAACGCCGGAAGAGATCGAGCTGGACATCCAGCACGTCCGATCCTGCCTTCCGACCAGAACGATCATTTCCCAAGAGAACGACCGGAACCGGATACTGCTGCAAAGGACTGAGTCCCAGAAGTACCGGCGCCTCTTGTCCGCGGCCTTGGATATTCCTGTCGAGCAATATCTGACTTCTGGAGTCTCCCCTGTCGGACCCCTCAAAGAGTTCCGAGAGGCGGTCGGGATGCAGGAGCGGCCAGGCGGCATCAACGTAAACGTGGAGCAGAAGTCGCTCACCGTGAACGCCGGCGGATCGGGTAGCAACGGACTTACCAGCTCCGAGGACATCCTTCGCCGCGTCATGGATCGGATGGCAGCTAGGCAAGAACTCCCTCCACAGGAAGCGCCGATTGAGGTAGAGGCGGAAGCGGTCGGGGCCGGAGAAGGTGATGAGATCCCCGACCCCGATGAGTGAGGGGTCAACGCACTCGTCCGCAAGACAGGTAAAGCATCGTCACGAAAGCAATCAAAGTCGCAACTGTAACGAACCTACGAATCAGTATCTCCGTTCGGGTTAGGTTCTTGTCCCTGCTCCCATCGCTTGAAAGCCCTGACATAGTCCTCCGTTGAGTACTTCGGTTTACCAGCTCGTTGAGGTATGTACCGGAAGCGCTTAGGAACGCGGCGCTTTTCGGTCTCGAACAATCGCTTCTGCTCTTTCATGCTTCTCATGCCCGGCGTCGAGGAACAGCAAGGTGTTGGATAGAATGGCCCACAGCGGAACGTCCAGCCACGTTATCTGCTCGCAGTCAACGTAAAGGCCGAGGGTGCAGTTCGCTCCCCCGGTCTTAGGAATCGAGGCGCCTCCCGCGTCTGTCAGCATCCAGTAGGTCAGTGGCTTCGATGAAGTGTAAAGGAAGTAAGCGTCACAGTTCCCACCCGTAGCGCCCCAATCCCAGCCCAGCTCCTCCAGCCGTTGCTCGACCTTCTTCCCCGGTAGGTGCTTCCAGTGAGTCGGATCGCCCTTCGGTCTGGTTTTCCATGCCTCACTCATGCGACCCTCCTCGGGAACTTGTCCTCTTCGTAAACAGTGAGGCCGCACTGGACCGCGAGATCGGTGAGGTCGATGGGGTTTCCTTGCCGTTCGCAGGTATCGCAGTACACGCTCACAATCTTGTCGTCGCCTGCGAAGTCGCAGAAGTTACTGTATCCCCAATCCTCTTCCTCGTCCTCGGTCTCCTGCTGCCACACTTGGTAGTTCCAAGTGAACTGTCCGACCCTCATGCGGGTTCCCCCGCATTGTGGGCAGACAATCGTTTTTTGCTCGCTCATGGTTTCTCTCTTTCCCCGCTCAATAAGCGGAAGGACGGCACACCCGCAGATGCGCCGCCCCCTCGATCATCGTTCGGGTTCCACGATGTACGGCGTGTAGGCGTTAGGCGTGGGGTTGTCGATGTAGAATTCGGACTTCTCGAAGTCTTCGTCACCGTCCTCGTCCACGAGGTAGCGGAGAACCTCCTCAGCGAATTCGGTGTAAACAACCTCGGGGCATGGGAAGTCCCGGTTGAAGAGTTTGTAGAGCGGAGGGGCGCCCCTGTCGGGCCGGTCACCCCACACTTTCTCGATAGCTGCCGTGATCGCTTCCTCTTGGCTCTCGGCTTGCACGGGAACCTTGACGCGGACTACGGCATAGAGCTGGACTTGGTAGCCTTTCATGCCTCTTCCCCTTTGAGTGGGACGAGTTCTAGGTAGTAGAACTCGTCGTAGTTGTCTTCAAAGTACTGGTCAATCGCCACTCCGGGGTCTTCCGGCATGGCTTCGTCTGGAAACTCGGAGGGCCACTCCTGCTTCACATACTCGAAGAGCGACTCTTGGGCGAGCTTGTCATTGCGCCATGCTTCGATGATAAATCCGTCCCGGTTTTCAATCACCAAAACACTGATCGTCATGGTTCCCCCTAGTAGTGAACGTCGGCGGGAACAACCCACAGCTTCTCGCCGCTCTCGGTTTGGTCTTCGTACTCTTCGATCAGGCTCTTCAGGCCGACAGGGTTCAGGACGGCGCCCGACAGACCGTAGATGTAACAGCAATTATGCCCGCCCGACATTAGCTGCAAGGCGTAATCCACGCTCGGCCATTCGCCGTAGTCGCAGAGGGCCATGTAGACCTCTTCGTCGTTCTTGGCTTCCATGCGGGCGCGGAGCGCTTCGATGCCCCGCATGAATTCCTTCTTCCTGCTCTCCATCAGTTCGGATACCAGTTGATCGGCAACCGGATCTCCCACTGGTTTTGCAGGAAAGAGTTCGCCCCATCGGTCACGCGCCCATCCCTCATCGAAGGTGGAGTGGTAGTCGTAGGGCTTTCCGTCTCCGCACAGCTCCGAGAAGATGCCGTCCGCGTGTATCAGTGCATCCCTCTCGTCGCTCGCGGGGACTATTGCGGCAATGAGTTTGTGCATTGGTCTCTCCTTTGTTAGTGCCGGGGATATCGCCCCCCGGCGGGGCGGCAGCTTTTTCTAGGCTCTCTGTATGCCCCTAGCCGGTGGGCGGCGACAGAGTCCCTCAAACGCTTGGCTCAAAACTCCGTGAACGCCCCGCTTTGCAGCGGTTCCCCGCCACGACCGGAGTCGCGGCGCGGAATCGCCACTAGCCTTTGGCGCTCTGGACAATCGAACGGATCTCGCCTTGCAGCCTCTCCAGCTTGTGGAGGATATCCTCGCGGATCTCGCGCAGCCCGCTCGGGTGCTTGAACGAGTACGGCAAGTCGCGGGAGTTGTGCCTGAGGTTGTAGTCCAGATCCTCGGCCAGAACCTTCGCCGTGGGCGCCGTCAAGGGCAGGCACGGTTCCGCGAAGTTGATCCGCTCGCAGAGGTCGTCGATCTCGTACTGCGCGAGAGGCACTTGCCCCTCGTCATTGAAAAACTCGGGGAATACCCGCTCCATGTCGCAGTTCACCTGTCTCTGCTGGAAGAGGCGCAGGGCAGCGAGGACAGTAGCGGTCTCTCTTCGGTTCAGATTCATGCTTTGTCTCCCAAGGTGACACTGAGGTTGAGGGATGCGTTCTCGAAGGCGTTTCTGACCGCCTCCAGTTCGGTGATGGCAGTGGTGAAAGCCCGGATGAGGTCTTCCATGAGCAAGCCGTCGCTTACGGTTACGCCCTCACAGAGGGACTCAATTTCCAAGGCGATAAACCTCGCCATCGAGTCGCCGTTATTGCGCTTCCGGTCTTCGTGGTACATCCGCACGTAGCCGTCCGGGTACGCCGCATCGGCGAGGTCGATCATCCTTTCTAGCTGTTTGTTCTTTTTCGGCATCTATGGTCTCTCCTGTCTTATTCGTCTCGCAACATCGTTGTGATCGCGTTGAAGTAGGCAAGCAACATATCCTGAGGGCCGATGAAGTACACGGGCGGCTCATCACAGTCTCCCCTTCGCCGGGAGAAGATCCCCACTCGCGCCTTGCCGTCCTCTTGGATGCTTACCTCGGTGGTTACATGGTGGAAGTCACCGTTGCGCCCCTTCACGATGAGGTTCTCCCTGAGTTCGTCCGCCTGTAGCTTTTGCATTGTCAGTACCTCTTGGGCGCGTGATCGGTAAAGAATCCGCTTTCCATCGCGTCATCGAAACAAGCGGGGCAGAACTTGAAGGAATCGAATCCCGCATAGTCGATGCGCCACAGTTTCCTGCGAGTCCCCTTCTTCTCGCATCGGCTCTTCCCCTTGTGGGCCGGGCAGCCGGGGTCCGCGCATTGGCATCTCATTCCTTTACCTCCAGCGGGTTGTAGTCCCGGGTGAGGATGTCCCGCCTGTCCACGAAGCAAGCCGTTGCGATTGACGCGAAGGTATCGAGGTCGCAGCAATCGACCGGGATAGCGTATGGGCGAGCCTCGGCTATGAGTAGCAGGGCTTCCGCATTGCTCTCGGCCTCTACTCCGTCGTAGAACGCCTGCTGCTGGTCGTCGTCATACGAGATGACGATGAATCTCTTGTCTGGCATTGGTCTCCTTTCCCCGCCTCAGTAGCGGTTCCCCGCCATGTCCAATATCGGACACGGCGCGGAATCGACACTCAAACGACGATTGGCATGAACACGAAGAGAAACGGGCGCCACACCGGAACAATCGTGATCGGCGTTCGATTGCCCTCCATGTGGAAGTCAACCGGCCAAACCCCGAGGGCTGATAGCAGGTAGCTTGCGCTAACGTCGATGTACCCGCTCTTGTAGACCTTCGCCGGGATGATTTCGGTCCCTTCCATATCCTCACTCTTCGATGTGAGTTCGATCTCCTGTGAGTCCTTCCAGAACGTGATGCCTACCCTGTGATCGTCTTGGTTCACGCATTCCATCCGGCGCAGAGCGGTGTGGAATTGCGGATCTTCGATCCTCGCCATGCGGCTCTCATCGGTCGGCAGGTGACTGACAAGCCACTGTTTTTGTTCGGGGACAACCGGGGGTTTGTACTTCTTCGTCTGAGCTACGAGCAAGGCGCGATGCCCGTCGCTCGCCTTCATGTAGTAATCGGTTTTCTTCCCGCCGTCCAACTTCTGGCCGATGTGCCGGTCGCAGTTGTTGAACGGTTGCTTGGCTACGGCGGTCCTGATCTCCTTTTCGATCCGGGCGATTGCCTTCTCGGGTTTCTCGATGCGTGGCTTGGGCGCCGCCTGTAGCTTGGTAGGCCGCAGTTGTCGCATCCACGGCAATTCCATCGGCCAGTCCAGCTTCAGCTTGGCGCGGCGCCTCTCCTGCTCTGCGAGGATCTCAGGCGGTATCTCTTCAACTTCCAGTTCTGCCAGTTCTGCTGCCATAGGTCTCTCTTTCCCCTTGCTGTAACACAAGGACGGAAGCCACGCCGGGGGGCGCGGCGCCCGCTCCAATGTCAAACAAGGCGGTAATACGCGAACTCTTCGATACTGCGAACGCGCCCGTCTGGAAAGCAGATCCACGCACCGTCACTACCGGCAGGCGGTAGGTATTCCGGCGGAAGGTAGTCGCACAGTTCAAACAGCGCTTGAAGTCCCCTCGGACCCTCTCCCGAGTATCCCCAACTGAATCCGTCAAACTGCAATGCGACTACCGATTCACAGGGACGGCTGGAGCTGATCCGAAAGAGGACATAGGTGTAATACCCGCTCCGGTCTTGGACCAGAACGATGTGCGAGGGGTACTGATGGGGGTAGGGGATCAGCTTGCGAGCGGCGGTCAGGCTGGACTCGGTTACGCCGCCGATCTCCCGGTAGCGAACGTCCAAGTTGAGCCGTTTCTCTACCTCTACGTGGTCGCTCATTCTGTGTCCCCTTTGGTTACGAGTTCAAAGTCAAAGTAATCCTCGCCCGAGAGAGAGACGCAATCGACTACGCTCCACTGCGCTCCGCAATACCTACAACCGGCCCACCATTGGCCATGCTCGTAGAAGAATTCGGAGTCCTTCCAGTGGGGGCGCATCCTGCTGTTCTGTCTGAAGTCGCGGCGGATTGCCCTCTCAATCCCGGGCTTGTTGACTGTGCTACGCAACGGAGTTTCCATTGGCTTTCTCCGTCTTTGGCTGGACTGGTACTTTGGAAGCGATAACGTGTACCCTGATCTCGGTTATCCTCTCTCGCTTGCGGATCAGCTTGCGAGCTTCCTTCCCGGCCTTCGCAATGGCGACCGGGAAGGAAGTGGCTTGGACCGAGACCCTCATCGGCGGGTGCTTCCAGAACCGCGTGTTTTTGACTTCAATGATCGCGTTGAAGTTTCTCACGAGCGCTTGACTCCTTCTTCGTAGCCGCGAGTCCACGCCTCAAAAAGCGCGTTGGTGATCCGGTCCATACTGAAGGTGAAGTTGTCCTGATCCAAGTCGCCCAATCCGAACGGGGTTTTCCTGATGATTGCGAAGACTTGCTTCTTCGCTTTCTTCTGGAGTTCCACGGCTCGCTGAGGGCTTGTCGCTTTTGTTGCCATAGCGGTCTCTCCTTTCGTAGAGTAGTTATACCGGGATCGACAAAATGTTGTCAAGTAAAATCCGCTGCGCTCTACTCTACGGGGTCGTTCTCATGCCAGATCCGCGCAAGTTCTCTCATCTGTCGCACTGCCTCTTCCGGGTCGTTCCCTTCCCACAGGGTTTCAAAAGAGAGTTCGTCAAGCGGATCAGTGCAGCCGTGAATGGAGTACCGGAATGATTCCGTCTCTTCTCTGCCCTCTTCCGTGGGGTAGTCGCAGAAGAGCCGCAGGTTAGGCTCATCGTCGGAGTCCCCTATCCATATAAATGAGGGACAGGTATCGTTCTTCCAACTGTCATCCGCCAATTCGGGCGCGGTTTCGATGCACGGCGGTACGTCCCAGTCTGGCCCGAATTCGACGCGCCAATCGCCTTTTCCTTTCATGTTCTCTACCTTTCCGCGCCCAATGCGGCGCAACGGGGGCGCGACCGTAGTCGCGCCGCCGATGCGCTACACGGTCTCGCTTGCGTTGATTCTGTCGATTAGTCCCTTCATTGCGCTTGCGATCATGCTCGCCGTGGGGAAGTGGTTAGTCCGTAGAGTAATCTGAATGTCGCCGTCATACTCAAACGCAACTTCAATGCGCTGGCTGTGGTCTGTAGAGAACAAAATCACGCTCGGGGTGACCTTGGACTCGTCGCCCCGCCTATCCTGCTCTTTGCCAAGCAACCGGCAGATTGCCTGTACCTTCTCGTTCCGTTTGTCCCAAGCGGCGTGAGTGTCGCGGATTACTTCCTGAACCTTGGCCAGTTGCGCCCGATAGTCCGGTAGCAGGCGCCTCACGATATCCCCGGCGATCTTCTTTGCCCCTTTGCTCTTCGATGCGCCAATCGACATCCAAGGGGCGGCTACGTTGTAGGGTTTCTCTGCGGCATAGGGTTTGTTCCCGTCACGGAACGTGGGGAATCGGCCTTCGATGTGGATCTTCTCCGTCTCACGGTAGGAGAAGCTAACCCACAGGCGCTCGTCGCTATCCCCGTGGCGGATCTCTACCAGGCGGTCATAGTTTCCCACGCTCGCGTTTAGCTCCCACGTTCGGAGCATCTCCGGGCCTTCGGTGTCCAGCGCATTCAAGTGCGTTGCGATTTCGGCAGCCAGCGCCGACAGTTCGGCCTTGGCTTTCCTTGCTTCGATTTTGTACGGCGGTTCGTAGGTTTCGGTCTCTTCCATACTGTCTCTCTTTCCCCGTCTCGGCATGAGAACGGAATGGCGCCCCGTCCGATATTGGACAGGGGCGCCAATTCGCCCCCCGCTTAGATCATGGTGTCCAGCGCTTCCTTGCAGGTTTTTTCCCACTTGCTGTCAGGTATTCGCAGACCAAAGCAAGCGAGGGTGTCTCGGAGGTCTTCCAGTTCCTCGCGCCCGATGTTTTGCAGGTATGGGATATCGGAGTCAGACTCCACACCCCAAAGCCCCATTGAAGTAAACTCCATGATCCGGAAGTCAGGCGCTCCCTCATAGTGGAAGACTTTGACTTTCGCCACGGCGACGATACCGAGGTAACCCCAATCGCCCCGGTAAAGGGTTTCCATGCGGTGGAAATCTTCCATGCCGTACTTGTAGAAGAGGTCCGATCCAACCGGCTCACCTGCGGCGTAAGGGACGAAGTACCGATACTCGCGCCCCCGTTCGGGGAAGTCGGCATCTTCCGGTAGGCGGTCGTAAAAATCGCCGAGGGCGCGAACGATACAGCCCTTTTCGTAATCGTCCGTGTATCGCCCGATTGTGCTTGTGTCCGGTGACTCATCGGGAATGAGCTTGATTTTGATTTCTGCTAACTCGGGTTTCTTTGGCATTGGCTTACACCCTTTCAAGGTCGTAACCCGCCTCGGAGATTGCTTCTTCTAGCAGGTTGGTGCGAGCGTTGTCGGTGACGTAGATTTCCCCGTTGTTTTCGAGGTCAGTGAGCAAATCGACGAGAGTGGAGAGCATGACGGGCGCTGCGGCGATCAACTGAGCGTCTTTCTCGTTGGAGATCCCGCTTGCGATAACCCGGGCCAGCCACTTCCCTTGTTCGTGAACACTCCAGCCGTCGCTGCCCTTGGAGTATGTCCAAGGTCCGGCAGTGTGCTTAGTCTTATCCATAGGTCTCTGCTTTCCCCGCGTGAAAGGCGCGGAAGAGGGGCGCGACCGGAGTCGCGCCGCTCCCCAATGCCTCACAGACCGAGGGAAGAATCGAGTACCATTCGGGCCTCTTCCGCTGCGGCCTTACGGGCTTTCTCTACCTCTTCGTGAATGCGGCGCCGCATCTCGGCAGCAAGCGCCTCACGAACCGGCGCGGAGTCCAGTGCGGCTAAGAGCATTACAAAACCGGCGAAGGTGAGCTGTACGCCCATGTTGAGCGCCATTTCAACTACTGCGCTTTGGGTTTTGTACTCTCGCAGTCTGCCCTCGGGCTTGTCCCACGGCGGGAGTTGCCCTTTGTCTCGGTGATGCGTCCCCCCCTTGTTCGGGAAGTAGGCCGCTTGAACACTGTGGAAGATGACATGATCGCCCCGCTTTTTCTTTTCGTCGGCGCTCGCGCCCGTGAGGGTGTTCACTGCGGCGAGGTCACCCTTGGCCCATGCGATTGTGTCAAGGCATCTCTGGTAGGCCGAATTCGGCGCGACCAAGGGGTTATCGGGTTTCACTGACTGCGCTTTCGGTGTCATAGTCTCTCTGCTTTCCCCGCGTGAATTCGCGGAAGGGCGCCGCGCCCGTGAGCGTGACGCCCCCTCGGGAATCACTTGGAGTGCTTCCGGTCCCAAGTGTCAAAGTACTCTGCGAGATAGCAGAGTTCGCAAAGGCCTTTCCCTTCCAAGAATTCGAGTGCGGTGATGAGCTTCTCACACCCGAAACAACGGAAGGTGCGGGGCGCCGCTTGCGGACTGTCGATTTGCGGTTCAACGTCTTTCAGTTCGATACGGTATTCCATAGGTCACACCTTGTCTTTGTAGTGACGAACAAAGTAGTGATAGAGCCAGCGCATCTCGGGGGTTTCGAACCTTCCGCTTTGGACGGTTAGCCCGGGCTTGTAGCGCCGTTGCAATCGGCAAAGCAAGCGGTAACCCCTGCTCCACTGGCCACTGTGGTACTGCGTCAGGAAGAGGTAAAGCGCTCCGTAAAGGTCAAAGCGCTCGCTTAACCGCGCCGCCATACGCCCCCCCGGATGTTGTTGTTGAGAAAAGCAAGCAAAAGCCCGAAGATGACAACGGCGCCGCACACCTGCCCCGTCTCATGCCAGTTGAGCAAGGCGCAGACGGCTAGCAGACTCACAAGCGCCGCCGATACCCCCAAACGTGTAAGAGTCTCTCTCATAGGTCTCTCTTTCCCCGCGACAATCGCGGAATGAGCCAACCCTTTGCAGGTAGGATCATTGCGGGATTGGGGCGCGACCGGGGAAGTCGCGCCCGTCCGATATTGGATTAGTAGCACTCGGGAGAGTCTGGCCACATCTCTCCGGTCTCGTTGTAGCGCCGGTAAGCCCGCCTCATGCACCTGTCGCAAATCGAGGAATGCGCTTTGAGCGGGAGTCGCTTTCCGCACTCAACGCAAGTCCAGCGCTCGCGCCCATGCTTGTCTCGGGTTGGGCAATCGCCCGGGGTGTGACCGCAACAAGGGTAATCCTCGCAACGTCCCATGATCTCCTAGCCTTTCCGCGCCATAGGGGCGCAATCGAGGCGCGACCGTAGTCGCGCCCCCAATGCGAGCCTAGCGCCTGTCGGCGATTGTGAGACTAATCCCGGTTCGGGTTTCCACTGCGGCGTCTTCCAAGCAATCGTCACAATAGACCTCGGAATCTACCAGTTCGGCGGTCTCCAGTGAGGTGATTGTCACGCGGAAGAGCTTGTCCGTTTGGCCGCAATTCCAGCAAGCGGGGCGCCGCTTGGCCGGGGTATCCTCGGCTACAACGTCAAGGCGCCCGGGCGCCGGGGTTTGCTCTGGAGCTTGGGAGATAATCCCCGCATCGGCAAAACTGAAGTAATCGTCTAGGCCGATGACGATGTGGTCTAGCAAGCGGATACCTACCAGACCGAAAGCCCGGGCTAGTCTCTCGGTGCAGGCGCGATCTTCCCGGCTCGGCGCTGAGTCGCCCGAAGGGTGATTGTGAAGACAGATGACGGCAGCGGCGCTTTGCAGGATAGCGGCCTTCATGGTTTCCCGTGGGATAACAATCGAGTCGGAGAGCGAGCCAACCGAGACTACTTGAAAGCCAATCATGCGGTTCTTTGCGTCAAGGGTTACCACGGCGAAATGCTCACGGTCGAAGTCTTGGAAGATGGGCCGGAAGTATCGCCAACATTGGGCGCTATTCGCAAAGCGGGGATAATCGTCAAGTGTGACGTTCCCCTCGCGGACTAGCGCGACTGAGTAGCGTGGGACACGGTATGCCATAGGTCTCTCTTTCCCCGCGTCAACGGGCGCGGTTGCCAGCGTCCGATATTGGACACAAGCAATCGCGCCCGGGCCTTGCGGCCCGGGGCGCCGGGGGTTACCAGTCAGTGAGCGCATCGGTTAGGGTCGAATTCGCTCGCGCCGTGAGTTTTGAAGCCCTGTGGATCAAGCGCCGTTGCTTCAGTGTGAGGGTTGGCGCGGTTGATATCAGGTACGGTTGCGGGGTTAGCAAATCGTCTAGGATTGCTTCCGCCTCGGCTAGCTTGTGTAGGGCGCGGTTTAGGCCGCAGTCAACGTCGATTACATCTGCCAGTGATTGTCTCGGCATAGTATCCCTTTCGTTCCCTCAGTCGGCGAGGGTAAGGCGCCGCGCCCGGGAGCGTGACGCCTAATCCGCGCCGGGGAACTACTCGCCGCCTTCCTCGCCGGGGACATAGGCCGCATTGCGGAAGTAGCAGTTGACCCCGATAACAATCTGCTCGCCGTTCACCTTCTCCCCACGGGGGCGAAGTTGAGCGTTCGCAATGTTGAACACCTTCTTGGACTTCGATTCAGTGGGGGTGTGCATCGGCAGGGTGATTGTGATGAGGTTGCGCTCACGGTCGATAACCGCCTTAGCTGTCGTATCGAACATCGGTCTCTCGCTTTCCCCGCGTCACTACGGGCGCGGATACGACCCTCAGCGAAGAGGGGCGTACTCGCGCCCGGGCTTGCGCCCGGGGCGCCGGGGTTAGTACTTCTGAGTCAGAACAAGCGCCTTGACGATCTCGGTTTCCTGCGGCCCGGGAACGGGGACGGCGCCTTTCGGGGGCGTATCCTCATAGTATCCGCTTGCTTCCATTGCTTCCTCGATGGCGGAGCGGATGTTCGCCGCGACCACAACGGAAGTATCGGTCTGGCCACCTATGGCCAGCGAAACCAAGCGGTGAGCCTGCTCATGGGCGAGAGCAAGGAACAAATACACCCCCTCGCAATCCGTCCGATTGAAAGCGCTTACAGGTTGCATATCGGTCTCCCTTCCCGCGTCTCATCGGGCGCGGCCTAAACGCTCACGCATGAGCGCTTGGGTTACGCCCGGGGCGCCCGTAGGCGCCCACGGTCCAAGGGGTTAACCGCGTTCGTGATGTTGCTTGCACTGAACGCAAAAACTCTCAGAGCTGCCAAGGGACAACGGCTCCCCGCATCCGCCACAGTGCGGAGAGTTCAGAATCCCCCTCCCATAGGCATCCAAAAGAGCATCATCCCAAATCTCGCGGAGTTCATCGGCGCAGTCTCGTACCTCACGGGCGAAGGCCCGCAACTGGCTGATAGCAACCTCAATAGCATCCGATTGACGCTCAAGGTTCGCCGCCTGATTGCACATCTCTACCTCATCCGCTACCTCACGGAGCGACCGCATGAGCCGGTCATTAAGGTAGAAACCATGTAGATTCAAAGGCTTATCGCGGGTTATCATCGGTGTCTCTCCTAGGGTGAATAGGCATAATCCACTTATACTAGCCCGGGATATGGTTGTCAAGCAAAAAAGTTATCTGCCGGCGGATTGGGTAGCAAACCGCTCCCGAGGGGCGCCGGTAGACCGGGATATAAGAAGAGAGCAAACTCAAACGAACCGGCGAGCAAGCCAGCCCGGGAAAAAGGGGGCGCGGCTGTTCCGAAGATGTGCGAGCGAACGCGCCGGGATCGGGGCGCAGGCCGGGCGCCGCGAGCGCCGGGAAGGGGCGCCGGTTGGCTTGGGAAAATGATAAAAGCCCAAACCGAGGGGTGAAAGCGAGGGGTGAGCGCCGGGGAAAGGTCAATAGAATCAAAAAGGTAGGGGCGAAAGGGGAAAGGACGAGGAAAGGGGCAAGGTGCGAGCGAAAAGGGAAAGGACGGGCGAAAGGGCCAGGGCGCGGCCTGGAAAAGGAGGGCGGACAGACGGGGTAGGTGCGGGGGGCGCGGCCCCGGCCCCGTCGCGTATAGGATC